CCACTCCTACCTCTCTCCAGGACCAATATAGGGCCCAGGGTGCTCCGGAGAGCAAATTTTAGGATTATACCTCTAGAGCGCTAGTTTCGTCTATTTCGTCTGAGGCGTCTGTTTCGGCTCCTAGGCCAAATAGAGCATCAAATGCATCTGCTTCTCCATCTAGTGCTTTTCTCTCTTCCTGGACGATTTGATCATTAAATAGGTCTCGGGCGTATCTGGCCTCGTCGAAAGAGACTCCACCTTCTAGGTCAAAATACAGTTTTTTACCTACTTGGCCTACTCGGTTCTTTGAGAACTCCATATACCTTCTACCAGAGTTTTCTTGGCCATCCCAGTCTAAGTGCATCATCGAAGTGGTCATGTGTTTTAGTTTATTTGATCCAACGAACTGGCCACCTTTTGATAATTGCAAGATAGTAACGAAAGTAGTGTATTTTTTGGGTTTATTCTTGCCTTTGTTGTGGGCGATCATCAGGTCAAGGAACCATTTTTCTGTTTTACCTCGGGTTAGACCACAAGCTTCTTTTACAGAGTCATTTACTTCGGTGTATGAATCGGTAAGTACTAGGTCCCATCCCTGGTTAAGTACGGATTCGATAACTGTCTTTGGACATGAGTCGGTATAGTCTGCAAGGAAGAGAATTGGTAATTGACCCCAGTTAGGGAATCTTTGTAGGTATCTGGCCATGTCGATTTGAGACATTTCAGCCGAGATGAATAGGACTGATTTACCAGCTTCATGCAAGTTGCTTAAGAGGTCTAACAGGACAGTAGTCTTACCAATACCTGGAGCTCCTGCTGCCATGATATTAGAACCTGGCATAAAACCACCATCTTGACTTACAAATTTGTCAAATGAGGTTCCAGTAGCCATTGGCTTGAACAGGTCTTGGTTAATGTTGAGGTCGTCCAACTTAGACAACTTAATATTCATCTTACTAGGGCTCACCGTTTGCTTGTAGTGGCCTTGGTAGTCTTTACTAGATGACCAACGCGTATCTGTAATTGTTACTATACGTCCTGAATGTTTGGCCAACCAGGAGTGCTTTGGATGATCAGTTCCCACCGTAAGTGTTTCTTTTGAATTGATGTTTGCAAGTTTGTAATCTTTGCCGGATTTTTTAAAGGTGTACTTTTGCATAATTGTGGATGTTTAATTAATTACTATACTAATATAAGCAAAATATCTGAGATAAAAAAATATTTAGCTGTTTATTTTCGATTTATTTTTAGAACCAGTTATGGACATCAAGACTATAGGCGTTATCGGCCCAAGTCTTAGATCCAATTGCTTTCCAGTGACCATGATCGGCCATCTTAGGGAATGAACTGTGAATGGTTCCAATCTCAATATTCTCGATAATACAATTAGCTACCGTTACGAATTTACCAGCTTTAAGAGCCAGGGCAGTAAGATAAGTATCAGACCCAGGGTGGGTAGACTTAAGTTCAATTGTATGAAGAGCATTCTTCTGGTATCTGTTAACCAGGTTTTTAAGACTAGATTTACCATCAGAGATAGTAAAGAAACCGGCTCTACACTTAGTAACGACTCTATAGTCATATTCTACATCCCACTCAAAGCCATAATCGCTAGTGTGGAATTTGTGCATTTTACCGCCAATGTTTTGTTCGATTGTGAAGGTTGGACCGTTAGTGAGGGCGTGGTTGTTTTCTTTGATGTACATAATGTGGATGTTTTAATTAACTTGATTAGTATACTACTAATATAAGCATTTCCGGCGACAAATAAAAATTCTAGGCTGCCTATTTTTCAAAAGTTATTAACAATCCCCCCCTTATTTAAAAACGAGGTTATAGCTACCATAGAAGCCTATAGATCTAGCTGTAAACATTATTGCGGTATCTGCTAGGTACCAATACCATTTCTTAGTCTTGGCACCATGACCAACGGCGTATACTAGCATGGTTGCTTCATTGGCCCGGTGTTTAATGAATCGGGATGCATGGTTGAAATCGGTAAGGAATACTAGAGATCTACTCGAAAGCCAAAACCGCTCCTCACCGACCCTTACATGACCATCTGAGTCTACTACCCACTTGTTCTTCCAAGCCTCGGTATTGGGCCTGATCCCCCATTTCTCGAATTTGCCACTATTATAGTAGTGATATAAGTATGCTTGGTTGGCACCGTCCGAGAAGCCGGCAATTCCCTGTATGGCAGAAGCCTTCCAGATATTATTATTTAATTGAGCTGTGCATAGTAAAGGGAGAATGGTTAGTGATAAGATTGTTAAGAGTTGTTTCATAAGTAATTATATTTAAAATATTAGAAAAGTTACTATCCCCTAAAAAATAAGAAAGGACCTCATCGATTGCGCAAGCGAACACTTGTCATCTCAGAAGCCCAATCTTGGGGGTTAGGGAGTAAGTTAAGTCAATTAGTTTAGCAAAGCTCCACGTTGATTATCTTGATTAAGATTACCAAATGGGTTTGGCATGTGGTTTTCATGGTCAAATGATTTCTTACCGAAGAAGTTACCAGCCTGAACCATCAACTGTGTTGAGTCAGAGTCTTGCATATTTGATTCGATGAGGTCTTTACCATGAGTAGCAAAGTGCGTTAGGCCATTCATAACAGACCAAACAGATTGATTAGTCTTGGCACCTTTCATTTGATTTGAATCCATAGAGCCAAGATCAATCTTATTGTACGCATTCATATTCTCTTGTAGAGGGATCCAGTTCTCAGCTCTTTCTCCAGCATGTTTCGAGATTTGGTTATGAGCCCAAGTCATCTCAGCTACAGAAGCATGAGTGTTATTAGCGGCTCTAACTCGATCACCGAAAGATTCAGGAGCAAAGTTGTTAGACCTCAACGCTTGCAAGTTCTCTTGGAACTTCTCCATACTTACATTATCTAGAGAGTTTAGAGTATATGTTTCCTGTGCAAGTGAGGTAGTTAGACCATTAGCACACCACATACGGTTTACATAAGGCATAACTTGGAAACCTTTCAAGGGTGAATTAGAGAAGGAAACACCTCCAGTAAAGACCTCATCGGAGAGACCTTTAACCGCAAATTCAGCTTTTGGGTTAAATGCGTTAATTCGAACAATTCCAGTAGTAGGGTCAGTAGACCAATTGGTTACGTCGAAACCATGCTTATCGATGAGGTTCTCTGTAATTCCAAGGAATTGCGAATTAGATATTGTTTGCTCGTTACCTTTAGTAATACCAATGATATTCTTGTTCACTGGGTTAAGGATCAGAGTTACTTCGTTTAATTTACCATAATTAGATGCCATTGCATTTTTCATGGTATTGATAAATTGACTCTTAGCTTCAGGGCTAAATAGATTATCGAATTTCTTAGCGAATGCTTGGCTCATTCCGATCAAACTCAACAAGCCTTTAAAAGCTTGGCTCGTAATGCCGATTCTTTGGCCTTTATACTCGATAGTCTTGGTATCAATTAATTGAACGTCACGGAAGGGAACTACTTTTCGTAGTTGTTGTGCGTTGATGGTTTCGATTTTGCGTTGATCGAGAACGTTTGAACTTAGTGTTGTAATTGCCATTATAGTCTGGTTTTTTTATTACTTGATTTATATATTATACTTAAATTATTAAAAAGGTTTCAGGTTAAAGACCAACTTTAACCATTGAAACCGGAACTCGGTATGTTTCACCGTTAGCGGATGATTTCGCTAAGACAGGACTCTTACGAGCTCTAGATTTCCAGCCAGTAATAGTATATACCGTACCAGCATTCATAAAGGTATCTCCAAGCTTTACACCAGGCAATTCATATTTAGCATAGCGAGCGAAGTCAGTAGCTTCTTTAGTCATTACCATACCACCATCACCGATGACAGATGCTTTAACTTTAATTGAACAATTATCTCCAGAGAAAGAGATATTACCAGTAGAGATTTCAATACCATACTCCTTAGCAACTTTAGCTAGGGCGCTATCAAGGTCTACACGAAGGGCTTTAACGGTTGGGCGGTCAAAAGATGTTACTTTCATAATTTTTGTTTATTTTGATTGATTAATTATTACTATACTAATATAAGCATTTCCGGCGACAAATAAAAATATTTAGCTGTTTATTTTCATAAAGTTATTAACAATTTACAGGGAGCTAGTCATGTTAGTGAAAAACTCTACCGCCAGTCGGTGTTCTAGTTTATAGGCTTCTTTTTCCCATGGTTGGTCATCATAGGCAGTATTAGTATGGACAGACTTCTTCCACATGACATTATAGTGGGTATTGCACCACCTCAACTCCTTACGAGCGTACTGCTTCACATGGACCATTTCATGACAGATGGTACTTATAAGCTCATAGACACTAAGGCCTTTTTTAAGAGTCAGTTTAAAGTCCCTGCTGAGGTCGTTTAGATTATAGCAACAGCCATGATCTTCCATAGGCTTAATAATAGCCTTTATATTTAGGGTTCTATATCGGGGCAATAGTTTCTTAATACACCATTTAATACATTCATCAGCGATTGCCTGTTCAGAAGCTTTACCACCAGAGATTGTTACTATATTAGACATATTTAAATTTAAAGTGAGGAAATAGAATTGGTGAACCAGACAGGATTCGAACCTGTGACCGTCTGCTTAGAAGGCAGATGCTCTATCCAGCTGAGCTACTGGTCCAGATGATTATTTATTAGGTAGCTTTTCAAAACTAGCTGCCAGGCCTAGTAGACCAAGCATCATAGCAGCTACAAAGAAGCCCATGGCGTTAAGTTCACCAGCAAAGCTAATATACTTATCAATGGTTGAGGTAATAGTCATACCGGCAACGAGAAAGGCTGCAATAGACAATAGGAAGGGTAAAACGTTTAATTTAACTGACATATCTTGTTTGTTTAATGATTACTATACTAATATAAGCAATTCCGGCGACAATAAAAAATCCAGGGCAGACTTTTTTTAATAAAGTTTCTCTAGGCGAGCATCTACCTCAGCCTGTTTATTAAGGAAGTATTTAAGCTTCCCGGCGAAGAAGATAATATTGTCTACCTCGAGGCGATCGGTAGCATTCGCGATTTTAGCCTGATAATAGTCAATTTTAGGCTGGTAGCCATTAGGATAACGGTTGGCACGTGAAGTGTAATTTTTCATAAATGTGTTTTTTAAAGGTTGATTAACTAATTACTATACTAATATAAGCAATTCCGGCGACAAATAAAAATTCTAGGCTGCTTATTTTCAATTTATTTTCAAATTATATGCTTTTTAATGAATTTACGGTATTTAGGGCTTGTCATGAGCATCGTCAGCACAAAATTACTAGTTTGGACGAAAATAAAGCTTACCATCTCATAGATAAAGATCAACGTGATGATATCGTTAATATTAAGGCAGTTAAAATCCATTTTTAATAGGGGGTGTTTTTAATTAAATAACTTATATAGCTAATATAATCATAAAAACTGACAAATAAAAATCCAAAGTGTTAAAAAGGTGAAAAAAAGTGAAAAAAGGCCCCTGGGCACTGAAACAAAGCTTTAAATATGCGTATAATATAAACCAGAATAGGTCATATATGCAACTTCTCCAGACAACACTATATAATAGCTCCCAGGGCAGCTCTCCAGGGCTTCCCAGGGGCCTTTTTGCTCCAGGGGCTGTCCGGGGAGCCCTGGGAGCTCTCCAGGGCTGTTCCTGGACAGTTGCCTATAGAAGCACTATAGAGCTAGCTCTCCAGAGCAACCCTGACAAGCCGGATCACCGACATGTCCAGAGTCACCTGGAGCGTGGACAGTCCCCAGATGGCCAACAGTACCCTAGAATACAGAGGAGCCTAGAGAGACAGAGAGCCCTAGACAGCACCGGCAGTCACCGGCAAGCCCTGGTAAATAATTGCCCAAATATTATACCGGGTCATAGAAATTTAGTATATTAGCTATATAAACAAATAGATACCTTATGGAACAGAGTAAACAACAACGAGTAGAGGCTATTAGAGCCGAGATCATCAAATTGAAGCTAGAAACACCTTATAGCCCAAAAATACCCAAATTACAACAGGAGCTAGATAGGCTTTTACAGGCCTCCGAGTAGTCACACTAAAACGCGAATTAACGTGTGGTGGGAGGGGGACCTTCCTTGGGGCATGCTCTAACATTAATTGTATAATTAGCAATAGTCAAAAAGCACTTAGCTAAATGTCAACCACTTGTCTCGTGTGTGATTTAAGCAGTATATACCTATGAGTGCTCCTAGATAGAAATAATATAGAAAAGCAATGTTACCCAAGCTCAAATATTCTCGAGCGTGTAAAAACCAATAAAAATACCCTATGCGTGATATATAGAATATGAACCAACTAAATTCTCCATTTAATAAAGCGCATGCATTTGTAAATACTCCACAAGTACATACTTCAGATAATAGCCAGATGTCAAATAGTAATAATAAGTCGCTAGCATCAAACGATTCACAAAACTCTAAGCAAAATTCGCAAATGAGTGACCAGCAATCCAAGAACAAAGCGCAAGATACACATGTAGATAGTAAGCAAGCAAATTTAAATGATAAGCAAGCTCAAAATCAAGCTGCACCACCAGAAGATACGTCAAGTTTCAGCCTTACAGACTATTTCAAACAGAAAGCACGAGATAGAATGATGAATCAAGTTTCGAGTAGTGCACAAGACACTCCTAACACAGCCGAACAACCTGCAGATAATTCACCTAGTCCTAGTAAACCAAAGAAGAGTCCTAAAGATCCAATGAAGCCGACGAGCTTAATGCCGCCTCCAGTAAAGATGAAACCACCCAATACATCGTTTACATCTTTTAAAACTCCTAAACTAAATATACCTAAATTTAGATAAGAAGCGCGAACACGTCGCTCTTACTCCCCACTAGCCCTCCAAGTCTTTGAGAAAAAAAGTTCAGTATAAATGAAACTTTTCTGAGACCTAGCAGTATAACTTAAGTCTTTAAGTCCAAGGGTAAAACCCCGACGACAGTGCACACCCCTCACTAAGCCGTCACATGACTCCAAGGTCTCAAAGATGACCTTCTCTATTCCCTTTAATAACCCAAAAAAAGAGCCACACTATGACACTAAGTCGTCGGAGGTGCGGCGGCAGTTTAAGGACTTAGAGGTCTTAAACTAATAAAACACTCTTAATCAACGTTACTATCTACTAGGAGACAAGAAGGGCTTGGGAGAGTTGGACGCTTTTAGTATCGTTGACGGTGGGTGACGAGCGCACATTCACGTTATTGCCTCTATTAAAAGTGGACTATATTGAGTATGACACATTTGAGGGCTCAGAGACTCGGAGAGCGGCCCCACTACCTACCGGTACAGGGGACCTGATACTATATTAGAGTAAATTGCGATGGATTGATATTTGGATTAGAGTATTTTGAAGAAACATAAAATTGAAAAAATACGTTTTTTTAAAAGTCAATTCCAAATTTTCCCCTGACTTAGAGGGAGTATAGAGAGGCGGCGATGACTATTTAGAAAAATTTCCTAACTCAAAAAATTTCCAAGACTAAGAAGTCCTAGGAGGAATTAGAGGAATCTGAGATATATAAGGTATATGAAACAACTAAACCACTTAATTCTAATGCTAGGAATCTTTCTTCTAGCCTCTTGTAGCACACAATTTCGATTGATGGGTTACGATCAAAATAACGATGTTTCGGCGCACAATGTGTCGACGTCGATGCAACACTTCGGAGATGTTAAAATAGACACGCTATCCGAATTTCAATTTAGAAATAAACTAAGAACAGATCTAAGCTTCAGATTAGACTTTGCGCAATACGCATTGAGTCAACCGAGGTCATTTGATTGGAATAATAGATTACTAGGAAGACAATACGATTCTAGATGGAATAATTATTATTGGAGCTGGAATAGAGATCAGATGTGGAATGATTGGGCTTGGGGTTATACAGGCTGGAATTCTTGGGGCTCTCCTCATAGATGGTCACCATTTGGATATGATAGATGGGGATATGGAATCTACTATGGTTGGAATAATCATGGCTGGGGATATGGAAACCATTATGGATGGTATGGTTCACACTTTAATAATTATTATGGAGGATGGCCGTATTATGGTAATAACGTCTATGGAATCCCAGGTTGGAGAAGTGGCAGAACAAATACAGTGCATATTAATGGCAGACGTTCAAGTATTAGAACTGAAGTAAATAATGGAAGAAGAACTAGAAGTACGACTACTAGAAGAAGCACTAATAATACTAGGAACAATGAGGTTATCATCAATAATAGTCCGAATAGAAATAATAACACACGAGTAAGAGTTTATCAGAGACCCGAGAACAACTCTAATAATACAAACACTAGGCCAAGAATTATTAGAGAAAAACCGCCAGTGAGAAATAATCGCCCAACGTTTAACAATAATTCTCGTCCATCTAATAATAATAGACCTGTGATTAATAATTCTCGTCCATCTAATACAAGATCTTCGACACCTGTTCGTTCAAGCTCTCCTCCTTCAAGAAAAAAGGGTAATTGAAACAATTAAGATTATTAGAGTATAATATTAAAGGATTAACTTAAACTTTTAATATGAATAACGTCTTATCAAAAATGATATACTGTGCACTAATCGTTAGTGTCATTGCAGCTATCTTTGCAATTCCAGCTGTATTAATAGCTCTCGTATCTTCATTCATTGCATGGATATCAGGATGGTCGTTTGGATGGATCTTTTCAATAGGAATTACTGTTAATTTTTTAGTAGCTGCACATATACTAGACGATTTGTATACACAAATGCAGAATTTTAAAATAGATCTAGATTTTAAAGATGAAGAAGACGAAGACCTATTATAATAACTTAATATTATGATAAGATTAATACAAACTAAAATGGCTAAGAAAACAACACATTGGAAAACCAAAGACGTAAATGGTATGAGAATGATGATATGTCAAAACTCAAAACCAACTATGAGTAAATATTCTGAATTTGCACCAGAGAACGGAGAATGCGACGAATGGTCCGAGGTTGGCACAGATACAACAGCTTCTTTATGTTGGAGATGTACTGGAAGATCAGTAAATAATATTAGATTAAAATAATAAGATATTTTAAGATTCTAAAATTATGATAATATGATATTTTGATATTATCATTTTATTCTACTAATTTATTAAAATATTACATTTCACCCAAATAACATTGATATATAAACCATAAGTTTTATATTTAAACTTGAACGAATAGCTATACAGAAATAATTTATTTTAAGACCAATTCTAACGAATTGGTCTTTTTTTATCTAAACTTTTAGGAATATCTTAGTATAATATTAAAGTATTCACATAATCAAAACACATAATGAGTAACAATAGAAAATCTGAAGATGCTTGGCAGATTCTAAGAATTCAGGGAGAATTCACAAAGGGGTTTGATACGTTTAATGAATTAGGTCCTTGTGTTTCTGTATTTGGAAGCGCTAGAACATTATCAACAAATCCAATGTATAAAGAAGCTGAGAAAATTGGAAAGCTTCTCGTTGAAGCAGGGTTTGGTGTAATCACAGGAGGTGGTCCTGGAATTATGGAAGCTGCAAATAAAGGAGCACATGAAGCATTAGGTAAAAGTATAGGTGTTGGAATTGAATTACCATTCGAAGCTAGCATGAACGATTACGTTGATTTAGGAGTCGAGAACAGATATTTCTTTACACGAAAAGTAATGTTCCTTAAATATTCACAGGCATTTGTTATTTGCCCAGGAGGTGTTGGAACCTTAGATGAGTTATTCGAAGCCATAACACTTGCACAATGCGGACATAATGTAAAATATCCTATTGTTCTTGTAGGTAGAGATTATTGGGAAGGTCTCGTAGATTGGATGCAAAATACTTTATGGAAACATGGTGCAATATGTCAAAAAGATTTTGATTTATTTAGAGTAGTTGATACTGCAGAAGAAGCAGTGTCTAAAATTACAGAGTATCATAATAAGTTTTCTAAGAATACCGACTCCACCAATTTCTAATAAATATAATAGATGAAGTTCAGAAGACTTGCTGATAAGTCGCAAATTGATTTAGCGACATATCTGAAACAATACATAAAAAGAAATTCCAATAATTCAATTCGAATTTACGTAGGATGTGATTCACATGTAAAGGGTGAGTTTACAACATACGTAAGCACGGTTGTAATTCATGTTGGAAATACTGGATGCCATGTTCTTTATAAGAAGGAAAAGGTAGAACCTATTCGAGATATGTGGAGAAAGTTATGGGGAGAAGTTGAAAGATCCGTCGAAGTTACACAATATCTTCGGGATAATGGGATAAATATACATACAATTGATTTAGACCTCAACCACCAAGAACAACACGCTTCTAATAAAGTAGTTAACGCTGCGATAGGTTATGTTAAGTCTCTTGGAATTAAAGTAAGAATAAAGCCAGATATCTTACCTGCAATAGCAGCCGCAGATAATCTGTCAAAATAAACAATTCCTAAAAACGGAGTAAAATAAGTATAACAATTAAATTCTACAATGGCAGAACAATTTGAAAATCCAGGAAAAGGCGGTAAAAGAAAAACACCTTACGTTGATGAGTATGGAGAAGACCTAACAGCTGAAGCTGCAAAAGGAAATCTAGATCCTATTATCGGAAGGGAAAAAGAAGTGTATAGAATTTGCCAAATCCTATCGAGAAGAAAGAAGAATAATCCTATTATTTTAGGAGATCCTGGTGTAGGTAAGACTGCGTTAGTAGAGGCGATTGCACAAAGAATCGTAGATAAGAAAGTAGCAAGAACTCTTTTAAAGAAAAGAATAGTTTCTATCAATATTTCTAATATCGTAGCAGGTACAAAATATAGAGGTGAGTTTGAAGAAAGAATGAAACTTATCGTTGAGGAATTAAAGAATAACAAAGACATCATTGTTTTTATCGATGAATTACATACAATCGTTGGAGCAGGTGGTGTTAGTGGATCTTTAGACGCTTCAAATATATTAAAACCTGCATTAGCGAGAGGACAAGTACAATGTATTGGTGCAACTACTTTAGATGAATATAGAGAAAATATTGAAGATGATGGTGCACTTACTAGAAGATTCCAAGAAGTATTTATAGATCCACCTAGCGAGGAAGATACTATCGAAATCTTACAAAGAATTAAAGGAAACTATGAAGATTATCATGCAGTTGAATATACTGATGATGCACTAGAAGCATGTGTCTCTCTTTCTACAAGGTATATTACAAGTAGAGAACTTCCTGATAAGGCTATTGATTTAATGGATGAATCAGGTGCAAAAGTTCACTTAAGCGAAATCAAAGTACCTGTGCATATTAAAAGAGCGGAGACTGAGGTAGAAGCTTTAACACTTGACAAATTAAAGGCAGTTGAAGAACAAGACTATGAAAAAGCTGCTCACTTTAGAGATAAAGAAATTCAATCTAAGAATTTAATTGAAAAGAAAATATCTGCATGGGAAAAGTCACTAAGAGATAAAAAGAAAAAAGTAACAGCCGAAGATATTGCTGAAACTATTTCACAAGCAACAGGAATTCCTGTAACAAGAATGACAGGTGATGAAAGTAAAATAATCCTAGCAATGGAAACAGAGCTTAAGAAAATGATTATTGGACAAGATCAAGCAGTAGACGCACTCTCTAAGGTAATTAAAAGATCAAGAACTGGTGTATCATCTGCTAAAAAACCTATAGGTTCTTTTATGTTCTTAGGACCAACTGGTGTTGGTAAAACAGAAACAGTAAAGGCGATTACTAATTATTACTTTGGATCAGAAGATCATTTAATTAGAATTGATATGAGCGAATACATGGAAAAGTTTGCAGTATCAAGATTAATTGGTTCTCCTCCTGGATATGTTGGTCATGAAGATGGCGGTCAATTAACAGAACAGGTTAGAAGAAGACCTTATTCGGTTGTACTTTTCGATGAAATTGAAAAAGCACACCCTGATGTATTCAATACTTTACTACAAGTATTAGACGAAGGAAGATTAACAGATTCATTAGGAAGAACAGTTGACTTTACGAATACGATTATCATTATGACATCTAATGTCGGTGCTAAAAAAGTAAGTGAGTTCGGAACGGGTATTGGATTTGAAACTAAGAAATCTTCAATCGCTGGAAGAAAAGCACACACTGAAGCTATCATCGCAAAGGAACTTAAAAATAAGTTTGCACCGGAATTTTTAAATAGATTAGATGATGTAGTATTATTCGACCAATTAAAGCATGAAGATATTCTTCAAATTGTTGATATTGAAGTTAGACACCTGGTAATTAGAATGTTTGATCAGAAATATAATATTAAAGTTACTAAGCAAGCAAAGGAATTCTTAGCAGAAAAAGGATATGATCCTGATTATGGTGCAAGACCCTTGAAGAGAGCGGTTCAAACTTACATTGAAGATCTTTTAGCGGATGCTATTATTAAAGGAGAAATAGTTAGAGGAGACGAGGTGTACACAATCAATCATACGAAGAAAGAAGATAAACTTTCTATTAAAAAGTAGTATAATAATAAACTAATAACTTATTAAATGAATTTTTCAAGTCAATTCTCAAAAACAATTACAAACATAGACGATATAGGAAGTGTATCACAACCACGTGATATGAAAGTAAAGGAATTAGCCCTTACAACTTTACCTATAGATCCTTACATGCCTATTGCTAATTTTGAAAATAGAAAATTCAACTGGAAATACTTTGCAGGTGAATTAACATGGTATCTACGAAAAGATAACGATGTAGATTATATAGGTCAATTTTCAGGATTCTGGTCTACATTAACTAATCCTAATTCAAATGAAATTAACTCAAACTACGGTTCACTATTATTTAATGAACAATTAGAATGGGTTGTAGATTCATTAAAAGCGGATCAAAACACGAGACAGGCGATAGCATTTCTTAATCAACCCAAATTTCAGTTTGAAGGTAATAAAGATTTTGTATGTACTATGTACTTAAATTTCTTTATTAGAAATAATCAATTGAATATGAAAGTTCAAATGAGATCTAATGATGTGTTCTATGGATTAACGTTTGACGCACCTTTCTTTGCATTCGTTCACCAACATGTTCATCTATGGTTAAAAGACACATACCCTGAACTAGACCTAGGAGTATATTACCATTGTGCAGATAACTCTCATTTCTACGAAAGACACTTCGAATTAGCAGCTAAAATTCAACAAGAAATTATAGAAGATTCTACACAATACGCAATGATAATAGATCAACCATTCTTTACCATTGAAGCGGGTAAGATGCTATTAACAGATCATGGATTATCCTTTATAGAAAAAGTAAACGAGACTATAGAAACTGAAAAACCTACACAGAAAGAATTCAGACAAATTCTAGAATCATTCGCAGGTATTATTAATGAAGAAGAACTCATAGGAAAGGATGGAATACCCGAAATTCAGGATTAACACTAGGACGATGGAACTGGGTTCCTTGGAAGATGGCATAGATGACATTGTCGGTTTTCATTTAAATATCGTACAACACATAGAAGATACTATTGATGGAATATCAATGAAAGGAAATATACTATGTAAATTGATAGATGAACAAGGAAATGAGTATGAATCCCTCTTGGATGAAGATAGATATAATAAGTCTTTGCAAAAATCTCTAGAATTTTTTAAAGAAAGAGAAAATTACGAAAAATGTAAACACATCACAGACTTGCTAAATAGAATATAAATTCAATAATGAAGTACGGGCTTGAAGGATTTAATAGAGTCGCTAGAACCACATCAAAATGGTTCTCTCGACTCTTACGAGTATTCGAGAGACAGAAAAGAATTGAATGGACTAAGTATATTGACGACACCGTAGTTATTCATCTAGCATACAGGAAAGATAGATTAAAAATAGCAGAGAAGAGAGCATCTTCCCAAAAACTAAAGGGACGTAAAACATTACTAGATCATTTAAGATTCTTTGACGCAATAGAAGGAAAAAGAATAAAGTGGTTTTCTAAAAAAATACACATTAACAAATATCCATTTTCATTTCACTGGGAAATAGATCCTTCTCCCGGAATGAAAAATAAATTAAAAAGAAATAATAAGATATTATGTTCTTCTGCTGAAACTGGAATCGCATTTTCACACTATAGAATTTGGAAAGAAATTGTAGAGAATAAAACACCAGTCACCCTCATAATGGAAGATGACTTTGAATTTTGTCATAAATTTCAAGATAAAATAGAAAGCATATTTGAAAAAGAACTTCCTAATGATTGGGATTTATTGTATCTTTCTAGTTTGCCAAATCAATTTGGATTTACATGGGATCCTCATTCCCAAAATCTATCACGGTTATATAATGGAGTATGGTGGTTATCTGGTTATGTATTAACATACGAAGGAGCTAAGAAATTATTAGAAGGTTTGCCTATTGTCGGCCCAGTTGACGTATGGATTAATTATCAATTCAAAAACATGCAAGTGTATATGACTAATCATAATCTAATAACACAAGGAGATGATACCGAATCTGATAATACTTATTCTTATGTTGAAACATTTAAGGATAACTTAATATAATATTAAAATAATACACACAAAGAATTATATGAATTACGGAAAAGAATTTGAAAAGTATGCGATGAGTGATCATAATGTTTCATCATCTAAATTAAATTACTATGAGAAGCAGATTGAAAACTCGTTAACTCCATATATCTTAGAAGAAAGAGAGTTAAGAGCTACTCAGATGGATATCTTTTCTAGATTAATGATGGATAGGTTATTATGGGTTGCAGGACCTGTTAATGATAATATGTCTACGATTGTTCAAGCACAGTTGATGTTTTTAGACTCAGTTGGAGGAACAGATATTACGATGCATATTGATTCTCCAGGTGGAAGTGTTAAAAGTGGACTTTCAATGGTTGATGTTATGGATTACATTAAGTCAGATATTAAAACAGTAAATACTGGTATGGCTGCATCAATGGGTTCTGTTTTATTAGGAGCAGGAACTAAGGGAAAAAGATCTTCACTTAGACATTCTACTACAATGTTACACCAATCCTCTGGTGGATTTAATGGTAATATTCAAGATGCTGAAATAGATTGGAAAGAATGGCAAAAAGTAAATAAAGAATTATTTAATCTTTTAGGAGAATATTGTGGAAAACCAGCTGACGAAGTAATGAAAGATGCGACTAGAGACTTTTGGTTAAATGCAAAAGAAGCTAAAGCTTATGGTATTATTGACGAAATCATCGGGAAATCTTAATATATAAATTATATGAAAATTCATATTTACGTAAAAACGCAAGATTTAGACTCTCTTAATAAGATATTAAGTGATCCTTTTTCGGAGACGACGAAAGAGTTTGAATTTTTAAATACACCGGCAAAAGACTTCACCATGATCTCTTTAACCTATGACGAATGGATTAGGTTACAGGATATGGATGCACTAATTACAATACTATCATTATGAGAAACAGAGACATTGAAAGAGAATTATTTATTGAGCTAATCAATCATCAATTAAAAGATCATGGGGTAACCTATGATGATGTTAAGGACAATCCACAATGGTATATGGAATATAAAACTACTCAAGAAAAAGAGCAAAAGTTTATAAAGCATATTACAGAAACTGTTGTTAACACATTAGGATTAGACATCAAACAAGCTGAGAAAGAAGCACAGTGGTTTATTCTACAATGGGGATTAGCAGTTATTCCAACCGAACAAACTCCACCTAAAAAAGCTTCTAAAAAGAAGACATCTTCTAAAAAATAAAATACACGCGTGGAATTTTAGATAAATATTCCATGAATGTATTAGATCCAAATTGGCTCACTATCGAGCCTCATGATTTTGAATTAAAATACTATAAACTCTTAGCAGCTGAGAACACTTTTAATAAGATTCTCAAAGATGGAGGCTTAATATCCATACTCGATGAAGTAGAAGATCATCTACTTGAAATGTATAAAATTAAGCACAGGAAGGAGGAGATAGACGTTAATTTAAGAGTTCTCAAGGGAATCAACCTTGACACAATGTCTTTAGAATATGAATATCCAGAAGGAGATAAACATATAGAAGACATGTATAAGCTTTGTGATAAAGCTATAGATATATTAGAAGATATACATAAAAATGTAAGGGTAGTATTTAGATTAGTCGAGAAGGCTATTAACATTACAGAAATTCCAGATATTAAAAGAACTAAAAAACTAGGATATGCTTTAGTGAAAACTCCTGAAGATATCATGCAAATATATTCTTTTAAAGTTCCTTCTTTATTGACAGAAAACTGGAAAGATTTAAATCTAAAATATGAAGGAGAAACAGTGTATGATATAAGAGCAATTTCTCTTTTTATTACAAAGGTACAAGATGAAAGTTCTGATTATAGGTTTTTTAGATGCAGTGTTAATTCAGAATTCGATATGAATGAAAGGGTATTGCCAGTATTAAAATTTAAGCTTTACAATCATTTAAGAGCAAATTAATCAAGATATATAGTTTATAAAAACAAAATAGTTTAAAAATGCCACAGGTTACGCAAGAAGATATTATTGGATATATTGATAACACAATAGATGTTATACAGGGAGACTCACAAGTCTACACAGTAAAACTATATAGAGATAGGGTAGGTGGAAATCTTAATACATCACTATATTCTACATTTACTATGAATTTATTAGATGAATCGTCTGATTTAATCGCACAATATTCAATGCCTAGAGTATACGGAGTTTCAGGAGATCTTATATTAGTAAATGACGATCCAACTACACAGGCTGTTTTTCAATTTGAATTATCAAAACTACAAACATTAAATCTTCCTGCTGGAAAAATATACGTAAACATAGTAGTGACTAATTCTAGAATAGAACCTACTAAGGTTTATTCTTTACCTAACATGGAAATTGGATCTATTTTATTTAATGAAAACAGACACGATCCTTCTCTGTATAAATCTACTCAAAGAAGTTCGGGAATAGGTGTATCTTCGTCCATGGATCCATATTATAAAGTTCAACATATCGATGGTTCAGTTCCTATTGGACAAGGAAGCTTATCTTTAGATTCAGGATCCCCTGGTCTAGTAACTAAAATGACATTTATGAATAGTGACTACGATGGAATTAGAGTAAGTGTTTTAGAAAACTTTTTAATTAACAGAATAGATAAAGATGGAATTGAAGGTACGATTACATTAATAAACAGAAGCGATACCGCTCAATATTCTATTTTTAATGTAGTAGACTGGTACAGAATCAACTGTTCTTCTGGAGAATGTATTGACGACATCGATGATGCAATACAGGTTATAGTATCTCACGAAATGTCGACTGAAGGACCTGGTGTATATAAAAATAATTGGCTAGTTACGGACGAAGTTTCATTTAAACTAGATGTATATGGTTCAGCATTATCTTCAACTGATCTAGGTAAGAAATCTAGCACAGTACTAGATAAAGAATTAATTCCAAATAATACATCTGGAAATGTATCTAGAACTGGAATCATATTATCGGTTACACCGCAAGATGGCCAATACATTGACGTTGAAATTAATGGTATTTCTATTTCATTAGGAGACGGAACTAAAAACCTAGATGGTTACTTTTCATCAGATGGAGGAACTACTGCTAGAACATTCCAAGATATCCGAGTAGGTGATGAATTAATCTTTAACTCGATAGTCGCGGGATATGAGCTCACTGATGAAGATAGAGTCTCTTTATTCTACGAATCTTATTCTTAATAATATATTATCTTAGTATTATAAGAAAAACGTAAAAACGTAAATACGTAAAATTTAATTAATTTTATTAAGATATTATATACTTTTTTACCCCCCACGAATAAACGTATTAATATATAATCCAATCCTACAATAATGTAGGGTGTGCAAAAAATAATTATATAAATAATATGGCACAAATTCGTTCAAAACAAATTTCTGACTTTCTAAGTTCAATCACATGGGCAAATGTTGTATCGTCTGACAATGTAAAAATTGCAAACGTATGGGACATCAAACAAGGATTTGATACAGTAGACGCATCAGTAAACTCTTTAGAGACTTTCATCGCAGGTGAAGTATCTTCTTTAGAAGCTGTTGATACTGCTTTATCGGCTGAGATCGTAACAGAAAAAGAAAGAGTAGATGCAATCTTAGATTCTGCAGAAGCAGACAAAGATTCATTCGCTGAAATCGTTTCTTTAATCAACGCAGTTGATACTGAAAATGACAATGCATTCGCTTCATTCGTACTAAGAACAGATAAGTCAATCGATTCATTAGAATTAGTTGATGCTGATCTTCAGAGACAAATCACAAGCAATGACTCTGACATTCTTGGTTTAGAAGGTGACATCACTTCATTAGACACTAGAGTATTAGGTGTTGAAGGTGACTTAGCTTCTGAAATCGAAAGAGCAACTGGTAGAGAAAATGCTATTGAAGCTGCTTTAAACGCAGAGATCGCTGCAACTAACGCTGATTTTATCAATGTTAACGCATCTATCGATTCATTAGAAGTTGTTGACAATGGTTTTGCTGGTAACATCACTTCATTAGACACTAGAGTATCTGGTGTTGAAGGTGACTTACAAGCTGAAATCGACAGAGCAACTGCAATGGAAGGTAAGATATCTGCAGAATTATCTGCTGAGATCGCTGAAACTGCTGCTGAGCAAGCTGTTCAAAACGCATCTATTGATTCTTTAGAAGCTGCTGACGCTGGTTTATCATCTTCTATCGAAGAGGAAGCAAGATTAAGAGCTGCTGCTGATTTAGCATTAGGTTCTAGAATCGACGCTAACGATTTAGACAACGCTAACTTAACATTATCTGTAAACTCTTTAGAGGTTGTTGATGGTGAATTAGCATCTGACATCGCTACAGAAAAAGGTAGAATCGATGCAATCTTAGAAGCTTCAACTGCTGACAAAGATTCATTCGCTGAAATCGTTTCTTTAATCAACTCTGTTGATACTGAAAATGATGATGCTTTTGCTGCATTCGTAGTAAGAACTGACGCATCTGTTGATTCTTTAGAAGTTGCTTTAGCTGCTGAAATCGCTTCAACTAACGCTGAGCAAATCGCACAAGACAGATCTATCGATTCTTTAGAAGCTGTTGATAACAATCTAGCGATTGCTATCGAGCAAGAAAAAGAAGATAGAGCTGGTGAAGACGCTAAGTTAAAAGCACAGATCGACGCTAACGACGCTGACAACTTATTATTAACTGCTTCAGTTAATTCTTTAGAGGTTGTTGACGGTGAATTAGCTGGTGACATCACTTCAATCGACACTAGAGTATTAGGTGTTGAAGGTGACTTAGCTGCTGAAATCACAAGAGCTGGTTCTGTTGAATCTGCTTTATCTGCTGAATTAGCTGCTGAGATAGCAACAACTAACGGAGAGGTAAATGTTATAAACGCATCTATCGATTCATTAGAAGTAGCTGTTGAAGAAGGTGGTACGTACCTAAGACAAACTGCAGTATTTACTGCAACTAACTTATTTACTTTACCTCAGCCAGTTGCATTCGGAACTAACGATGATTTAACTGTTTATGTAAACGGTGTATTCGTTGACTTCAGATGTACAGGTGGAACTGATATCGATTTCACAGGCTTATTAGCTTATGACGTTGATGCTAAGGACAAAGTTCAAGTTATGGGTATAAAACTATAATCTAAACTTCGGTTTAAATTATTAGCTTAATGCTTAATTGATTAAAGGCTCCTCGGAAGAGGAGCCTTTTTTATTTAAAATATATAGTAAAACAAAATATCGGTTTAACATGAACATTGGAATTACACTAGGATTACAACAGGATAATGAATCTCTTTGGATAAATGGAATCAAATTAAATGTATTAAATTTAATTGAAACTCTTTCTGAAATAGGAGATCATAGTGTATATGCGTTAGACACTAGTAATAAAGTTAAAGATCTGTCAAAGGTAGATTGGGACACTTCTAAATATCCTATTTATAAATATGCAGATAAAGTAAATTCAACGGATTTATTAATACTTCTAGGAACTTCATTTAGTACCGAGCAAACAGTCGCCGTTAGAAAAAAGAATCCTAAAATTAAGATTATTAAATACTTTTGCGGTAATAATTATATTATAGATATGGAAAGAGTCTTATTTGATTCTAAAGAATCTGTAAGTAATTGGACGCATGGCCACGATGAAGCATGGTTTATTCCACAGCAGGAATATCAAAATAGATCATACTATCAAACAATGGGAAGGCTTTCTGCTGACAAGGTTAAAGTGGTTCCATTTGTATGGAGTCCTAAGTTTATAAAAGAAGAAAATTCTAAAAACGTCAGAAATGGTATGAAAGACGCATTCTATAAAGGAGGCAAGAATGCAGAAGATATGAACCTATCTTCAATGGAACCTAATATGAATGTAGTTAAATATTGTATGCCTCTTATCATGATGGTAGAAGAACTATACAGAAAAAAGGGTAAAAAGGCGTTCAATGAATTTTGGGTAGGAAGTGGTAAAAGATTATTATCTAGTAAATACTTTATTAGTTCCATTAAACACTTAGATGTAACTCATTCCGGTAAATTAAAAATGTGCTCAAGGTACCCAGTAACTAATTTTCTTTCTGAGAAAACGGATATAGTTCTTTCACATCAATGGGATAATCCTTTAAACTATGCATATTTAGACGCTCTTTATTTTGGATATCCTTTAGTTCATAACGCAACAATGATAAAGGATGCAGGGTATTATTATAAAGGATTCGATACAGTGTCAGCTGCAAAGATGTTAGAGAATGTATTAAATCATCATGATGAGATAGAAAAGGAATATACAGCAAAAAGCACAAAGGTTCTTTCAAGATATCTTACAACAAATCCTAACATCGTAGATACATATAAAAAACTAATAGAGAATATTTTTGAACCAGGAAAACATGCTCTATCAAACGAATATGACTGGTCAACAAACCTATATAAATAAACATAATAAATAATGGAATTAAAAGAAGTAATTGAAGCGGCTGCAAAGCCAAAGATTAGTATTATCATGCAATCATATCTTGGTAATTATCCAGGATCTAGGAAAGATTCACATTCTAAATTTTTAAGAGCAGTCCAGAGTTTTCAAAATCAATTATATAAAAACTGTGAATTAATAATAGTAGCAGACAATTGCATGGAAACAAAGTCACTATATGATGCTCATTTTCAAACTGAAGATAACATAAGATTAATATACGTTTCTAGAAACTCAAAAGAAATGAGTACATATATGCAAAACGAAGAAGGCAACAAATATTATAGAGGTTTTCCTCGTAGAGTAGGAGTAGGAGCCGCAACTGGAAATTTAATTACATATATGGATTCAGACGATATGTTATTAGAAGAACATACACTACACCTAATGATAGAGTTTAATAAAAACCCTGACGCTAATTGGTGGATTAACAGATCTTGGTACGATAACGAAGTAATGAAATTTAAAGACGATAAAACATTTGAAGATTCTACAGAATATGGTGAAGAACTTCCAGATGTTGAAGGAAAGTGGAACATAACAAGAATAAAGGAAGGTTTAGTAGTAATGAGTCCTTGGTTGTTTATGCATAAACCATCTGCATCTGTTTTATGGAGAGATACTTGGGGTAACGTAAGTGAAGATTCAGATTTCAACGTAAGATTCAGAGAAAATCATAAAGGCGGAGCAGTAATGAACCGACCAACATACGTAAGATGTCACTTTACAGATAAGTGGGATTTTTAATACGTAAAATAATATCTTATACTATAGATTCTGGGACCTTTATCCCATCAATTTATAATATATAAGATTGAGTGGAATTATTCCACATTTAAAATAAATAAAAAAAAATGTAACTATTCATGTCATTAATTAAAATCAAGCAAATTGACGGCTTACAGGCTGCTCTTGATCTTATTAACACCAGCATTGAATCAGGTTCGCTTAAATCAGCTTACACACAGGAAGACCACGGTTTTTCTGCTGGAGTTGTTATAGCTTATGTGGGTTCTAGATGGGTGTTAGCTGATTCAAGCACTGCTAACAAGCTAGGAAGATTAATCATCGAATCTATTGTAGACGCGGACAATTTTATCGCTGTGCAAGTTGGAACTATTAACGTTTCAGCATGGCCTAAATTGGACCAGTTAGTTCCCGGAGATTTCTACGTTGTAGATAACTCAGGTAACGGTACTTTAGAAGATTACGTTAATACTGGTGATCCAGGTTTTGCATACAGCAATCCTGTTTTACAAGCATTAACAGAAACAGTGGGTCATGTTCTTCCATGGAGACCATCGCAGTCGCCAACAGACCTAATTCAACCAGAAGAATTCACACAGACTTCGTTCTCTGCTGTAACTTCAGGTAATTACTCATCAACAGGACTTACACTAACGTATACTCCTTTCCAAGATTCAACAGTTCAAGTATTCTTAAACGGTATAGCACTTGACGAATCTTATAATGATAGAAACGGAGACGTATATTTCTCAAGAGACGGTGGTGCAACTGCTGTTCCTGCTTCTGACTTAGATGCTGGAGATACACTTTACTGGAACGGAACTCTTGCAGGTTATGAGCTTGCTGGAACTGATCAGTTTGAAGTAGTATACGACAAAAGTAATCTAGACGACTAAAAAAAATAAATTATTAAAACATGGCAAATCCATTTATTAGTACTTCTGGTAGTCAAGGTTATCAAGGTTCTCAAGGAGCTGGCAATGAAGGTGCACAAGGTGCAACTGGAGTTCAAGGTTTTCAAGGAGACAACGGTGAAACTGGCGATAGAGGTATAACAGGTGATCAAGGTTTACAAGGTGATATAGGTTTAACTGGTGCTCAAGGTGTTGAAGGTGGCATTGGTCTTAAAGGAGATCAAGGCGATACAGGCGCAACTGGAGATAGAGGTGAACAAGGTATTCAAGGTAAAACAGGTGATCAAGGTCTTAAAGGAGACCAAGGAGATACTGGTGAAACAGGTCTTAAAGGTGACCAAGGAGATACTGGTGAAACAGGTCTTAAAGGTGATCAAGGTGATACAGGAGAACAAGGTATTGAAGGTAAAGTAGGTGCTCAAGGTTTCCAAGGTATTCAAGGTGAAACTGGTCTTAAAGGAGATCAAGGTGACACCGGTTTAAAAGGTGATCAAGGTGACACTGGTTTAAAAGGTGATACTGGTGAAACAGGTCTAAGAGGTGAAACTGGTTTAAAAGGTGACACTGGTGAAAAAGGTGATCAAGGTTTCCAAGGTATAACTGGTGAAAAAGGTGATCAAGGAGATACTGGTGAAACAGGTCTTAAAGGTGACCAAGGAGATACTGGTGAAACAGGTCTTAAAGGTGACCAAGGAGATATTGGTGCTGATGGTAAACAAGGTGAAACTGGTGAAAAAGGTGATCAAGGTTTCCAAGGTATAATCGGTGAAACTGGTGCTCAAGGTGCTATTGGTGCTCAAGGTGCTGTTGGTGCTGACGGTGAACAAGGTCTTAAAGGTGATCAAGGTTTCCAAGGTATTGACGGTAAAGTCGGTGATCGTGGTGAAACAGGTCTTAAAGGTGATCAAGGAGATACTGGTGAAACAGGTCTTAAAGGTGACCAAGGAGATACTGGAGCTAAAGGTGATCAAGGTTTCCAAGGTATAACTGGTGAAACTGGTGCTAAAGGTGATCAAGGTTTCCAAGGTATTGACGGTAAAGTTGGTGCTAAAGGTGATCAAGGAGATACAGGTCTTAAAGGTGATCAAGGAGATACTGGTGAAACAGGTCTTAAAGGTGACCAAGGAGACGTTGGTGCTAAAGGTGATCAAGGTATTCAAGGTTTCCAAGGTATAACTGGTGACCAAGGTGTTATTGGAGCTCAAGGTGAAACTGGTGTTCAGGGTTCTATTGGTGATGATGGTATACAAGGTGCTAAAGGTGACCAAGGAGATACGGGTATTAAAGGTGATCAAGGAGATACTGGTGCTAAAGGTGATCAAGGAGATATTGGTGAAACAGGTCTTAAAGGTGACAAAGGTGATCAAGGTTTCCAAGGTGTCGATGGTATCGGAGTCAAAGGTGATCAAGGTTTCCAAGGTATAACTGGTAATCAAGGTACAACTGGTGATCAAGGTATTCAAGGTGAAACTGGTGAAACTGGTGAACAAGGTGAAACTGGTCTTAAAGGTGACAGAGGTCTTCAAGGTTTCCAAGGAAACACTGGTCTTAAAGGAGATCAAGGTGACACCGGTTTAAAAGGTGATCAAGGAGATACTGGTGCTAATGGTGAAACTGGTCTTAAAGGTGACAAAGGTGATCAAGGTATTGACGGTAAAGTTGGTACTAAAGGTGATCAAGGTTTCCAAGGTATAACTGGTGATCAAGGTGTAACTGGTGATCAAGGTCTTAAAGGTGATCAAGGTGACACTGGTGAACAAGGTGAAACAGGTCTTAAAGGTGACAGAGGTATTCAAGGTTTCCAAGGAAACACTGGAACTAAAGGTGACCAAGGAGATACTGGAGCTAAAGGTGATCAAGGAGATACTGGTGAAACTGGTCTTAAAGGTGATATAGGTCTTAAAGGCGATAAAGGTGATCAAGGTTTCCAAGGTATAACTGGAACTAAAGGTGACCAAGGAGATACAGGTGCTAAAGGTGATCAAGGAGATACTGGTGAAACAGGTCTTAAAGGTGACCAAGGAGATACTGGTCTTAAAGGTGACAGAGGTCTTAAAGGTGATAAAGGTGACAGAGGTTTCCAAGGTATCGTTGGTGTCAAAGGTGACCAAGGTGACAAAGGAGAAAGAGGTCTTAAAGGTGATCAAGGTGATAGAGGTTTCCAAGGTATTGATGGTAAAGTCGGTGCCCAAGGAGATACTGGAGCTAAAGGTGATCAAGGAGATGTTGGTTTAAAAGGTGATACAGGTGAAAGAGGTTTCCAAGGAAACACTGGAGCTAAAGGTGACCAAGGAGATCAAGGTTTCAAAGGTGACAAAGGTGATAGAGGTATCAAAGGTGACAAAGGTGATCAAGGTTTCCAAGGTCCTGAAGGTAATTTTGGTGGAGCAACATTCTACTATAAATTTAATTCTGGTACCGCAGGCGATCCGGGTGCAGGATATATTAGTCTTAACACTGACGCTGCTGGAAGTGCAACACAAATCAACATTGATGATTTAAATGCAACTAACAATGACGTTCAGCAATACTTAAGAACTATTGACGATTCTACATCTACAATTAAAGGTCATATTAGAATTTCTAATAAATTAGATTCTTCTCAATATATGTTATTTACAATCTCTTCTTTACAAGAGGTTAATACATATTTCCAAGTAGTTGGTAACACATTATATGCTTCTGCAGCTAATGTATTCTCAGCAAATGAAGAATTAATAGTAACGTTCGCAAGAACAGGTGATAAAGGTGATTTAGGTTACCAAGGTCTTAAAGGTGATACTGGTGAACAAGGTATTCAAGGTGTTCAAGGTAAAACTGGTGCCAATGGAGACAGAGGTGAGCAAGGTCTTAAAGGTGATCAAGGTTTCCAAGGTCAAACTGGTTTAAAAGGCGACAAAGGCGACAAAGGCGATAGAGGTTTCCAAGGAAATACTGGAGCTGCTGGAGCTGATGGTGGTAAAGGTGCTAAAGGTGATCAAGGTTTCCAAGGTATAACTGGTGCTAAAGGTGTTGTTGGTAACACAGGTGCTCAAGGTGCTAAAGGTGATACTGGTGAACAAGGTGTTATTGGTGTACAAGGTAAACAAGGTAACACAGGTGCTAAAGGTGATCAAGGTTTCCAAGGTATAACTGGTGCTAAAGGTAACATTGGTACTAAAGGTGATCAAGGTAACACTGGTGCTCAAGGTGCTAAAGGTGACAGAGGTATTCAAGGTATCGTTGGTAACACAGGTGCTAAAGGTGATCAAGGTTTCCAAGGTATAACTGGTGCTAAAGGTAATGTTGGTACTAAAGGTGATCAAGGTTTCCAAGGTGCAAATGGTGTTATTGGTATCAAAGGTACTAAAGGTGATAGAGGTGCTACAGGTGCTCAAGGTTTCCAAGGTATAACTGGTACTAAAGGTAATGTTGGTGCTAAAGGTGATCAAGGTTTCCAAGGTATTCAAGGTACCGTTGGTGCTAAAGGTACTAAAGGTAATGTTGGTGCTAAAGGTGATCAAGGTTTCCAAGGTATAACAGGTACTAAAGGTAATACAGGTGCTAAAGGTGATCAAGGTTTCCAAGGTTTCCAAGGTATAACTGGTGCTACAGGTGCTAAAGGTACTAAAGGTGACAGAGGTGCTACAGGTGCTCAAGGTTTCCAAGGTTTTACTGGTGCTAAAGGTACTAAAGGTGATGTTGGTGCTAAAGGTAATCAAGGTTTCCAAGGTATTCAAGGTGCTGTAGGTGCTAAGGGTACTAAAGGTGATGTTGGTGCTAAAGGTAATCAAGGTTTCCAAGGTATAACTGGTGCTAAAGGTGACAGAGGTATTCAAGGTATTCAAGGTGCTGTAGGTGCTAAAGGTACTAAAGGTGATATTGGACTTAAAGGTAACACAGGTAACACTGGTGCTCAAGGTTTCCAAGGTTCAACTGGTGCAACTGGTGGAACTGGTGCTAAAGGTGACAGAGGTCTAATTGGTATTCAAGGTATAACTGGTGCTACAGGTGCTAAAGGTGATATTGGACTTAAAGGTAATACTGGTAATACTGGTCCAACTGGTTTCCAAGGTGTAATTGGTGTTAAAGGTAACGTTGGTGCTAAAGGTAATACTGGTAACACAGGTGCTCAAGGTACTGGTGGTGCAAGAGGTGCTGTTGGTGCTGTTGGTCCTAAAGGTAATACAGGTTCAACTGGTGCCCAAGGTGCTCTAGGTGCTAAAGGTAACACTGGTTCAACTGGTGCTCAAGGTGCTCTAGGTGCTAAAGGTAATACTGGTAATACTGGTAATCAAGGTTCTGTTGGTCCTGTTGGTCCTAAAGGTAGCGTTGGTAACACAGGTGCTAGAGGTTATCAAGGTTTCCAAGGTTTAACTGGTGGAACGGGTGCTAAAGGTACTAAAGGTGATATCGGTGTTAAAGGTAATACTGGTGCTCAAGGTGCAACTGGCGCTAGAGGTGCTACTGGTCCTCAAGGTCTTACAGGTGCAACTGGTTCAGTTGGTCCTAAAGGTTCTACTGGTGCTGGTGGTGCTAGAGGTTTCCAAGGTATAATTGGTGTTAAAGGTAACGTTGGTTCAACTGGTCCTAAAGGTAACACTGGTAATACAGGTGCTCAAGGTGCTCTAGGTGCTAAAGGTAACGTTGGTTCAACTGGTCCTACAGGTGCTCAAGGTGTTATTGGTTCTAAAGGTAATGTTGGTTCAACTGGTCCTACAGGTCCTAAAGGTAACACTGGTTCAACTGGTGCTCAAGGTTCTGTTGGTCCAACTGGTGGAACTGGTGCTAAGGGTACTAAAGGTGACACAGGTGCTAGAGGTCCTCAAGGTTACACTGGTCCTACAGGTCCTAAAGGTACTGTTGGTTCAACTGGTGCTAGAGGTTATCAAGGTTTCCAAGGTCTTAAAGGTTCAACTGGTCCTAAAGGTACAACTGGTAATACAGGTCCTCAAGGTTACACTGGTCCTACGGGTCCTAAAGGTGACAGAGGTTTAACTGGTGCAAATGGATCTAATGGATCTAATGGTGCTCAAGGTTATACTGGTGCAACTGGTCCTAAAGGTAACACGGGTAACCAAGGTGCCGTAGGTCCTAACACGTCTAACTACAGATTATATTCTAATCAGTATGTTGGTAACTCAGGTGGTGAATATGTGTACTACAATAACAGTAGTGCATTACAACAATTCTACATTAACAACTCAGAAGAAATGAGATTATACAGTAACGGTAACCTTCACGTTGACGGTGATGTTGTTGCATACTCAACTTCTATCTCGGATGCGAGACTTAAAGATAACGTGACTACTATTGAAGAAGCATTATCTAAAGTCTTACAGTTAAGAGGTGTTGAATACGATTGGAATAGCGGTAGCAGAAAAGGTCTTCATGATCTAGGTCTTATCGCCCAAGAAGTAGAAGAGGTATTACCTATGTTAGTAAGAGAACATGAAATGCCACTAATGGATGGTGCAGAAGACGGAACAGTTTACAAAACTGTTGACTATGAAAAAATGGTCGGTCTTTTAATCGAAGCTATTAGAGAACTTGAAGCAAGAATTAAAACTTTAGAGTCTTAATTTAAATCATCAAGATAATTTTAGAAAGGGTCCTCGAAAGAGGACCCTTTTTTTATGTGATATATAGATTGTAATAACTTATTATCTTATTACACTTAGTAAACAATTTAAAATATCTAAGTATAACTAATATTATAGAACACAATCGATGGATAATAAAATCAAACATGATACGTTTAACAAGAATGTAAAATTCTATGTGGAAAGCGTAACTAAGAATACAGACACATATACTCTTAATGGATGGGTTGGATTAATAGGCGGAGAAGCTTTAGGCTTTTCAATGTCAAATGAACCTCTTAAAGTTCAATTTTTAGGTGATAGGCAAGACGTAATGGAAGTATATTCAAATCAGCTTACTAATCAGAATATGTCATTTACTATTGAGGTTCCTTTTGATAAAAAACTAAAAACACTAGTCATCCATACTAGTATTGGAGAAACTGCAATAGGTCCAATCGGACACTGGTTATCGTATCATTCAGGATTTGCAAATACATCAAAGGATGTTATAGTAGTAGATAATTTTTATAATGATCCTGACCTTGTAAGAGAATGGGCAATGAACCATTTAGAATTTACACCTTCCGATTATCACAAGGGCCAAAGAGCAAATGAAAGATTTATCTTAGATGGAACTAAAGAAAAACTAGAAGAAATTATAGGAAAACCAATATTCAATTGGAATCACGACAGGTATGCTAACGGAATATTTCAATTTTGTACAGCAGATCAACAGATTGTTTATCACGTGGATAATCAAACTTATGCAGCAATGGTATATTTAACACCTGACGCTCCACCTACATCTGGAACTGCGTTCTATAGAAGTAAAGTCACGGGTGATTATACATTCGATGACGATAAAAGAAAAACCCAAGCATACATAGATGCATTCAAGGGTAATAGTAATGAAATGAATTTTTACGATGGATCTAATTTTGAAAAAATAGATGAAGTAGGAAATGTGTATAATAGATTAGTCTTGTTTAATGCTAAAAATATCCACGCTGCGACTCAGTATTTTGGAGATGCAATTGACAATGCTAGATTTTTTCACATGTTCTTTTTTGACGTATAAAAACAAATATAAATATGAAGATTAATATTATTACAAGGTGTACCAGAACAAGTAACCTTTTAACAATTAAAGAAGGAGTATTAAATGCGCCTAAGGGAGTAACAGTAAATTGGCACATTGTATTTGATACAGGAGCATTAAAGGATATTGATGCAGAGGTTCTCTCGAACTTAACAGATACTGTCAATGTCAAATTACATTTTGTAAAAGGACAAAGAGGAGGATTATTATATCCTGAAGTTTCTGATATTATTAGAACAATCAAATCAGGTTGGATCTATTTACTAGATGATGATAACATTATACACGAAGACTTTTACAAAACTATTAAAGCGAGTATAAAGAATCTTCCAATTGCACAGGTTCATATCGTTTCTCAATTAGTTGCAGGTAGAGATTTTACCGGACAAGAAATTAGAGTAGCTAGTCGTGAAAATACTGCATTTCAGAAAATTGACATTGCACAGATGGTTATTAATAGAAGCATATTTGATACTCATTCGTTTAGTGCAAATTATGCAGCAGACGGTTTCTTTATAGAAGAAGTATTAAAAACACATGGTGATTCATTCGTATGGATTGACAAGGTTTTATGCCACTACAATTATTTAGAAAAAGTACCAAGTGCAAAAATACCTAAAATAATTTATATAGGAAAAACTAAGCCAGAATTAAAGTCTATAAAATATTTATCGTATGAAGCAGATGAATTAGACGTTAAATACTTAGAAGACGATAGTGAAGTAATTAACGCAGTTACGTCGTTTAATCCTGATGCAATTATTACAAATGGAGAATCATGGAAAGAGTTTCCTAACCTAGCTTCTCTTCCTCTCCAATTTAGAAAAAGGTGGTTTAATTCTGAGAACACGGAAAATATAGGAAACACTGCATATTCCGTAGCAATGAATTCTATTCTATCTCCTTCTAACCTAGAAGATGATCAGATGATTTCATTCTTTACGCCTATATATAATACTGGTGAAAAGTTATGGAACACATATAGATCCGTAAGAGATCAGACGTATAATAACTGGGAATGGGTTTTAGTAAATGATTCCACCGATGGAGGTAAAACTTTAAAGATAGCAGAAGAAATTGCGTTAGTAGATCCAAGAGTAAAGGTGTATGATTTTAGAGAAAAATCAGGAGGATGTATTGGAGAATCTAAATACAGATGTTGTTCTCTTGCTAAAGGATATATTCTAGCAGAATTAGACCATGATGACTTATTGGTTAAAACATGTGCAGAAGATTTACATAATGCTGCACAGGCACATCCTGATTGTGGTATGTTTTATGGAGATACTGCCGAGGTAAATGAAGAGTGGGAAAATCAAAGATATGGAGAAGGGTTTGCATTAGGATATGGTTCTTATAGAGAAGAAGAGTATGAAGGTAGAATGTTGTCACCTGCTAATCAACAGAATATTAATCCAAAAACAATCAGACATATTGTAGGAGTTCCAAATCACGTTAGAGCATGGAGAAGATCTACTTATTTTGAAATAGGAGGACATAACAGAAGTCTAACAATTGCAGATGATTTTGAATTAGTGATCAGAAGCTTCCTATATTCTAAGATATGTAAAATACCTAAACTAAGCTATATTCAATTTCTCTATAATAATCAAGGTGGAAGAAACACTCATGATTTATCAAGAGCAGACATTCAAAGAAGAGTTAGAACAATAGCACAATATTATAATGAACAAATCAACGCTAGATTTATTGAATTAGGAATAGAAGATTGGGCATATAATGAAAGCCCTGACTATCCTATCTCAGCAGAGTCAAGATATGGAGAAGAAGAAGGAGTTGCTAACGAAACATACGCTGAAAAATCAGGAGTTGAAAAAAAAGTAACTAAATTAGAAAAAGTAAAATAATGGGAAAATACGTAGAAATTTTAGATGCAAGCGATTGGGATGCATGGTGTGACAAATACATCGATCCCCTTTTAAGAAAAGGAGAATATGAACTCATAGTTGACGAAGCGGCTCCGAGTGTTTTAGTATTTCCTTTATTTAAAGAACAGTTTTGTAAAGATCTAATTGAACTATGTGAAACTGAAGGAGAATGGACAGTAGATAGACATGAATTTTATCCAACAACCGACATGCTCATTGACAAAGTATGGATGAATGAAATTTACTCAAAGGTTCTTAACGAATTTGTTAGGCCATTAGGAATATGGTTCTGGACTTTAGAAGGAAAGCAGTGGAATTCTATGTCAGATGAAACATTTATTGTAAAGTATACTACAGAAACACAAGCGCACCTTTCTCTTCACCATGATAATAGCCATTTAACAACTGTTGTTAGAATGAATGAAGATTTTACAGGAGGTGGAACTTATTTCCCATTATATAAGGCAAATATTAGTCCTCCTAGAGTTGGAATGGCAGCTTTACACCCAGGTGCAATTACACATAGACACGGTGCAAAGCCTATTTTTTCAGGAACAAGGTATATTACTGTAAGTTTCTGTAAGATGAGTGGATAAATAGAATATGAAGCAAATACAATCATTCAACCAATTTATTAACGAAAGCCTAAACGAAGATACTAATGATCTTTTTAAAGTTTATCTAGCAATTGATCCCGACTCAGGTCACAGGTGGTGGTCTTATAAAGGATTTGCGTCAGATAATTTCTTTATACAAATCAATAAAGACAATTATAAAGACATAGATATTAATCCAGACTATCCTATATTAACCTATAATTCAGGAGTAGTTGAAACCCTTTTAAAGGAAGGATTAGTTAAAAAAGAAAATGTATATAATAGACCAGAATTCATTAAGCAATCTGGATCTAAGGCAGAGTTTCATAAAATAGTCGATGGAGATGAAAACATTCCACAAACATGCCATGACGAGAAAGAAGCTTTAGAAATTGGTTTTCCATTAATTGCAAAGCCAGCTGAAGGACATTCAGGTATTGGAATTCAGGTTTTTAAATCTCAGGAAGATTGGGATAAAGCTGATCATTCTAAATTTGACGTATATTCCGAATTCGTAGATAAGAAATCAGAGCATAGAATAATTAACTTTAAAGGAGATGCTTTCTTTTGGATGGAAAGAGAACCATTAAATGATAAAGCAAAATCAGGTGATGGTGACGGAAAAGAAGAAATGAATTTTAAATATATCAAAAGAGATATTACAACTCTTCCTGAAAAATTTAAAACACTAATAGAAAAATTCTGTGATAAGTTTAAAGATTTACCATATATATGTTTTGATATAATGGAAGATCAAGAAGGAAAATTGTATATTATAGAAAGTAATTCTCAACCTGGAGTTCCTTATGATTCTACTGTGCAAATATACCGTAAAATATTTAAAGACTTTTACGGAAGAGAAGTAAACAAAGATACTGACAAGGCCCTAACAAAATTATCTAATGATTTAGATAAAAAAACTATAGAACTTGACAGCGAACGATTCGAAATAAAAGAATAAATTATGGCATATCCGGATATGACTTGTATGCATGTGAACTTATGGGTTCATCACATGGACATTGACAAACTGTTTGACTTTATAACAGAAAGAATTAAAGAACCACCTAGCTATTGGATTTCTAGAGAATCTTGTCCTTCTACAATTACAGGAGGATATGCAGAAATTAACGTATCATATAACACATATCTTATGATAAGACGTGTTAAAGAACACGGACACTTTTAATTGAAACAATTCCAAATGGAAGTGTATAGTTAAGTATAGTTAATAAACTTCCAAGTATGAATAGATTATGGTTACGATTTGCACTGTGTATTTACGCAATATTATATACAGTGTGTCTGCCATTAATCCTAGGCATAGAGGATAGTTATAGTGATTATCATCAATTAAAACCAATCTTATTCCCTTTATTAACAATAGGAGTTTCATTAGGATTATGGCTTCATCGTTCTATTGAATGGAAAATACCGGCATTCTTATTAATAATCATAGCAAGCTTTAGCGTTGCAAATTACCCTACAATACATAATATATCTGCTATTCTATTTTTTATGTCATCGACATGGATCATGCTCTTTGATAAAAGATTTAAAATCTTTGGAATAATATCTGCAATATTATATCCAACACTCTTTATAAACACTGAACAGAATTTATTCTTGTTTGAAGTGTTACAGATACCTATTCTTTCCTTTTATCATTTCTCTAGAGTAGTATACTTAATGAGATTAAAGAAGAAAATATAAACAATTACACATATTTGAGTATAATCTATATGGCAAAGAAGAAAAAGAAGCTAGAGATTATTCACGTTAAGAAGCCAATTATTGGCGAAACGTACTATTTCTATTTCGCAGGATCATGGGAAGTAGGAAAGTTAGAAGGTACCTCTGACAAATTAACAGAAACATACGGCCATCGATGGTTTACATTTGTTAATGGAAATTATGGAAGACAAATGAGATATCCAGTCTCTATTTATAATATTAGAAAAACTCACCCAAAACAAGAAAAAGATGTATAGTATTTCAGATTTAAAAAACATGTTATTTATTGACATTGAAACGTCAACTGCTGCAAAGGACTTAGATAGCTTTGCAGAGATTATTGGAGAAAATGCATACTCACACTGGGAAAAGAAAGCAAAGTATGGTAGACAAAGTAAATCAGAGTATGAAGGAGTTTCAGATGCTGATATGTATATCAAGGATGCTGCCCTTTATCCTGAATTCGGAAGAGCAGTAGTTATTACAATCGGACAAGTCACCTTCCCAGATGGCATTACACCTACCCCTAAGATAAAGTCTTTTTATGGAGATGATGAAAAGAATACTCTAAAGGAATTTATGGATACGATGGCATTAATCTTTAAGGCAAATCCTAAAATTCAAATAGTAGGTCATAACATTAAAGGCTTTGATATGCCTTACTTAATTAAAAGATCCATTATTCAAGGTGTAGAAATTCCACAACAATTACACTTACAAAAACTTAAGCCATGGGAGAATTGTCTATTAGACACTAATGAAATATGGAAATTTGGCGGATGGAATGGTGCATCTCTTTCTATGATCTGTGATCTTTTACAGATACCTTCTCCTAAACAAAACATGTATGGTGGTGAAGTATCAGAAGCGTATTACGCTGGAAGATTAGAAGAAATTAAAGACTATTGTGAAGATGATGTTATTGGAACTATGAACGTGATGTTAAAGATGTCAGATATGGAACTAGTATCTAAGGTTGAAGCTCCATTTTAATTTAAACTTTTTTGAAAATAAACAGTTAAAAGTTTTTTTATCTCAGAAATTTTGCTTATATTAGTATAGTAATTAAAAATAAAGAAATATGTTTGAAGACTTCGAAGACCAAAACAACGATGAGCACGATGAAATAGCTCAAATTCAAAAAAATGCAGATATGGAAAATAACCTTCACGAACTGAAAGATAAACTAGTTAGAAATAACTGGGATATGATCTTAGAAAAAGGAGTTGACTTTAAATCAATGCAAGACAACGGCATAGAAATAGAACCGATTATCAGAACATTACAGCAAATGTTAGATTGGTTTCAGGAATCTGAAGAATATGAAAAATGTGCACATCTTAAAAATATTCTAGACAATAAATAAAATGTGTATAAATATATCATGGAAGAACAATTATTAAAAGTCATTGCGGAGCAACTTACGAGAATTGCAGATCTTATGGAAAACCAACAGAAAAGAGATGTGGTTGAAAAAAGAAAGAGCATTAAAGTCGTTAAGGAAGCCGTAAAGAAAAGAAAGAATGAACTACTACGAACTGCTGCAGATAGACAAGTCAGCAAGCCAAGCCGAGATTAAGAAGGCCTATCGTAAACTAGCAAAGCAATATCATCCCGATACCGTCGAAGGGGATGAGTCTTCCTTTAAAGAAATAGTTACAGCATACGAGGTTTTATCTGACGAGAACAGAAAAAGAAAGTATGATATTGAATTAGGATATAAGTCTTCTGACAATCCATTTCATAGTTGGTTTCAAAACGGAGAAGGATCCTTCAGTGATATGTTCAATGATGCGTTTGGTTCCTCTTCAAAAGGAAGAGACGTTACGGTTAGAATGACAATAACCCTAGAAGAATCTTATCATGGAACCCAAAAGAGAGTAGACATAGGTTCTAAAAAACTAAACGTTAATATACCTAAAGGAGTTTATGAAGGTATGAAGTTAAAAATTAGTGGAAAAGGTCAACCTCATCCTGCTAATTCATCTGCACCCAAAGGAGATCTAATCATTATAATTAATTTAAAATATGATGATAGGATTATATTAAACGGAAATGACATCTATGTAGATGCAAATGTTTCTTTTTATGATATGATTCTAGGAACTGAAATAGAAATCAATACGCCTTTTTATAAAATAAAGGTAAATGTTCCTCCAAATTCACAGAATAATAAGATATTAAGAATAAGTGGTAAAGGATTCCCGATATATAGTATGAATACTTATGGTAACCTTATGGTGAAGTTAAATGCATTTAATCCACCCCTTAAAGATTCACAAATAGAACTAATAAAAAAAATAAAAGAAATAGACAATGAATGATTTACCAGATTTTGACGAATGGGATAATTCAGATACCAATAGAAATAATCCAGAATTTGAAGTTAACAACAGCGTAGAATCAATCGCGTTTATTGAAAAATTGAAATCATCATCCAAAGAGATAATGATGGACTTAATTTATAAGGCTATAATTGAAAATGAAATGGGAGCATTAAACAATAATTCTCCTAAAGAAGAAAAAATAGCAGCACTAGAAACGGTTATCAAATATTTCGCAGAACAAGAAGAATATGAAAGATGCCATGAACTTAAAAAAATCATAAGCAATATATGTTAATAATTAATGTAGATAAAGGGAATATAGAAAAAGCTTTAAAACAGTATAAGCGTAAAACCATTAAGACCAAACAGATGAAAAAGGTTAGAGATGAAAAGCAATATACGAAGCCCTCTGCATTAAAGAGACTTAAGTTCCAAAAGGCAATATATCTTCAAAAGAAATCTAACGCCGAAAACAAGGACAAGTAGAAATATAATAACATATTTTTTTACTTCATTTTACCTTAGACCTTACCGGAATTAAATATATAAATTGAGATTATTAATATCTCGATATAAAAAAATATACTTTGTAATGAAGGAATCTTTTAGTGATGACAAAGACGCATTGATGAGATCAAGCTATTATACTATCACAAGAAATTTTACTAAAACCATTAATAGATTTGTTGTATTCAGCGAAGGCAAGAATACGATAGAAATCCCTCATGGCGAAGGACAAAGAAGCAAGTTCATAGATATTATTATAGAATATTTTGAAGAACTTGAGGAGTATGAAAAATGTGATACGTTATTGCAGCTTAAAAAAACGGTAATAATGGCAGGAGACTAAAAAAATTAAACTCGATGAGCAGAAACAATTCAAACAATAAATCTTCATCTAGTTCCGATGGACCTAGAAGAAGAAGATACGGAATAAAAGAAGCAGAATTAAAAGGAGTACAATTAAGACAATCCCAAAAGAAATATACAAACACAATACTAGAGAATCAGATAACGTTTTGCACAGGTCCAGCTGGAACATCCAAAACATTTACAGCATGTTATACTGCACTCCTCCTCTTAGCTAGAAAAGAGATTTCACAAATAGTATTATGTAAACCCATCCAGGAAGCAGGTGAAAAGTTAGGATTTTTACCAGGAGATATCGCAGACAAGATAGATCCATTCATGCAATCATACATATCGAACATTACAAAAATAGTAGGATCTGAAATAGCACAAACTCTCGTAGAGAAAGAAGTTATTGTATTTAGGCCAATGGCTTATATGAGAGGTGATACATTTGACGGATCATTAATGGTATTAGATGAAGCACAGAATGCAACGTTCAAGCAGTTAATGTTATTTGTAACAAGAATGGGTAAAGACTCTAAGGTTATAGTAACAGGAGACGTTAGCCAGCATGATATATCTAAAGCCAATGTTGGTTTACCTTCGTTTACTGAATTAATGACAGGTATTAAAGGAATAGGTGTGCATGAATTTACTGAAAAAGATATTGTTAGAGCAAAGATCCTTCAGGAAGTTGTAAAGAGATACGATAAGTGGAAGGAAAACCACGAGCCTAAATAAACATTTCACTAAATGTGTGTATAACTCCTATAAAACTTAATATGGAGAAAGCAAAACACATCTTACTTAAAGGAAGTTATAATGACGATAGAAGTATCGTTGAAGTTGGAATAGACGAAGCAGGTCGAGGTGCCTTGGCAGGCCCAGTTACAGTATCTGCGGTTATTATGCCGTATGGATTTAACCATCCTTTAATAAAAGATTCTAAATTGCTAAATGAATCTCAAAGAAAAGAGGCTAGGGAAATAGTATTAGATAACGCAATTGCGTATAGCGTTCAGCATATAGATACGGAAACAATAGAATCTACTAACATATTAAAGGCTACTCTTCTAGGAATGAAAGAATGTCTAAACACTATTGACAATTCATTTAATTTTATATTAGTGGATGGAGATCAATTCCACGGATATGAAGGAATACCTTTTAAAACCGTAATAGGTGGAGATAATAAATATAGTTCTATCGCTGCTGCATCCATACTTGCTAAAACAAGTAGAGATATGTTAATGAAAGAATTAGATGAAGAAACTCCAGGATATGGATGGAATTCTAATAAAGGATATGGAACAAAGCAACATATAACTGCAATAAAGGAAATGGGAGCCAGTGATTCACATAGGCCTTCATTTATATCACATCTATTAACTACTACTAATTCATTATTCTAATGAAACTTTTTTACGGCTTTTTATTATTCCTCTTAGGGCAAGGACTTATTTGGATTCAAACTAATGGACAATTTGTATGGCCCTGGTTTAAGAAAAACCCATGGCCAGTTGCCATTGGAATGGGTTCTATTATTAGTTACATTTTAATTAAAGCAACACAGATGGTTGTTGAGCACTTTGACGGTTTACTTTGGCCTGGAAGATTCATAGGTTTTGCTAGTGGTATTCTTATATTTACTGCTATGACTTATTACTTTATGAATGAAGGTATCACGGCGAAGACCGGAGTGTCTCTATTATTAACCCTTATTTTAATATCGATACAAATACTATGGAAATAAATTCAGTTACAGTTGTTCTTACCTCATGTGGAAGAGTTGATCTTTTAGAAAAAACACTAGACTCTTTTTTTAAATTCAACACATATCCAATTGAAAGATTTATTATAACAGAGGACTCTGCACAGGAAGAAGTATTTGATGCATGTAATGAGCTTAATAAGAAGTATAATAACTCTTTAGAGTTTATGTTTAATGAAAATAAACTAGGACAGTCAAAGTCAATAGATAAAGCATACTCTACCGTAACTACTAAATATGTTTTTCATTGTGAAGAAGATTGGGAATTCTATAGACATGGATTTATCGAAGATTCTATTAGAATTCTCTCTGCTAGTGAAAAAATATTACAAGCATGGATACGCCCAAAGAACGATAGGATTTTAAATAAAATATCTGAAAGAGTATTTGAATTAAACGGAATGAAAGTTAGAGCTGTTCTTCCTGCCAGTTTTTCAACAGGAGACTTGAACGAAGATGGTACTCCCATGATAGTCAGGGATTATATGGGATTTAGCTGGAATCCAGGCTTAAAAAGAATGAGCGACTATAGACTATTAAATAACGGGTACACGGGAATGGTTAGAGAACATCTCGTAGATCACTGGTATAGAGATCAGGGTTTTATAGTTGTTAGTTTATCAGTGGACGATAATGATGGATATGTCAAACATATCGGATGGGATAGAAGAGCTGGAGATCCTGGATTCGTAGGATAGATATATAGAGTATGAAACATCTAATGACATTCGAAAAGTATTACGCATATAACGATTTCAAAAAGAACTGGGGTTCTCCTGAAGAAATGAAACAGGAAGTTGAATGGATTATGGCGAGATTATTACCTAAGGAAGATATGCTTAAAAGCATTGAAGATCTTTCAACTGACAAGGGTATTAAATTTGAAATCAAATTATCTTCTAAAGATACAATCCACATGTATAAAGTAAGTGGATGGAGAATGCAAGAAAATGATGGATGGGAATATTACTATAACAAAAAGAAAACCATCTATAGAAAATTAAAGAATCAACTAGAAAAAGAAATCTTATCTGATCTAGAATTATTCTTAAAATACTTTAAATCATACGATCTATATGCACAATACATCGATGATGGTGGACAATATAGAGCCGCAAAAGATAACAATTCTTCTATTATAGACAGATTTGACAATTTATCATCTTCTGATAAAAAGAAAGCTAAGAAAGAATTGCTTAAACATTTTAAGGCATCTTATAAAGGAAAAGATATCGTTGATCAGGTAAACAACCTTTTCAAATCCTAGCTTTTTAAAAATAACCCAAATTCATTGGGTTTTTATTATGACTATTTACGTAGCACCTCCAAGGGGAATAAAGGAAAAAGAGGCAATTCGACTCTGGCTTTCACATTACAACCATGAAATAATATGGCTAGATCTTAGACGCAAGGTCAAAGGCCCTTTACTATTATGTGGAGGAGCAGACATTGGAAAAGACGAAGAAAGGGACGCTAAAGAATTCGTATGGATTAAACAGGCCCTGGATTCTAATAATAGAATATTAGGAATATGTAGAGGAATGCAAATCCTAAATCATTATTTTGGAGGAACGGTAGAAGATTTATCTGATGCAATAGTAGAAGATCATAAAGCAGCTGACTTTTCAGAAGACGTTGATCATAGCGGGAAGCCATCTCAATTCCATACGGTTGAAGATTTAAATGGAACATTAACTAGTGTTAATTCTAGGCATCATCAACACTGTAATATACTAGCTAAAAACTTCAAAGCTACACATCTTTCATATCCATTATATTCTGTAGTTGAAGGATTCGAAGACTTAGATAAAAAGATATGGGCAGTTCAATGGCATCCTGAAAAGATGGAGTCAGAAGATAACGAATATCCTTTAGGTAAACTGTACCATAAGTTTTTGTAATAACTTCTGGTTATAACCAAAAGTTTTTTGAAAATAAACAGCTAAAAGTTTTTTTATCTCAGATTTTTTGCTTATATTAGTATAGTAATCAATCAAGCAATAATAATGATCAGAAAAAAACTTCACAAACATCAATCAAATCCTGTAATAATCGACTTAACGGGTCCTGAAGGAAATGCCTTCATGCTATTAGCCTACGCAAAAAGTTTTTCAAAAGATCTTGGAAAGGATTGGGAAACTCTTTATTCTCAAATGACAGGAGGAGACTATGAAAATCTTATTAAGGTATTTGACGAAGCGTTTGGAGATTTTGTAATCTTAGAAAGGTAATGGAAAACAAGGGTAAGAAATTAAAAGAAGTAAATTTAACATTACAAGAGTGGCTTGATGCCCTTCGTATGCCTACTCCTGTGAGAAACAAGAAAAAGTATCGAAGAAAGAATAAGCATAAAAATAAAGAAGATTAAAAATAAACAGTAAAATGTTTTTTTATCTCAAGTATTTTGCTTATATTAGTATAGTAATTAATAATTAAAACAAACACATGAACTTAGAATCAATCAAAGCAAACGGAATTAGTTGGTATGAACCTGCAAAATCTATTATCCCACATCTCACTACTCAAATTGGAATCTTTAAAATGAGACATCCAGAAAAGGATATTTTCGAAAAGTTCGGAGATGGCGAATACTTTTCAGGAAGGCGATTTAACGATAACGGTGATGTAGCAATTAGAATTGGTGGAGCAATTGTTAGACAAGCACAGGAAGAATACATTTATTCTAACATGGGTCGCAATTCAATGACATCTGAGGAAACTCTTCCTCTTTTAGAAGGTATCATTAGCGCATGGTTCGACACTCTCTCCGCTTCTGAAATTGATATGCTTATTGTCGACGGACTCAAGTGTTGTGCAGAAACAGATCATTGGTACGAATTTGAAAAGCAATGGGACTAATGATTTCAATGTATGAACGCATTGCTAGAATCGAAGGCACGACTCATGTCGTACGAATAGAAGACAGTGTAGTATACAGACAAAATGGATATGAAGTAATTGGTGACAATCTGTTTGTTCAGACTGAAGACCGATTACTTTTTATGGATTTCGATGTATTTACGTTAGAAGAAGCATGCATGGCCGAACGAACGGTCAAAGAAGTAAAAAAGAAACTTAATACAAACTCTTAATATAAAATATATGGCAGCAGACTACGGATATTGTTGTATCAACATGACTCTTAAAAAAGAATCGAACATATATGTTGGTAGAAAAATGATTAAAAGAACCTTCATGGAAAAAGGTATTAAATACGCATCAGAACTTGCAGTGTTAAATATCAAGGACATGATAGAAATTATCAAGTGGAATTACAAGAACGACATAACAATGTATCGTATGTCAAGTAATCTATTTCCATGGATGTCGGAATACGAATTATCTGAACTTCCTGATTATGACAAAGTGTGTAATCTAATGAAAGGTGCAGGTAAACTTGCTAAACAATATGGCCAAAGATTGACATTCCATCCAGGTCCTTTCAATGTTCTTGCTTCTCCGAATGAAAAGGTAGTTATCAAAGCCCTTAAAGATTTACGTCAACACGGCGAAATAATGGATATGCTAGATTTACCACAAACTCCTTATGCTGCTATCAATATTCACATCGGCGGAACCTACGACGATAAAGAAGCTACTAAGAAAAGATTTGCTGAAAATTTCAAGCGACTTACTCCAGGTGCAGCGAATCGTCTAGTTATCGAAAACGATGACAAAACAGCACAGTATTCGGTACAGGATTTATATGACATACATCTATTAACGGGTAAAACTCCAATCACATTTGACTATCATCATCACTGGTGCTACGAAGATTCAATGCCAGAAAAAGAAGCTCTAGAACTTGCAGCTAAATCATGGCCTAAAGGAATTCGCCAACTATGCCACTATTCTTCATGTAAACAAATACACGAAGATGCTACACAAGGCAATAAACGTGCACATGCTGATTATGTATATGATCACATTGAAACGTATGGTATGGATCTAGATATCGAACTCGAAGCAAAGGCGAAAGAACTTGCCCTACAGCGATACAAGCAGGAGTTTTTAAAGGAGCTCGTTCTATCATAGATATATAAGTTATGAAGTTTATAAAGACATTTGAAGATTGGAACGAAGTTTCCCCCGAATTAAAAGCTCACATTGAAGAAGGATTAGATCTTACTAATTCATTCTTTCGTTTAGGAAGCGATGCATATATTGAATTATTTGAAGAAGTAAAGCAATATTGGGATAAAAACAATATTATCTTAAAGGGTCCTTCAGGATGGATGGCTAAAAATCTAGAAGTAGGAACTAAAGCAGTCTATAAACCTAGAGGAGGAAATCAAAAGAATGTAAAATTAGATTCACCAACAAGGGGTGGAAATAAGAAATTCATAGTTTACAGAAATAGTGGAAGAACTGATAAAGAAGGAAACATCATTGCTAAGAAATTAGAATGGGGAGATCCTTCATCTACTATTAAGAACGACGACCCGGGAAGAGCAGCTAACTTTTGGGCTAGACACGGTTGTGATAAAATGGCTAAGATGGATCCGACTAAGGCGGGATTTTGGGCATGTTACGGACCTACTCTTTTTGGAAAACAGCTTGGTATAAAAAGTGATCAACCATGGTAGATAAAGATTGTAAATGTAAAAGTTGCGGTTGTGGAGAAATGTCCATGGAAGAAATGATATCCATGGTCGATGATAAAACATTACCCTTTACGGAGACGACTGTTTCAAAAAATATAATCATTAGAGAATTCTTACCAAACCAACCTGAACATCTTTTTAAATGGCACTTCGACGAGGAGGACAGGGTTATCGAAGCTTTAAACGAAAATGATTGGAAGTTCCAATATGATAATAAGCTCCCTATAGAATTAAAAGGATATATAGAAGTAAATGCAGGAGAGTATCATAGAATTATACAGGGTACTTCTTCTTTGAAAATACAAATAACTAAAAAATGAAACACATAAAGCTATTTGAATCCTTTGTAAACGACAAAGAAATTTCTACATGGGAAAAAGAGTTTGGTAAATTACCAATTCCTAAGAAAATTAAAGATATATCTAAAGAAATGGCTAAGGCCGGTTTTATTAGAAAAGATACGAAATCTGTTCAAGCCAAATTATGGATTGGATTAGAAGGAATTTCATGGATAGAAATGAAAGAAAAATTCGGAGACATAGTAGGTAAATTCTATGGTGGACAATTCTATCAAGCAATGACAAACCCTATGGCTGAAAAATCTGCATATTATGCGTATGAAGTTTCTAAACACGTAGAAGATCTAGCAGCGAATGATGAAAGCGTAGAACCTGCGTATTATATGATGAAAAATTACTTTAATTCATTTGAATTAAAAATTGATAGAAACAGGGTATTCGATAGAGCAGTTAAAGAGCTAGAAGCCTGGATGAAACAAAATAAGATTAAAACCCTATAAAAAGGGATATATAGATAGTAATTAATACAATAAAACAAATAAAATAAAAAATTATGGCAAAATTAAAATCATTTGAACAGTTTTTATCTGAGATGGATAGAACTGAGGAGGTGCAACAAGACGTAGTTGCAACAGCTGAGCCAGTTGAACAATCTGAAGAAAAAGCGGAAGAAGTTCAAGGAAACGGTGATGCTATAGAAGAAGCAGTAAACGCATCCGGTTATATTAAAGCTGGAAAATTAGGTTACAATGACCAATTCCTAGGAAGAAGATCTTTATCATGGACACTATCCGTTGATTTAGGTTTAAAAGCATCAGACGAATTCGTTGGACCTTGGTTAGGATTTGATCACGTATCATTATACGCGATTGGTAAAAAAGGAGGAACAATTCTTGATGACGCTCTAGCAGGCAAATATACTTATGACGAATTAAAGGCAGCTGCTGCCGATTTCTTAGGTATTAAAGAATCTGAAGAAGTAATCGAAGATGAAATAGTTGAAAACATCGAAGCAGTAACTGAATCTGGTGAAGAAGCTGGTTTACCTGCTGAAGATTTAAAAGATGAAACTGAAGTAGTTGATAATGACTGTGAAACTCCTGAAGACAAATCAGACGAATTAGAAGCTGAATTAGAAGACACTGTTGATGCTGCTGGAAATGAAGAAATTTCTGAAGCTGAAGAAACTGAAGAAGTTGCTGAAGAAGAAACTGAAGAAGTTGTTGCTGAAGAAGAAACTAAAGAAGTTGCTGAAGAAGAAACTGAAGAGGTTGCTGAAGAAGAGGAAGAAACAGCACTAGTTTCTGATATGTTAAAAGAGGTTTACGAATCTTGTAAAAATGAAGCTAAAGCATGGGAAGACGATGCACATGATGAGCATACTGTTGAAACTTATATGAAAGAAAATGCTGCATTAGTTGGCGGAATGGCTGCTCAATGCCTTAAAGAAATGAAAGAAGATTATTCAGTTGAAGCTTATGAAGCTGCATGTAATGAAATGATCGAAGCATATTCTAAGAAAGTGAATGAGATGAAAGAATCTGATTCAGCTGTTGGTGAGGAAACTCCAGAAGCTTAATATTAAAATTAACAATATAAACTTTTTAAAGGGTTCATGTATAATACATGGACCCTTTTTATTTATAAAGTAATATGCCAAGAATTTCAGTAGACGTAATATACATGCAAATAGCATATCAAATTTCTAAACTTAGTTATGCTGAGAGAAGGAAAGTCGGCTGTATAGTAGTTAAAGACGAGCAGATTGTTTCATTTGGATATAATGGAACTCCACATGGTTTTGATAATCAATGTGAAGAAACTCAAACTAGAAATATAGATAATCCTGATCACAAAGAAATTTTAATAGAAAAAGGATATGAATGTGAAGATACTTGTTGTTCTAAACAAGTTACTAAACAAGAAGTCTTACATGCAGAATCAAATGCACTAATGAAGATTTCAAAATCTACACTTACTTCGAAAGGATCGATCCTATATACTACTACTTCTCCATGCTTTGAATGCGCTAAGTTAATTATACAAGCTGGTGTAGAAAAAGTATTCTACTGTGAAGGATATAGAGATCTGTCAGGTATTTCTTTATTAAAAAAGGCAGGAATTATTGTTGAACAAGTAATCGTATGGAATGAGCATTAATAAAATAAACTTACCAGAAGTAAACCGCCTAGAAGACTATTTAAAAGAACATGGAAGCCATGAGTTTTTTAGAAGGTATATTAAAAAGACAGAGGCAATGATAGGACCATCTACATCCCATGCCTTTATAAACGACTTTATAAAGTTCTATCAAGAAGGAGAATCTAATACCTTCTATATTATACCACAGCTTAAACTTTTCTAAGTTTAGGTGTATAATAATAAAATAGGTTAAATCATGCAAACAACTGAAGAAAAAGATATTGTAAAATATCAGTGGAAAAAGGGAGATAATTTTGGTAAAGTGGTTGAGGTAGAATCTAAAGATTCTGAATTTACTTACTTTAAAGATGGATCTAAAATATTCAACAAAGTATTACCTGAGTTTTTAGAACTAATAACTACTGAAGGATTACCATTTCCTGGAGTCGAGCTTGTAGGAACTACACCTACGCCTAAAAAAGCTCCCGTTAAAGAAATTGAAAAAAAGGTAGAAGTTAAAGAAAATACTTCTCCCCTTGGTCAATTAATTAAAACTTTATCTGCTAAGAATGTCGAATCATTTCAATTAAGCGTAGGAATTAATCTTCCTAAGAAAGAAATATTTAACATGCTAGTTGAAAACTCTGAAGAAGAAAAAGAACAAATCTTAGAAGAGATCTCTAAATCAGCTGTTTCTCAAATAGAGATAAATAACCTACAAGAATTTTTAAACGAACAAATAACTGAATTTGTAACTAATTATTATAAACTATGAGTCAAGCAAGAAAATACAGAAGAGACACCTATAAAAGAGCTGGGTTATTAAAAGCTAAAAACGAATGGGGAAGATTCTCTGAAAAAGGAATAGCGTGGTACGCCATGAAACAGGAGGAAGGAAAACAATTCCAAGAGGCTCATGAGAAAAAAGTCAATGACCAAATTGAAGAGCAGTTAGGTTCAAAGCTTAATTCATTAAAGGAAACATGGACTAAGGTGGGTTATAATAAAGAAGAGATTGATTTATTAGAAGAAGCCTTCGCAATGACTACAATCAAAGATAAAGAAACTTATAGAGCTGATAGAAAAGCGGCTAGGAAAATATACAAGAAAGTTCAACAATCCCTAGAAGAAAGACTAAATGCAGGAGATAACTCTTAAGATAGCAGATAACGGTGTAATTAAAACCGTAACAGATGATAACATCAATGCGGCTGGTGAGAAATACGAGTCAGTTATTGTCTATGATTTTGATAAAGGTATCGATGATAGATTAAATTTTATCAGAGATATCTGTATCGATGTCGGATTAGATTTTGGTAATTCAAAACAATCTAATCAAATAAAGGTGGTCACTGAATGGGGAACTAATTACAGTCCCTCTACCATCGAAACAAAACATAAAATCCAAACTTTACAAACTAAAATTAAAGAATTGGAGAAATTGATAAGATGACAACAACGACTGAAATTACAATAGAATGTGTATGGTGTAATAGTAGAAAGGAATTTAATAAATTCTGTAGAAACAACCCAGGAGAAACGGTTATAGATTTCTATAGCATTAGAAATAAGCTAGTTAAATCAGATCCCTATGACACTGAACCACATCGCTCTGTAATTGGTCTTGCAATAAGAGATTCTTTCATTAATGTTCTAAATAAGAATGCCGACTTAGAAAAAATCATTTACTTATTTAAAAATTTAGATGCAGAAACTATTGACAACTTTAAATTATTTTTAAAAGAAACAATAGAACCTGATGCATCACTAAACTTAACAGTCATTAACAGAGATGATTATCCTAAAGGCGTTCTTAAAAGATTCGAAAGCGTCAAGATAATCGATCTATAATGATAAGGCATAAGTTATTTTCAAAGGGTGAAAGAATACATGCCCTTATATCCAACACTAGACATTCTCACATTGTATTTCCCGTTTATGGAATAATTCATGACGTTAAGTTCGACGAGGATATGCCAAGGTATCAAATAAGAATTACTAAGTTTCATGACAACATAGATTTCTTAAAAAGATATCTCTTCGGTATGAAGTTTTCAAAAGACTTTAATAATAGAACTACAACATTCGGTCTTACTAGAAAGAACTATAAATCTATGAAAGATTTTCAGAATCAAATAGATTCTAAATGGGAATCTTATATGATCTCAGTTGATTCTGTAATGTGTGTTAAAACCAAGACAGAGGTAATAGATCTATTTAATAATATACAAGATTTCTTAATCGAAAAGAATTTTAAAGATATATTTGAACTCTCAAGCAGAAGTGTATATTCTTCTGGCAAATATTATTATCAATCCAGGGGAGTATATGCTGCCCATCTCAAGAAGTTTTTAGGAGATAGAGAACCAAAGACGGATAAATATTATGATAAGCTTTTATATAGACCACAGTCAGACGATCTGGATGACATAGAATTGTGAATATATAAAACCTAGTAAAAACATAATATTACAATATGCCATTATTTGGATTAGTATCAGCGGGAGCCGCTTCCAGTTTAAAATCATCAGTTTCAGGATTTGGAGATAAAGTAGATAACTTCTTTAATTTGTCAAGCCCAGACGGAAAGGGTGCTCGTTCTGCGAATGTAGATCCTCAGAATACACTGCTCGGAACGTTTGATAACCCTAACACAAGAAGTAGAGCTCTTTTAGTGGGTGAGCCTTTAAGTAACGTTGCTCCTGGTGGAAAATCACAATATTATACACAAGAGGCTGACTCAGTAATATATTATAAAAGAGGAAAGGATGGAAAAGACACTAAAGAAAAAATAACGGATGGTGTACATGCATATTCTACTTTTAATAAATATACTCTAGTAAATTATAGAGGTAGTTTCTTTACACCAGGTGGAGCTGCTAAGTCTAAAGGAGTAGACTCTATTGAATATAATAAAATAGACGAGAGAACATTAGATAATCCTACTGTTTCTAAAATAGTAGAAGTTACTAAAAATAATGCAGCCGGTTCAAGTGGATATGGATATATGTATAATTACGCCGACTTTGCAATGTGTAGATATAATGGTAAAATACCTAATAATTATCTACTAACTTTAAGAAGATTTCCATATCCAGTACAGGATGATATTATTACACCAATGGACATTGATAAAGATGGTAAAGTGCGTGAAACAGATCAACCCGATATTGCAAGAGCAGTAACATGGATGAGTGAAGTTACAGGTAATAGTATGTCCTCAATTCTTAATTGGTCACATGGATATAATTGGAAAGATGAATCAGCTTCAGTGCAAACTGTACAATCTAATAACTCAAGCAGAAGAGGTGCATTTGGACAATTCTTAGATTCTAGTGTAATAGGTACTGCAGCGGCTAATGCAGCGGCAGGTGTAGATGGTGTAACGGCACAAAGAAGAAAAAACGGAGGAAGTGGATATGATGCACAAGCAACTACATATCCTAATCATATATTCGGTCCGGTGAATGTAATTAAAGATGTATCTTTTAGAGATCAAGGTTTAACTTTTAATCAAGAATTTAAACTTAAATTTGAATATGAATTAAGATCCTTTGGTGGAGCAAATCCTAAGGTTTTAATGCTAGATCAGTTAGCAAACATAATGGTACTAACTTCCAGTCAGGCTCCTTTCTGGGGAGGATCAGTTAGATATGTAGGAAACGGATCAGCTGGTAAACCATTGGGTGATCTTAGTTTAATTAAATCGGGTAATTATAGTGGATTTATTAAAAGCGTTGCATCTGGTTTAGGAGACATGTTTAAAGGAGTTGCCAAAGATATAGGAAACGCGATGTCTGGTAAAGGTGATTCTAAATTCTTAAATAATATATTAGGAGGTACTTTAATGAAAATGTTTAATTCTCCAGGAGGTGGACAGGCGGCAGCATCTTTATTAACAGGTGATCCTACGGGTTCATGGCACCTTACGGTTGGTAATCCTTTAAATCCTATAATGATGGTAGGTAATTTAACATGTAGAGAAACTAACGTTACCTTTGAAGGAGGTATGGGTGTACAAGATTTTCCAGAAAGAATGACAGTAGAAATAACTCTTAAGCCTGGTAGAGCTAGAGATAAACTGGATATTGAATCTATGTTTAATATGGGTAGAGGTAGATTTTATTTACAGCCTGAAGAAGGAGTTGATGTTAATCAAACTTATATTGAAACAGCCTACGGTGGTAAAGATAAGAGAAAGGCTCTCAATAGAGAATTTAGAAAAATAGCTAACGGATAATGATAAAACTATATAGTATAGATAATAAGAAATTATCTGAGGATAAACTAACAATGGCTTCTCCATCGTTTGTTTTTCTAGACATGACGGAAAGCGCAGTACAATCAATACATATTGTAGAAGCTGACGAAACGGGTAGAATAGATCTAATATCTTTGTCAGAATACGGAACACATGATCGTACTGATGATATTTTAAAATTTAATGGAATTTCAAATCCATTTTCTATCAAAGAAGGTGATGTATTACTAATTCCTAATCAAGATTCTGGAAAGAAGAAATGGAAATTAATGCTTAATGCTACTTATAAAAATCCTATTAGAGAACAGTTTATTAATACAAAAAGACTACCAGTTAAGGATGCTAATAGAATTGAGTATCTATCTAAAAAATATAATAAAGAAATATTACCTCCAAATATTTTAAGATCTGGCGAAACAAATATCGACGTCAGTAACGGACAAGTTAAAATCTAAGAATAAAATAAATAAAAACAATTATGAAACACGTACAATTATTTGAACAGTTCCTTAACGAGGGATTAAAGGTCGGAAGAGACCAAGATCTAGCAAAAGAAATCATCGCAGTTCTTTATGCTGAAAGAGACACACCCGAAGGTGAAGCATTAACGGCAGCCGGTGGAATGGTAGCTGGTGGAAGTACAACTGGAGAAGAAATGTATTTAAGCAAATGGAACAAAGATTCCGTAAAAGCTTTACATGGTTCTAAGGTAAGAGTTCCTGGAAAGGTTATGTTAGGTACTTTAATTAAAGTAGCAGCCGATAATGGAAAGAGTTACTATTTTGATGGTGGCGTATTCGTTGAAGGTGATAAAGACGTTAAAGGAGCTAAGGTAGGAATGGACTTTAGAGATTTTGTAGATATCCTCGTTAAAAAGAAGATCATTAACAAACCCACATATTAAAACTAAAATAAATGCCGATAGATAATCACATTCTAAATGTAATAGAACACTCATTGGAATTAGACACAATAAAGTTTGATGCACATGGTGAAGATGAGGGTGGACAGAAAATGAGCCATGAAATAGGAGGTCCTATTCCAATGGTAGTTATTAATGGAGCTTCATTTACGGGACAAGATGTTAAGAGATTTGAAATTGATTGTAGTACTAAAATTCCTAAATTAGCCCTAACTATAATAGACACTAGAGGAACCTTTGATGCGGATCAAATTCCAAGAGATGGTGATGTCGTTTCAGTTAGAATTGCAGCAAGACAACAAGACACTTTTAAAGATATTAGAATAGATTTTGATATAGATGAAATAGGAGGCCCTGCTACTGGCGATTTGAAAAAAGCCACTAGTGGCACTAAATTTTCTATACAGGGTACGATGAAAGTACCTACATTATATTCAGAAGGATGTGCTTCGTATGAAGGAACATCTAGAGAACAGATAGAAGAATTTGCTAATAATTTAAAACTAGGATTAGCAACTAACATTGATTCATCGGATGACGCAATGAAAGCACTTAATGCATGTCAACCTAATATAGAATTTTTAAATAATTTAGTGGAACATTCATATGTCGGTGAAGATAGTTTTCAGACATATTGTATCGATCCTTATTATAATATATGTTTCGTAGATATTAATGCTCTTTTAAATTCAGAAGATGGAATGGATGAAACACTTATTAACTTTGAAATAGATTTCGATGAAGATGGAGAAGAACAGACTTCAAACGCAATAGGAATACCTAACATGCTAACTAACGCTTCGTCTATGAATTCTACTAATTCATTCATACAAAGCTATAACTTAGTTAACAATTCAGGCGGACTTTCTAAAAAGAACGGCTATAAAAGAAAAATGATATATTTTGAGAACGACTCTGTTGGTGTTGTTGCTCATGAAATAGAACCACTCGCTAGTGATAGTATGAAGGACATTGAGGAGCCGCTAAAGGGAAGAAGAGATGAAGACAGATATACTAAAGAGGTAAAATCAAAATACATGGGAAGGCTCCCTATTCAATCAGATGATATGCCAAATGTACATCTTAACTATTCATTTGCCGCATTAAGCAATCAACAGAATTTAGATGAAATGAATAAAATGCAGTTAGAAATAACCTTAAAGACATTTAATCCTGGAATTCATTTGTGGCAAAAAATACCTATTCAAATATTAAAAAGTGGGTTTACACAAATGACTGCACAGCAGGGTATAGGTGGCGATAAAGATGAAAAGGGATTTGAAACAGAAAATGAAGAAGAAGTTGAAAGCGTAAATGATTTAAACGCAGATCAGGTTAAAGATGAATTTTTAACAGGTTATTATGTAATAGGTGGAATTAAATACATATATAAGGAGTCTACTGGAATTATTCAAAAACTTACTCTATTAAGAAGAGAATGGCCGAGTAGATTAAATAACGTTAAAGGATAATTAAACCCTATCAAATAATAATATATACTATATGTCAGATTTTAAAAGTAAATTAGATTTTCAAAAAGGTAAATTAGCACAGTCGCCATATCAGGATCCGACTTTTTTATCGTTTGTTATATTATTTAACGTAAGCGATCATACTAATTCGCCTCTATTATCTGGAGCGGCCGAAGAATTCTACGTTAATCAATTAGGAGCTACAAAAAAGCCGCCGGAGTCAGCTAAAAAAAGTAGCAAAGACACTAATAGATTATCTGCACTTAGTTCAAGTGCTTCTGCGGGATCAACTAAATTCTATGAAGAAAGATTAGATGCTCTAGTTAAATTTAAAAAGGCATTACTAGACATAAATAGAAATACACCGTGGTTTTTCCAAGGATTACAGGGTGTTGATAGAGCAATTACAAATTTTAATCCTACTACTCCATATTACGGAGGCGATGATGCTAAGTTAACACTAAGCTGTTTAGAATCTATTAACCTTAGAGTTTCTGGTCTTATGCACCTTTATAGAAAAGCAGTGTTTGACGAAGTTAAATGGAATTGGATTTTACCTGAAAATTTAAGAAAGTTTTCAATGATAGTATATGTTACTGAGGTTAGAAAGATCCAAAACATGTCTAAAATTACATTATCAGGGGTTCCTAAAAAGATAGACTTGGCTGCTATTAAGGGTTTTCCTGGAAATATGAAACCAAGCCTAGGAGTTGATAATTCAAACAAAGGTATATCAGGATCTGACAATAGACCCTTCTTTATGTTTAGATTCGGTGAATGTGAATTTGCCTTAAACACAGGTTCTGAAATATTTGGAGATCTTACTAAAAATCCAGGCGAACAGGCTAGACAAACTATTGAAATGCAATATGAAGTTGTAGATAGTATGGATGCAAGAGTATTAAATGGAATTGTTTCTGATACTATACCTAACGCATTATCCCCAGCACATGATTCTGAAAATTATGAAGCTGATGGGATATTAGGTCTTTTAAAAGATAAGGCGCTAGCTAAACTTAAAGAAATAGGAGAAAGAGGTTTAAACGACCTGAACAGATTAGCAAGAGAAAAGAAAGATGAATTAGTTCAAGGTGCAAGGGACGGTATTAGAGGTAGAGTTCCTAATTTTGAAAACATATATCAAGACGCCTTACGAGGTGTTTCTGATGGAGTAGATAATATTGGTTCTAACATCGCAGAGAATGTATTTAATGTAGATACTAGTGCGACAGTAGGAGCTGCACTAAACGATGCAGCAGCCCAATCCCTTGGTAATATAAACGATTAATATATGTCAACAGAAAAAGAATTAAATACTGATAATCTTAGAGACACTCATTGGTTAGGAGAAGTTATCGATAATGTCGATCCTCTTAAACTAGGTAGATGTAAGGTTAAGGTCCTGGGTAAATATGATAATTTACCGGATGATGCTATTCCATGGGCAACTCCTATGAATAGAAATGCAGTAGGTTCACATCATGTTCCAAGAATAGGGGATATAGTTTCAGCTAGATTTGATAATGGAAATTTATATCATCCTGAATATTGGTTTCAAATAGAGCAGAATCTTTTTCTTAAAGAAGATATTTTAGATGGTGCAGGCAATGCTGAAAATGTAATCAGTTTAGTGTATGATGCTGAAAGAAACGTAAGAATTTATCACTCAGAAGAAGATGGTCTTGTAATTACCAGAGGATTTGGCGCAAAAGAAAGACCTATAATTCAAATCGACGAAGTAGGTGATATTAAAATTTCTACGGACGATAGAATATTCATAGATTCAGGAGACGTATATTTAAGTAATACAGGTGAAAGTGGAGAAGATACTTCAGAACCCGCTGTAAGGGGTAAATCACTAGAAGCATGGTTAGACGAGTATTTAACTCTTTTTGAAAACCATATACATCCAACCGGAGTTGGTCCATCAGGAACTGCGGTTTCATTACCTCCTACCCCATCGGGTGTTGCATCTTTGAAAAGTAAACACCCTGATTATCAACAAGAAAATAAATAAGAATGGCTGCAGATTGGACTAATTTTATTAGTGAAGTAGAAGGATTTCTTTTAAGCGCACCTACTGCCCCACCGACTAGTGCCGCAGAATTCGGTAAATTATTAGCCACACAATATACGATTGATGTTAAAAAAGGTTCTGGTCCTAATGCAACGTGTATTCCAGGAATGGCACCTCATGAATCATCACCCGGGGAGAGTGCATTCATAGCAAGCTATGAACATTGGTTCACTGACCTTTTTGAAAAAGGAGAACCTGTCATGGAAACACCAGACACCGAAGAAAAGAAAATAGGAATTGCAACATGGTTGGCGAGTGCAGCTGGCGCAGCTTCCAGGTTAAGTATTGCAGGAAAAGACAATGATCCTGAATATAATAAACTAGAAGGTGAAATTTCAGGAGGTATACAATACGAGCCAACTGAAGAGCTTGACAAGTATCTGGAAGAGTTTAAGGATGACGAAGCAGAAAACCTATATAGATTTAAATTCTTCGAGTTTCATCGCTTAGATGGTAAAGAAACCGGCGATGAATTAGCTAGAATATTTGCAACAAGATTATTAATGCAATTTGAGGATATTTCTGACGGAGATAAAAGATGGGATTTTTGGCACTGGGCGACTTGGATGGGAACTAATGAAATTAGAAGCAATTCCACAGCTGGGGTTGGCGGTTCAGGATTTAGTAATCAAGACATTCAGCAGATGAACAATAACAGGAAGGCAGCCATATCTACACTAAAGGGATTAGACTGGGGTTGGCAATCATTTAAATCTTCCTCGGGTGTTTCAATAAATAATAATAATAGAAATTATGATGGTGAATTTCATCTACTAGTTTCTAAATATGTAATTGATGAAATAAAGAAGTGCCATCCAACTGTAGATAGCGATGGAAAGTTTTTATACAGTGAGGAAACCGCATTAAAGAAAGATTCTATACAAGCTATTAAATATCCATGGCCCTTTGATACTACATTACCCGTAGGATATGAAGAAATGGAACCTGCCGAAAAATTAAAAGTAAGATATCCATTTAAATTAACTAATTTAAAAATACAGGAGCCTTTTGATGAAAATAATAAAATGCCACCTGCATTAACTCAGTATGTTATTACAGAATTTACATGGAACGGTAAACAAGACTATGGTTTTAAAAAAAATAAAGTTAAACCCGTTTTTCTAGAAGATGAATTAAGAAAAAAATGGCAAGGATGTCCTCTTACTGAAAACGACGAAACACAGGATTCTATTGTGAATATAGATATGTCTAAAACGGGAACTTTAGCTAAGCAAATTAGAAATACTTTAATAGTAGAAATGGGAATTGAAGCTGCAATGTTAGCAGAAGGTGGAAGTAAAGATGATCCATATAAAGAACTTGCAAAGGCAACTCTTAAATATTGGAAAGATGCAACAATACAGCCATTTGCAACTGATCCCCCGACACCACCATGTTTATCTGTTCCTCCTTTAGGCGGAAAATACATAGGAGTTAGTTACGGAAATCAAAGGAAATTAGCAGATAATTTAAGAAGAGCTCTTAATTCAGGTAAAGATTATGGATTAGATAGGGAAGGTGCAGCCAATGCAGTGGCTAAAGCACTTGCATATTCTTATTTTACGCATCTTAGTGAAATGAAATTTATTTATATGGGTGGTATACCAGTTCCTACTGTTCCTTACGTTCCAATGATAGGATTTGACGCCACCGTAATTTGATATATAACTAGTAAAACATACATTAACCCTTTTAAAAAACAAAGTAAATGTCAACAAAGACAACTCAAAAACAAAAGAGACCAAGACTCTCGACAACTACACAGCTTACAGAAGCTAACCAAGAAACAGAAGTTAAAGTAGAAACTTCATTAAACGCCGCAACCCCGGAAAAACCAACTCCCGGTCCAGATACAAATTATATGGATGAAAACGGAGAATTCATGTGGGACCAATATGAGGCAACATGTGTAACTAAGCTTAGGAAACCCAATCCACATATTAAAACACCTAAAGGTGTAAAGGTATATAGCAGAGAATCATACGCCCAAGAACTATTTGACCTAATGGAAGGTCATTCACTAACTTCAAATACTTTATATTCTTTACAATTAGGAGCTAGCTATACTGGAAAGGTGTATGCAGTTGATTCCGAATGGGCATCAATTGATGTAGGATATAGAGAATTAATCTATGTAGATTTATCAAGAGAAACTACAGAAGTAAGAGAACTTCTAAAACAAGGAGTTGAAGTCGATGTTCAATTGATCGCCGATACTTCAATGAATGTCAAGAAATATATGATAGGTTCTGTGACTGAAGGTCTTAAGACTAAAGTTATTAAAGAAATCGTAGCATCTATTGACGATGGAAATACAGCATATAGTGGTATTGTTTCTAAAATGATTCCAGGTGGAGGATATATTGTTCAAGTTCAAGGAATTGATTGCTTTATGCCAGGTTCTTTAGCTGGTGTAAATAAATTGCATGACTTTGAATCAATCATCGACACGGAAATGTATGTAGTACCTGTAAGTTATTCGGAAGAAAAAGGAACTGTGGTAGTTTCACATAGAGCATATTTAAGAGCTCTTATTCCTAATACACTCAAAACAATACAAGAAGATATTACAGTTGAAAGAACAGGTCACGTTACTGGTTCTGCAAAATACGGCGTATTCGTTGAGTTTGAAGGATGTTTAACTGGTATGATTCACGTTAACGACTTAGATACTGAAACTTCAAAGGCACATAGAGATAGATCTTTAGAGCCAGGAACAGAGATTAAATTCTATGTTAAAGAAGTTATTAATGAAAGAAAAATTACACTTGTTCAAGGTTCTCCTGCTGAAAAGAAAGTAGATCCATGGGAAGGTATTTCTTCAAGATATACTAAGAAAACTGAAGTGGTAGGAAAGGTAAAATCTACTAAAGACTATGGTTTATTTGTAGAAATAGAAGAAGGTGTAGTAGGACTCTTACATGTATCTGAATTCCCTGAAAACATAGATATTAAAGACATATCAAAAGGTGCAGATATTACTGTTCAAGTGATCAGAGTTGAAGAAGACACTAGAAAAGTATTCCTTAAACTATAATCAAATCTATAATTTAGTTGAAAGAGCCCGATCACTCGGGCTTTTTCACGTTATAGTGTATCTAACAGAGATATATAAACCAACTTAAGTTATATAATTACGTAAATGAATAATATTAATAATTCAGACATATTAAAGAATGCACTGGTAGGTGTTGAATTTGAATTTTATTCTAACAAGGATATCGATACGACTGCTAAAGAGTTAGCGGGTCTTTTAGGTAAAAAGATTAGAGTAGAAGCAAAGGCGCATAGTGATTTTGAAGTTACAAGAGATGAGTTTAAAATTGAACCTGATATGTCAGGTGGTGAAAAACTAATGGAACTCGTAACAGGCGCACAGCCGTATTATGCTGCAAGGATGATGATTATTAAAGTATGTAAATGGATAGAAGAAAATGGATATACGAATGATAGAAGTTCTATTCACTTAAACCTTTCTTTCGATACAGATAAAATAGAAAATAAACATAGAATATCTAAGATGAATGTTCTTAAATTTATTTTAGATTTTAAAGAAAGTCAAGTCTTTAAGTTTTTTCCTGAAAGAAAAGATTCTGCATACGCAAAATCAATTAAATTCGTTTTACCTAAGTCAGATACTTATTTCTATGATGGATTAAATATTACTCCTAGTAATTTCATATATCCTGATTCTAAATATTACGGAATTAACTTTGAAAAAAGACATAAGAATTATTTAGAATTTAGATATCTCGGTGGAAAAGATTGGGAAAAGAAAACTTCTAAGATTCTACAAATGCTAGATCTTTTTATAACTCAACTATGGAATAGCACGGGTAATGTTCAATTTAACAATCTTAATTCAATAGAGCTTAGAAAAATTCTTGCTAAGAATGAAAGAGTTATAAAGGCTAGAAAAGATTGGAAAACCATTAATACAGGTTGGAATCAAGATGTTAAATTAACGGTTGATTTAAATGACAATGAAAAGATAATAGATTTACACTGGCCTAATATTAGAGAAAGAGTTCTTAGATTATTTACACATGGTGAATTAACAAAAGGGCATATTAACTATGATGCCGACAATGGTGTAATTCAAGTTGATCATGGTAACTTATCATATTGTGTAGAATTAGAAGGATATGAATTTGTAAGATGTTCTTTGAGAGGAGAATTCACAAATTGTGATTTCTTCGGATGTGACATAAATGGATCTGACATACATACGTGTAATTTCTATCAATCTACACAGGTTAATTCATCTAAATTAGAAAGTTCATACGTTCACCAGTCTTGTGTATTAAAAGACTGTTACATATACGGAAATGGAATAATGAAAGGGACGATGCAAGGAGGTATATTTAGAGACGGTAAATACGATAAAAGAACTGCAAAGTTTGACAACACTGAAAAAATACTTTATACGGAAGTTTAAAAATAACTAAAACAAAATGAGTGATAATATAATAGGTAATAATAGCCACTTAGATAAACCTACATGGGATGATAATAAATGCTTTAACGACTTTGTAAATGAGTTGGCATCGGAAGTAACAGGGTCTTGTATGATTCCTATGAATCTTCCAAAATCAGAAGTAGAGAATATTGTCAAGAGAGCAAAGAAATGGTTCTATAAAAATTACGAGTATTCGATGAAAGAAAACTTTATGGTTTTACCTAAAGAACTTTTTAAGTCTAATCTTTTTAAATCTAGAAGATGCTTTACTCTTCCAAAGATGGATCCAGTTACAGGTGGTGGAGAAGTTTATTCAGTATATGGATGTTTTGAAACTGGATCAAAGTATGCAGGTGGAACAGATATTAGATTTTCACAAGGTGATTTTGCTATCGAAAGAATGATGTATACTGGAATGTTCAGTGGAGATGGTGTAGTAGATGCCGCAGAGAACCTTCAATATTATGTGGTTAATGAAAGTTTCTTTGATATGGCTAGACAAATTCTAGAAAACCCCATTGGCTATCACTATAACCAACTAACACATGAGATTAAATTTACTGGAGAAACCCCTAACAGAGATATTATATTAGAAGTATATGAAACAATTCCAGAGTGTGCATTATTTGAAGATGAAGCATTCTTTAGATATTGTGCTGCAAAGATTAAAATTTCATTAGGACAAAAGTTAAGTATATTTGGTTTTGCTTTACCTGGAAATATTGAAGTCAATGCAGACGCAATTCAGGGTTTAGGTGAAGGAGAACTGGAAGCAGTGATTGAAGAAATAAAAACAGATGAAGGCACCGATTGGATGATGCATTCTTAATAGAATATATAGTTAAATGGAGTTTTATATAAAAGCAAAAGGAGATCCTGGATTCGATCCAAGCAAATTAGAAATTAGTTCTGAATTAGCTAGGTTGATGACGCAGATAGAAACTGTTCTTTTTACGAGAAGAGGAGATGTTTTAGGTGATCCTGAATTCGGAGCTAATTTAGAAGACTATGTATATTCATTAAGTTATAATGACTATTTATTAAAAAAAGTAGTTGCAGAACAGATTTATAAATATGTTCCTTTAGCTAGAAAATTTAACGTAACTGTTGATGTTGATTTCACAAAAGAAGTTGACAGACATGCAGTGTTTGTAGATATAAGAATTGATAATAGATATCAACTTGGAGTTTACGTATAATAAAACTAAAAATAAAAATGGCAGATAATAAATTTTTATCAACTTCCAGAATAAAAGCTGGAGAAATGATTGACGACATTAGATCCTATATTACTAGGATATATGGCGAGGTAGAAGGTGCATTTACAACAGCCTCTCCGTTTTCACAAATCCTAGACGTTATTTCAGAAATAGGAAGATTAATATTCTTCTACATTGAAGATTCTACAGTAGAGCAAAATATTCTTACAGCTCAAAACCCAGAATCAATATATGGACTCTCAAGATTAGCAGGACATGATTCATTTAGAGGAGCTGCCGCTTCAGGTGAATTAAAGCTTAGATTAGGAGTGCAGGGTTTAGATGATATTGCTGGTGATGCTTTAAACATTCCATCCAATGCTATTATAGAATGCAAAGACAACGGTCTTAAATACACCCTGAGAACAAGTAATGATCAATTTAGATTAGAAAAATCAAACGCAAATTATATTTATATTCCTGTAATTCAGGGAGAATATGAATCTCAAACATTAACCTCAACTGGAGAATCTTTTCAATCCTTTAATGTAATAACTAAAAGCATGATAGACCATGGACAGATTAGAGTAAAGGTTAATTCTAATTTATGGACTAAATATGATTCTTTATATGATATGAAAAAGGGAACTGAAGGTTATTTAGTAAAAACAGGAATTACAGGTGGATTAGATCTTTATTTCGGTAATGGTTCATTTGGTGACATTCCTCCAACAGGTGCATCGATTGAAATCGAATATTTAAAAATAGGAGGTGCTATGGGTAATTTAAACGGTAGAGCTGATTTATCGTTTGAATTCAAAACTGAAGGAACAGATTCATTAGGAAATACGCATGATCTAAATGAATTATTAGAATCTGAATTTACAGTTGCACCTAAAATGGGAGCAAATCCAGAAGATATTGAATTAACAAAGTTAATTGCCCCATTACAGTCACATTCATTTGTATTAGCAACTCCTGATAACTATGAGCACTTTCTTTCAAGATATGGTATGTTTTCTTATTTAGATGCATATAACACTACAGATGATGGATATTTAGACGATGATAATGTTATCTATCTGTTCATGTTGCCTAATACTCTTAAAAAATTACAAAACAATAAAGATTATTTTAGCTTAGATAATTCTGAATTCTTTTTTACTGAAATAGAAAAAGAAGGAATTATGGGATTATTAGAAAAATCAGGAAGACAGATGGTAACAACTGAAATTAAAATAGTAGATCCTTCCCCACAATATTTTAGAATGGATATTAAAGTAAGATACTTTGAAGGATATACAAAGGCTAATCTTGCTACTGAAATTAGATCTAAAATAGCAGAATACCTAATTAACATTACAAGAAGAGATAGATTACCAAAATCTGATATTGTCGCTATTGTTGAATCAATTGAAGGTATTGATTCCGTTAACGTTAAATTCACTTCTGAAAAAGAAGAAACGGCTAGAAGATTAGGATATTATACTTCTAAAACAGTAACGGTAACTCCTTCTACCCCAATCTTAGAAGATATAGGTAATGGAAAACAAAAAATGGTTTTCTTTAAAAGAACAGTAACTGAAAGGCAAATTAATTTTGAACCCAATGCACCTCTTCCAGAGAATGTAATTAATTTAGATTCATTTGGAGATATAATTTTAGAAAAAGAAGAAGTTGCATTATTTAGAGGTGGCTGGTTAGATCAAAATGGAAACATGGTGGATGATTCAGTAAAGACTGGAGAAAAAGCAGCTCTTTCAATTTACTTTGATGAACCAGCTGTGAAAAATAGCATATTCGCTAAAGTTCAGGCTAAAAATAGAAAAGCTATATAATGAGTATTTTTAGTAACCTTTTTAAAAGTAGAAAAAAGAGATTATATTCTATCAGGGAAAATGCATTTGACGATAGAAAAAATTTAGGTAATGATTATAGAAGTAATATTTTGAAAAACTCAATTTCTTCTCATATTTGGAGAAATAATCAAATGAACGACTTTGTTAATCTTATTCAAGATACAATCGCCGATTGGGTAGATTCTGTAAACTATTTAAAAATTTACAAATCTTACACCATGAAAAAAGATGATAAAAAAATTAGATAATAATGCCATATCAAAATCTTAGATTCTTTGATAATAGTTCTAACGAATTAAATTTAACGTATGATTCTACTTTAGAATATTCTACGGGTACTATATTTCTACCTGAAATATCGACAGGCCTATATGAAACGATAAATTTATATGTTCTAGAAGAAGTAAGGGATGAATTAGATAATCAAAGATTTGTACATCCTATATCAGTCGATGCTAATACTAATACTTTAAGATTTGAATTTGTTTCAGGCTATGGAGATAGTAATGATATTTTTCTTTATAGTGGAACAATGAAGAACGGAGACTACGAAGTAGTTGTAGATTCTTCTCAGGTTTCTAAAATGAGAGACAACAGTCACTACACTTCAATTGACTCTGATGGTTTTAAAATAGTTCCTTTAAACGCAGCGGCATTGAATGTACAAGCATGCATCGCCAATATAGCATTAAGTTCAGATAAAGAAGGTTTTCATATTAGAACATTAAATGTATATGCGACCGAAGATGGTAATGAAGTAAAGGTTGCAGAAATTAAAGTTTATGGTGAAGTAGTTGCTGAAGATGAAAGACTAAAAAGTCTTTTAACTAACATGGCATTAAATCTAGACGAAATGGATTATTTGATATTTAGAGATTCTGATATTAAAGACCTTGGTGTAGATTATAAACTATTAAATAGAAAAAGAAAAGAACTTTTATTACAGGCTTCTACTATTAAACCCTTTATAGGAACATATAAAGCCCTATTAGGTGTTATTGATTTCTTTGGATATAGTAATGTAAGTCTTAGAGAGTATTGGTTAAACATAAACGAACAATCTGAAGGATTTGGAAAAATGATGGTGGTTCCTGTTGCTAATCAAACTGAAGTAGGTTTCTTAGCAAAAAAGAGTAGAAATAAGAACCTTCCTAATTCTAATCAAAAGAAAACTTCTAGATTTTCATTAGCATACCGATTAAACGTTCCTACTGGAAAATTAAATGAATTTGATTTACCAGAAGTAGAGGAAATTACAGATTTTTCGCCGGATGAAATCTTAATAAAATTATATGCTTTAAAGCGTAAACTACAGAAAGAATATTTACCGCTTAACGCAAAGATCGTAGATATCACAGCAGAGGGTGATTACTTTGACGGAGTAAATCAGAGAGTTTGGAATAATCAACACCAAATACACGCACAGTATGCTGGACAAGACGTACATTATGATATATTTCCAGATGCTAAATCAATTTATATAGAAGATCTTAGGAAAGTAGATTATAGACTAGAAGGTCGTAATCAAAAGATAGAAGTTTTTAATAAAACAGAAAGAAATGAATTAGAAGATTCTATTAGATCTTTCTATACAGATTGGCACGATGAAGATATGTCTTCACATAATACCATTGCAGGAATTCCAATAGGAGCTCCTATTATTTTAACTGGAACTTCACTTAAAGATACATGGGATGATGCAGACTTTACTTTCATAGATGCAAACGATACTGACGATGATGCTAATATTTTACATTCTCCACCCGGACAACCTCCATATACCACTTTACAAGATCCTTATTTAACATGGGATGATTGGTGGAAAAGAAGTGTATATGAAATTGAATGGATAATTAAAGGTCCTAGAGGCTACTTTAAAACTATCAGAGGATCTATTGACAATTGGTATACACTACCAATAATACTTCCATACATCGGTGAGTACACTATTGATGTTGCTTTTTGGGATTTATATAACATAAGAAGTATTAGTCACAATGAAAAGATAACAGTTAAATCTAAGAATGTTGAAGTATATGGAATGTATCAGAAACTCACGCCTGAATTAGATTGGGCTAATTATAAATATCAATGGGATGAAGCAGGTTCTTCATGGGAATGGGGTAGAGAAAACCTAAACACTGTTGAAGAAAGTATTGCTACATATTATCTAACTCTCGATAGAGCTAATTATTTACACGAAGATGAAGATGGTAAAGAATTCTCAATGGTAAGAAGATTTGCAGATTCTACAACTCCAACTGGATTTAATGAAACGACAGGGCCTTATCAATGGAAATCATTAAGAAAACATGTATGGAATGATGGTCCCGAAATATGCTGGGATCAAACTAGGGTTGGACCAGATTTAAATTCTTCTTTTAAATTAGAATTAAACGGCGCTAATAATGGAACTATTTCTGTTTCACAATTAGATCCTTTTACAGATTTAGAAATAATAGAAGAATATACACCTGTTGCAACATATCCTACGTCTAATACTGATTTTGCGGCTTGGGAAAGCTTAAAGGATGAATTGAATAATTTGAATCCTAACCAATGGCCTATTTTTACTAAATTCAATTGGAATCCGATATATAAAGATACTGATGGAAATATAGTAAATAATTTTGATGGAGCAGATGTATGTAATTATATGCTCGTAGTTTCTAAACAACCCAATCAAGTATATGATTTTTACAATGCTACGACTAGCACTGGAATCATAGATCCAGATAGTTTTGTTAAATACCAAGCATACAATCCTAGCTTCAATGATTCTTATATAATAGACGATCACGGTACTATTAATCTATTAAATCACATGACATTTTCATATGACCTGACTAAAATGCCGGGCATAATAAAACAGAAATGGAGATTGATAAATAATAGTGTAAAAAAAGAAGATATATATTATGATAATCAGTGGCTGACATACTTATTTGACACTAAGGGAGAGTACAGTATTGAGCTTGAATTAACTGATTTGAACGGAAATAAAAACATAACAAGAAAAAACATCTTAACAATTAAATAAAATGGCAAGTATTACAACAATTTTAGGAACGCATTCTCTTTCTTCTTCGAGACTTACTATCAATAATAATTTTGATAACGTAAATGAAGAATTAGGATTAATCGCAAATGTTCTAGACACGACAAGTTCTACGTTATCTTTAACTGGAGCTATTACGGCAGGCACACTGTCCTTAAACACAGGTACTTTAAATACTTTTAACGTAACTGCATCTTCATTAGAGGCAGGCGTTGAAGCTACGTTTAAAGAAAATGTAATTTTAGAAAAAGCACTCCAGTTTACAGTGGCTCCTACTGCTACTTTTCCAGCAGGAACAGTTACTCCTACACTAGGAGCTTATATTTACACTGGTTCAGCTGATGTAGAATTAGGACCTTCAGCAGATGGACAAATTTTAACTATTATTGCATCGACTGCATTTCAAATGCAAGGTACAGGTTTAGACAATATAAATGGCGCTGATACCTCAATAGATGTTTTACAGAACGGTAGTATCAGTTTTATAGGAAGTACGGACGGCACTTGGTGGATTACAGGTTCACATAAAGCCACAATTTCATAATATAAAAATAAAACAGTTAATTAGATGGCTACACCATTAATAAGGATTCCACAAGAACAAGGAGGTACGATGTATGCATTTGCTAATGCAGCAAGGGATTTGACACGCGCTTATTATAATCCGGATATTAACTTTGAATTTTCTAAATTTGCATTACTAGACTTGCCAGTATATGCTGATTTTATTCAAAGTGATCCGACTGATCTATCAGAGGGTCCTAATTATATCAAGTATGATAGACTATTTGAAGGAGGTGGCGGTTCTAATGCTAGTTCTTATAATGATTCGTTACATGATGGTAATGGTAACGTACATTTTGCACAAACTTTTCAAAGTTATGCTCTTAATTTAGAGAACATGCTTCTTAACCCAGAGGTTAATGATGATTTTGATGATGTTTTATTTCAAAGTGATGCTGAAAAAATATTCTTTAAATACTTATATCACATCAATGCGATAAGAGTAAGAACTGCAACTTCACAAGAAGTTTCAACAGGATATTCTAGAATGATAGAGCTAGATGATTCTACTCAAGCCGGTTCTGAATATAGTCAAGTTATAAAATACATTGGAAATATTGATGTAACTAACGATAAAAATTATAAAGGGCAACAGTACAACGAAATATTTGTTAACGTTCCTTCTTCTGTAGGATATACTCCTGAAGTTTTATTAGAAACATCTAAGTTTAATACTAATAATATTAAGTTTGTACCTGGTGCTGAAATTGAAGGAAGAACAAATGATGATACTCACCCAGATCCTTTTTTAAATGTAGAATCTTATGCTGATCAAGCTGACGGAACTTATAATACTGACGAAAATGAAGTTCCAACATTTGGAATTGATTTTAATTCAAGCGCCTACTCTAAAATAATAAATGATCCTAAATTAGATTCAATATTAGATTATTCTAAAAGAGGTGGAGATTTTAGATTCAATGCTATCCTAGTGTATTATGACATATATTCAAAGTCTAACATTGGAAATAAAGCAACAAACCTATACGGTATAATATTATTAGATAACTGGAAAGAAGATACTTCAAATGATGGATGGTATATTCCAGAATTAACTAAGTATAAGCCGAATGAAGTTACCGGTCTTAATGGTAATGCATTTGCACTTAAATTAAATCTTAAATTTAATTCAGCGCTAGATAATGTTGGGATAGAAAAGAATGTTAATGATTATTCTACTTTCTCAATGGACATTTTCTTAGACACAACAAGTGCCTTAGAAAACGCGGTTCAATTATTAAGAGATGCTAATACTAGATACAATGATATTTCTAAGAAAGTTGAAATGTTAGAAAGTTTCTTTTTAAGTTCTGAAAACTTACAAGGAATATCTAAGAGACTAGACCATATAGAACAGGATGTTGAAAATGCTACTATTAATTTTCAAGATGAAAGAAGTCTTTTAGATCTAATAACAAATACCAACTCTAGATTAAATCAGGTTATTTCTGGTGTAATTCCAACAGAGATACAATATAATACAGATGTTTTAGAGTCAGGTAACCCAGGAGTGTCTATTGATAAATCAAACAATGGTAAAGTTAAAATCAGTTGTGTTAATTATGGCTATTCTTTAGGACAAGCTTATGTATATGATACTGTAACTTCTACTAATGAAAGAGAATTATCTGCTGATTCTATGTTTTTACCAGATGAAGCTGGAACAAAGGCGGTATGGCAAAGACTTAAAGAATTTGACAACTTAGTTATGGTCTATACAGATCAGGCACAGGACTTTGATTCTAATCTAAATATATACTTAGATGATACAATAACAAGTTGGAAAAAAGGCCAAGTAGTTAGAGTAACTTTTAAAAATAAAATAAAAAACTTATCAACACATTACATAACACTGTGGACTGATAAGAGTAATGGATGGTCGCAAAAACTTTCTATTTCTTTATCGGACTTATTATCTAATAAACCATATATCGAAATAGTATGTGTAGATCCAGTAAATAAAACGTTTGAATACGATATCTTAAGATAATATGAGCGCTAGCAATTCTATATCACATTTACTCGAACAGTTTCTAGAATTAAACACTAATTCACTAGAAACTTTCGAACGTATCAATGAGGCTATTTCAACCGATAAAGAAACGGTTACAATAGATTTATTCGATAATCGCACAGGAGAAATGACTGCAATTCAAATTCCAGCATTTGGATTTTTGAAAAGAGAAATTGAAAGAATTGATAAGAACATAACTGCGATTAGTGGTTTAGATACTTCCAGTGCAAATGTAAAACTTAAAGATGGTTCTTATAGAAGAATACATACTTCTAAATTAAAAGGTCCTTCTTTACCTATAAAGTCGTTAGCAACTCCAAAAGAATTTAATACACAACTAAACGATTTCTTTGAAGATTTCTTAAATCCTTTATTAACTATTAGTTTAGATGTTAAAGGACAAATTCCAGTAGATACTGAAAGAGTTTATACTGAAAGAGTTATATTTGATCATGAAGACTTGTCTTCCACTGAATCCTTTGATGAAATTTTTAAAGGTCAGAATGATGTCAATTATTCTAAATTTATTTCTAAAATAAAAGAAGATGGTTTAAAATATAGAATAGATGCAGAGACGGTAGATATGCCAGTAAGATCTATTCAGTATAATGGCCAGTTAGACGTATTAAAAGTAGAAAATGTTCAGAAAACATCTCTAATAGACGGGACTAGTCAAACTAAAACCGTAAAAGTATATACTCTAAATAAATTAACATATTCGGACTCTAATAAAGACATGAAAGATACTGAAACTCTAAAAATTGGAGATTCATTGGTAGTAAACACGTCTGAATATAACACAAGATATAGAGTAACCTCTATTGATTCTTCAACAACACAAGTTGAATTGTCACTTTTAGAAGGTTATTCACCGATTAAAATAGGAGCGAATGCTCTCGCTATTTATAAAGATATTGATGCTTCTGTTTCTATAGAAGTTAAAGTTGGATTTAATGAAAGACAAGTAGTTTTTGTTAAACCAATAGATCCTATCTCTAAACTACCAGCTACTGATTTCTCACCAGGTGTTGCATTCTTTTCGAATGAACTTACTATTCAAAATGAAGATGGTATAGTTACTACACTTGCTAAATACTATAAAGAAGAAGTTGCTGATTTTGGTCAATTTATTAAAGCACTTAAGGTTGATTACATTCCACCTGCATCAGAAGGTCTTATCCCAGATGCACCAATCGTAGAAGTAGATAACTTTAAAGTAACACAAATTAATAAACACCTTACTCAAAACGCTAGCGTTGAACAAGTAAAAAAGATCAAATCTGATAAAGTTAAAGCTAAAGAAGTTATTAAAAAGCTTGACACTACAATTAGAAAGAAAAGAAAATTAATTGCTACTAAAAAGTTCTCATCTAAAATAGAAAGAAATAGAGAGAAAAATGAATTAGCTTCTATCATTAGAGAAAAGGCTGCTGAAACTAAAGTATTCTCTTCAAGCGTTGGACAGATTAAAGCGATTGCTGAATCAAATGAATTACCTAAAGTTAATCCTAAATATAGGGTAAGAGGCTTTTGGTCTATTCCGGAGCCAAAGAAAGTTGGTGATGAAATTTCACAAGAAGTAGTTCAGTTTATTGCTAGATATAGATACGTTTCCTCAACGGGTAAAACATCTGTAATAGAGCAAATCAAATTTAATAAAAAAACTGCTGCATTTTCAAACTGGGTCGAAGTTAAAGGTCCTATTAGAAAAAGAGAAAAGCAAGCAGATGGTGGATATAGATGGATTCTAGAATCTGAAGAAGATTCACAGGCTATTAATTTTAACTCAATAGATTTATCTATTCAGCCTGGTGAAAAAATAGAAATGATGATTAAATCTGTTTCTGAAGCAGGTTTCCCACAAACCCCAGTAGAGTCAGAATGGTCAGATATTATTACTATTCCTTTTCCTGAAGGAGAAATATCTACAGACGGAGCAAATAGCCTAGTAAACCAAAATGATTTAGATAATGTTAAGGTTGAAATAAATGATGATTTAGAATCACAAGGATTATTTACACACCTTGATAGTGGATTTACGGCAGGAGATACTTATTATGCCCATGCCGCAGAATCACTAGCATCTGGTTTTTTAACAGGAGAACAGAATCCTATTAGCGTATATGATAAATTATTGGAATTACAGAATCAATTAGAAAGACTACAAGCTAAGGTTGAAGGTGCCGTTGGAGAATTACAAATTAAAATTATTGACGAAGAAGGTGAAGTAACGCTAGTTAAAAATAATTCAACTGCTAAAATATTCGCAGGATATTATGTAGATGAAAAACCAGATGATGAAACTAAAGGATATATTGTTACTAAAAATTATAGAGTAGAACTTCATAATACTAAGGCATCTGATCTAGAATTATGTGCAAGAATTAATGGAAATCTTAAACAACCTGCTTATGTTTCTTCATCACAACAAGAATATGGCCTAGGTATTATTAATTTAGAAACTGGTAATAAACAACCAACTGGAACTACAACACCTGATGTTAAAATAGCAAATGATACATATTATATGACAGAGGCTCAGTATGATTTAGTCCCTGTTGTTTATCAAAATCTTACAGGTGATGGAAATTCATACAATCATTTTTCTGTTGCGCCAGACCAATCATCTCAATTAAATGGACAGTTTATTTATTCTAGATTTAGAAATATAGCTAATAACGCTGATCTTTATTCGATTATAGATCCTGATACTGACTTGTCTAGGGATTCAAACTTAACAGGAGTAAGTAGCGCAGAATATGGATTAACATTTGCAACAGTCACGAATTCTGGAATTGGATCAATTTCTGATAGAACTCATTTAAGAGATTTTACAGACTTTAAAATACAACCACATCAAGATTTACCTAGTAATTTAAACGGAGCTGGTGATTTTATATGGAATGGAACATGGAATAATAATGGACAGGGTGTGCAGAATGAAGATGAAAACGGATTCCAATCTGATCCGAACGTTCCTGAAGCTATTCTTCCGAACTCAGCTGATACAGTTTCTGTTTCTCAAATAACGGCTGCTAAGTATGATTCAGGTCTTTTTCTTCATAAATCACACCCGCTACTTCAGTCTGACATAGGTTTAAATACAAAGGATATAGTTTCAACGGGAATTGTATCGATGCCGAAATATGCTATTAAAAGATCTAACGATAAGAATGGAAAAATTCAAACAGCATATCAACCGCTGACAATTACATTTAGAAGTGACGGTGAATCTGGACCAATAGATGAACAAGGTAATGTAATTGGTAAAAAGTCTTTAAAAAACTCATTTACGGAAGATGATCAATTTTTATTAGGTGGTCTTTCATGTGGTTCTTTCTTATACCTTTCACCTATAAACCAAACTAGTCTATCGGTAGATGGACCTAACAAGTATGGTAAAAAATTAATTGAAGGTGGAAGTCAAAATGCAGTGTCAGTTGATATGGTATTCCAATATAGAATGACAGATTATTTTGGAGAGAGTGAAACCGGTAAAGGTAGAGTTGCTGGAATATATGGAAATGCATTTACCAATTTAACATATTCAAAGAAAATAGGGCTAGACATCATAGATTCTTATAAAACTGAATTTAGCTTCGATGTAGAAGTTTACGCTAAATATAGAGCAGTTGGAACAAATAAAAATAGTATCAACAAAGTGATGCTGAGTAATTATAGAAACTCCCTTGGTTCCGGAAACTGGTGGTGGAATAGAAGAAGATTCTTCAGTGGATATAATGATTTTAGTTCATCTAGATTATACGATTTCGATGCTCGTCCATATAGGTAATATCTCGCTGTAACTAAGCAAGATATATACTCTAACAAAAATAGAGTCTATTTATAAATGGCGATAACGATTAACACACAAGCAGAAGGTATTTCGTATAAGGATAAGTCCTTTGCCCTATTAAGAACTAACCCCAAGTTAACTTCTAATGTCAAATTAATTACTGACGAAGAGGGAGATATCTATTTAAGCTCAATCAAGGCAAATAGAACTCTATCGCAGTATGAATATCAGAAATATCCTATTTCTAGTTCAGGTGAATATTGTAGGGACGTTGCTCAGTTTTACGGAAGATTAAGTAAAGATGAAAGATATCAGGTCGGTAGGGAATTTACAGATCTAAGTGTTTCTAAAGACTATTCTACACAATATGAAAACCTATATAATTACGGAGCTTCATTCAATTATACAAAGGCCTATGACGAGCAATATAGAATATTTGCTCCAATATGGTTAGAAGAAAGTGTTCCTGAAAAATTTATAATTTATAGAATTAAAGATGTAGATTTTAAAGAAAAATCTTTAGAAGATGATCCTAGTCAAAATTCTAGAATTCAAGAAATGTTATCTAATGCGACTTTAATAAAATCGTATGATATGACTAATAACTCTAAGCTAGGGAGATATCTAAATAGTCACGTATCTAATCCCTTAATTCCTAAGTCGCATATTGATTTTAATTTTGAACTGGATGATCCTACTTCCTTTAACGGAATAGACGTAATGTTAGGTGGCTTTGTTGAAAAGTCAGATTATATAGATGATGATTACGTTAAAGAAGACCTTCCCGAAATTTTAGCTAATAATACATTAACAACTAGCTTTGAAAGAAACGGAATTGTTTCTCACAATATAATTAATTTAGAATTTTTATTTGACGATAATGAAGCCGACGACTATAATGTTTATAGATATTTTGGAATTTTCGTAGATGAACATCAAGAAGGAACTGTAGTTGTCAATTCTGTAAATTCAATAGGACACTTAAATTTAGATATAAGCAATTCATCGTCTGACGAATTAGATAAATTACCATCTATAAAGGATTACACCCAGCCGATTCTTGGATGGGTAAAAGATATTAATAATAAATATCATAACGTTTTAAATAGATTTAGAAAGACTAGAATAGAAAAAAACCAAATACTAACATCATATAATGGAGACTCTTCTATTTTTGTAAATAAAAAACAAACAGAGTTTAACACCCCCGTAATAAACAAAACACCATTTAATGGTTTTATAGAATTAAATATAATAGACCAGCCTTCTGATAATGATAAAGTATTTTTAGGAGACTTGCTCGAGATAAGTATTGAAAACTTTAATTTGGGTGATTTTGTTTTAATCGCAGACACTTCTCTTCCAATTGGAACATTTCAAGAAAATAGATATTCTGCAATAGGTAATACTTCTCAAATAGCAGCAGCACTTGCAGCGGCGATTAGAAATGCAGAAGTTATACCGTATAATGCTAGCTCTATAAAGAACAGGGTGATCATAGATGACTACTCACAGGGAAGGAATAAGAATACAACTGTATTTGGTATTAGTTCATCTAATCCGAACCCCTTTATCGATATGCAAAGTTCAACCGACGCAAATCTTGCATTTTCAAATAAGTATAACGACTTTATAAGTGAAGGTGGAACTGTTACGGGTGGATTGCAATTAGGAGACTATGAAATTTACACTATGATTGGTGGATGTTCTGTTAATCAGGGTGTATTAATATCCCCTAACGAAATAGGAAACCTACAGGTAGGGTATTTTATTAAAGAACTTAATAAGGATAACTATGTTAGGATTATAGAAATAATAAAAGATCCTTATTCAGAAAACTTTAGAGTTATTTTTCAAAAACCGGTGGTTTTTTCAATGGACAATGTGATTACAAGTTATGAAACCTATGATACTCCCTTTGGAAAGTTTTCAGCGTATGATTTCAAGGATTTTAATTTTGATTTCTACGATACTTCAAATTCTAAAATAGACTTTTTAGTTTTAGAGAGCATGCAATATAAGAATGATGAAGCTTCGTTTGGAGTAGCAAATGTTTCTTCCATTTACGTCCTCGAAGCCAATGACCAACCTTTTCCTGGAGCAGATCCTTATATATTAATACATGATATAGACGTTAGTGAATTTATTAAAAAAGGAGACTTTGTAAAGGTCGATACGGTAGGTAATCCTGGTGAACAGGAATGGACAGAGGTAAAAGATGTAATCTATACATCAATGGGTACGATGTTCTTTACTAAAATAATCACGAAGGATTTAGCATCTGCTAATTATTTTTTCAACCAGTCTAACGTTGCTGATATCTATGAAGATTTTATATTTAAACCGGGTCCTGGTAATAGTCAATTATTTAAGTTTAAATCTTTATCTAGTATTATTAGAGATGATATAGTTGAAAGTGATTTTATAGATACAGAAATCATTAATGAATATGATAGGTTAAAGGAGAACTCATTAAAGGAGACGAGTGTTAATTCAAGAGTCGTACCTACTATATGTAAATTTAATTTAAAAGATTCTACTAACTCTAGAAATTTATCATACATCCTAAACACCAATGAAGCATTCGGTGTAAATAATTTATCAGCTGATATTACTAAACTTTCAGAAAGATCAGCTGAAAAACTAAATATGGAACACTTCTATATACATAATATTCCTACATATTTATTAGAACCTAGCAGTATTCCATTACTTATGGATTATGTCTATGAAGGGTACGAAAAGCCTTATTCAGAATTAGTCGCAAATTTAAAAAGCACTGACTTTGATTATTTTTCAACTATATTAAACTATACAGGTGCTCATCAAAATGATAGCTCAGGTCTAGCGACAATTGAACCCGGTGAATGGGTTAATTCAACCCCACTTAAAATGTACACTAAAATGCAAGGTGGAGATTCTGTTAATTTTTCATCTACAGTTTTTAAAGGATTAAGATATATTTATAAAGATAGAACTGAATTTTTATCGACTAGCCCGATATCTTTTAAATCTTCGTCTGATGTAAATGATTTTAAAGTTGCAACAATACTTAACTATACTTCTAACGACGAAATAAACAACACGGGAGTAGATATAGAGGTTGTAAGAAATAATAAATTTAAAACTATTAGCATTCTTATAAATTTACAAGTTCCTACAAATGATATATCACAATTAGACAGATATTTGTTATATAATTTAAATGACCTTTTAAATGAAGGAGAAATACTTGATAGTAATATTAGAGGTTTCTTAGAGTTTGGAGGTAGCTCAGTAACAGTATGGAATACTGAAGATCCTGAAATTACAACGATAGTGGAAGCTTCGGTGCAATCAGTTGGCGAAAATACACCTAAATTTACACAAGACATTTTTAAAATAGATGAGCAATATTCATATATATTATTTGAAAGTGGAAATGAAACTTATTCTTTACAGGTTGTTTCGGTGATAGACGATTCACAAATAATAGTTAAAGGTCTTCCTTACCTATGGGTATTAAATCAGCAGACTGGAGAATATTATCAGGATTTAGATGTACCCTATGACGATCCAACTACGATTCCTAACATTATACCTCTTAAATATTATAACGGTGGTAAAAAGGCATGGGATAATGCATTACAAGACGTTTCTTCATTTGGATTTGCAGATAGAATTAATACACATAGAGATATAACGTATACTACTATTCTAGAGAATGGAGATATAGAGTCAGGTCAGTTTTGTTTAGAAATACAAAGCGGTGTTGAGTTTGTAAAAACCTCAATTTTAGACATAGAAATAGATGATGATAAACCTAAGGCATTTAAATTAAATAATGATAATATAGGTTATAATCTGGTTGCAAGAGAAGATGGTGGATATTACACTACTCTTAAAAGAATGAACGGTAGCTATGATCCTTTATTTAAAGATGTTGTAACTTTTTCATCTCCCTATGGCAATTATAAATTTAGAAATACCTTAGATTCTTTTAATGAAGAGCAAGAGAACAGGTTGAAAAAATACAACAGACTGATAGGAGTAAATTGTATGTTTAATTCTAATTTAGGAGTTGATGAAAATTACGGAATTATCAATAACTTTTTCTTTCATAAAGTAAATGAATTACAGCCGAAGGTTATTAAACTAAGTCAAGAATCAGATAAACTACCCCTATATCCATTAATTGGAGAAATAGCAATAGATAAAAAAGATTTAAACCTATTTAAGAGTAAATATGCTAAAGACTATTATACAAGGTCCTTTGGTGGAACAAATAGATCAAAGGAAGTCCATGGAACATTAAGCCCTATAGAAGAAAGATCTTTCTTTGCATCTACAATAATGAAAGTTAAAAATGAATATGATATAACTTCATACAATTTAAAAAGAGTAAGATCTCTTCAAGCGTTAGATGTAATTAGATATGATGAAAGAGAAGATGATGGTGCTTATATTTTTGAAGATTCTCAAAAAATTCACATTGACTTCTACATCGCTAATTCTATTGTAAGAAAATTAAAAGAAGAAAATATAACTGCGTATTATTCAAGGTACGCTACTTCTGAATATTCGTATGGAGATAAAACAACATTGGAAGATGATTCAACAATATACATTGAAGAAAACATTATACCTAGATTTATAATAGATCAAATAAAGGTATATGGAACTGAAATAGCAGGGTATCTTCCAAGTGATGATATAAATCAATCTAAATATAGTGAATTGGAAAGCGTAACTAATATAGAAGATATTACATCTGATGGGTTTTTTGAACTTACTAATTTTGAAATCAGAAGTTTCGCTGAAAAGCCTTTAAATTTCAGATTAATATATAATAAAAAACCAGGGTATCGATATAATTTGAGGGTCCATTCTAAAATAATTGCATAAAAATGAACATAAGAATCAAAGAACTTTTTAAGAGTGATCTAGATCCTAACAGTAGTGAATGGTGGTCAAAGGATAAAATTGATAAAATTAATTTTAATTTTAGACTAATGAAAAACGGAGGGCCAAGTGGCCCTGTAGGAATTGAAGGACCAAATGGTGAAGATGGTGATAAGGGTGAAGACGGTCTACAAGGAACTGAGGGACCACGTGGAACACAGGGTATGATAGGACCAGAGTCAAGTGGAACTTGGAAATCACAAGAGATAACAGATGATAATAATCCAACACAAAGGGTAATATATCCTTCCGTTGCTGTTAATCAGAGTGGAACGGTTACATTAGCAATTGGTGCATCGGCTCATTTAGATAGCAATGGGGAATTAATAAGTCCTTATTATGGTGAATTATCAACAGAGCCTGTCAGTGCTTCGAAGAGCGGAACATTAAATATTATAACAGAAGCTTCAACCGGTTCAAGCCCCAATAACCCCACTCCATCTCCTCAGAATTCTATCATATTTGCAGAAGATAAACATCTCGATAAGTCATATAATATTGGATTAAAAATAGAAGAAGATAGTAATAATATTGAATTTCCTGTTTTAACATTTACTCCGGATATCAATGCTGATCACGTAAATAATAAATTTGCTATAAAATTTGATAGAGACAATAGGTTTTATTTTAATGGAACCATTCAAAACGTATTAGGTGCCGAATCCGTAATTCCGTATGAACTTAATGTAGATGCAACCTCGCCGGGTAGTGTAATAGAATTTAAAGTAGGGGAGATAAAGTATTCTAATCACTCTCCAAGTTTAAATAAATTACTAAAATCACACGACACACAGGGAAGAGTTGAATGGGAAGATGTTTTTAACATGTTTCAAGTATTCCCCGTGGGATCTATAATAAGAATACCCAGTGATACCTTCTTTGGTGAAGAGAACTTTAATCTATCGGATGCCGAGACAGGGCCTATGTTAATTGTAGACGGAGATGAAGTAATTAAAACAAACTTCGGATCAGGTAAACCAACCGGGCTTTATGCAGGATGGTACTTATGTAATGGAGAAACATGGGGTGATGGAGGAATCGTAGCATACGATACACCTAACTTAAACGGGTTTGACTGGGCTATTACTAATATAGCAGGTTTAACGGGAGATTTATCAGGCAGTACAAGTGGAGGTAGCTTAGCCACATATAATGGTAATATACTTTTTTCAGGAGGAGTTAGTGCATTGGGTCTCGATGGTTCTGGATTAAACCCTAATGTCATATCACATTCTTTTGATAATAGTACAGAAGATGTAAGAATATATGACAATGAAAATATACAGTTTGCGCCTTCTGAGCATATCATAATGGGAGAACAAATTAGTATAATTTATTTGAAAGAATATGATTATAAGTGGAGTACGGCCGCCGCCTCTACCAGCTCTTCTAATATACAATTACAATATCACGCGATGACAGGATCTATGGATTCAAATACTATCGCACCAGGCACGTACAGCACTAACATAGATATTGCAATGCAATATGCAACTACATTAAACCCAGAAACAATACAATGGACGGCAGACGGTGCTCCAAGTGATGGAGCTCAATTAGATGCTTATTGGAATAACGATAATAATTTTGCAAATGGTAATGTAAGATGCTATTCAAACGGACAGGAATTAGCAGACGGATGGTTAGCTAGAGAATCTGGTGGACAGAATGGATGGGGCTATGCAAGAAAATATATTAATGGTGTTGGGATATCTTCAGATGACGCTTTAGAAACAGAGCCTAAAGAATGCTGGATGATGTATTCTGAAAGTGTAAATGGAGTTGACGGTACGTATTCTAGCATTGGTATTTCTAATAACGGACTGCTCCCTCCTGTAACAATGACAGAGGCAGATGTAACCGGGTTTACTGGATGGCCAGCCGGCACTTCTTTGGAAAAAGTATTTATTTCTAATAAAATAGACAATCATCCAGATGTCGTGGGATCTTCTAGTGATTTTAAAGATTATGAAAATACTTCACATATATGGAAACGTAATGATGGAAATAATACCATAGATCAATTAACTGATGGTTGGTATAGGAGTGTACCAAATACGGATACGTATCTGGTTAATTTTGGCTTCGGTGGTATGTTAACAATAGATTCTGGATTATATATGGCATGGAGAAAATATTGGTCAGCAAATGATAATGAATTTAAAGGAGATGTTATAAAATCTAGATTTGTACAATGGTCGAGTGGAGACCTTTCTCTTGGAATAGGTGCTACTACGGCATGTGATGCAACTTCAGGTAATGATATATTTTATTCTTCTGATATGTTTGAATTAGGAGAAAACCCTGGATCATGGCGCGTAACGAATTTAGGTGCATCTAATTCAAATGCCGAGAATGAAGGTAGAGTTTCGTCATGGTTGTCAAACCAAATATACGTAAGACAAGACCAGAGTTCTAACACAGTTCTTTATAGTTCAATCGCTAATCTTGGAAAATATCCACTTACATTATTAAAATCAGATACCTTTATTCCAGGAACAAACATCTCGATAAAAATAGCCGACTGGACTGGAGACTCTGGTACATCAGGATATACAGGTGAACATTATAAAGCTATTGATTCAAATAGTCAAGCAACTGCCACTAATCCGACAGAATGCTCGGGAGGAAGTCCATCCGGTGTTATATTTGACTGGGATGACGGAAATACCAATAATACACTTAATTATTTCGGTGGAGGAGGTAATGGAAATGTTTATTTTACGCTTAGTGGCATATCTCCATCCCAGCTTAGTTCTTCTAATTTTACTATAGAGGATCCTAGCAACAGCATGAATTGGGCTAGTGTAAGTTTCAACCCAGGTGACAATTATGTATCACTAAGTATCATGACGCCAATAGAAGAGCCTAGTGAAATATTGGACTTAGATTTTGATTATAGTGGTACATTGAATGAACTCGCTAGCGATACTACTATAGGAATTTCCATTGATCCATGTCACGTTGAAGGTACTGTAATTAGTATGGCAAATGGAACTACTAAATTAGTTGAAAACTTAAAAGTAGGAGATGTATTAGATTCGTTTGATATAAAAGGATTAAGCGATAGTGGTGAATGGAGAAATTTTAAAACTAATGCGATGGAATTCAGGGCTCCTAAGTCATCTGCTAAAATAGTCAGAATAATAAAAGGAACTTATAAGAACTATCAAGATATTAATAACGGATTAACTAAAATAACAAACGAACACCCTATATTAATAAAAAGACCAGATGGAGAAATATTCTTTAAACAGGCTCTTTATATTGATACGACCGACATGATATATGTTAATGAAAAATGGACAAGAGTTAACTCTAATGAAACTATTCACAAAACGGTTAACACATATTCTATTGATGTTGAAAATGAAGATGTTTATATTGCAGACGGTATTTTATGCCATAATGTTGAAGAGCTAGAGGAAAAGGTCCAGTAATAATTAGTTCTAGAAATTAAAGATATATACTAAATAAATAAAGATTTAAGTAATGCCAATACCTATTAATTTAAAGCAGATTCTACAATCTGATACACAACAGGAAAAACTGGATAAAGTTAATTATAACTTTGATCAGTTAGTTGCTAATGGCGGTGGACCAATGGGAGCCACTGGTTCTATTGGTGAAACGGGATTTCAGGGTGCAACTGGTGACGATGGTCCTCAGGGTATTGACGGTCCTCAGGGTTTTCAAGGACCTGCTGACGCTTCTAATAATTCAAAATGGAAAGACGGAGCAATATGGTACAATGGAGCTCTTAATATTAAAACTATAGTACCTGAACATGAGCTGGCAGGTCCAGCAACACAGGTGAATTTCCCTCCAACTAACGTATTATTAGGTTATGCAAGTAATGATGATGAGTATAATGATTTAAATTTAATATCGGGGTATCTAAATAGCGTTTTATTAATTAATAAGAATTCAAATTATCATGATTCTAACATTAGATTAATATCTGAAAAAGGAACAGATAAGTATTTAGACATAGCATTGACTAATTATCCTGCTTTAAGTTCAATTGGCGAACAGTCTGTTCTAGAATTTAAATTTGCATCTAGTGTAGCGGCAGGAGAATATAGATGGAATGCAGATACGTACATAATCAACGATGTCAATGATAATGAGATGATGTCAATGGACGCTATTAACGGTGTAAAATTTACAGGATCATTTCTTTCTACTAACGATGCAATATTTACAGGTAGTATTTTTAAAATTAATAACTCTTACGTAGGTGGAACAACTAACACTAACCCAGATGTAGATAAGATTGCGGTGGCATTAGACAATACTGGAACGATAGGTTTTAAGGAAGCATCTGAAATAGGTGCAAGTGTTCCCATAGGAACAATAATATCTTTTCATTATGACACATATATTGATGTTAGTAACTTTACACAGAATCAAACAATAAATTTAAATAGTGATCCAAGTACGATAGATATTGTAGTTGGAAGAGGAGTTGCAGGTACGCAATATGAGGGATGGTATTTATGTAATGGTCAAACTTGGAAAAATAGTAATATAAACTACACTGTTCCTAATTTAAATTCCTTTTCATTTAATTTTACAACAAACGTAGGCCAAATAACATCACTAAGTGGTGCATCAAGACCTAATTTTATAGGAGGAGGTCTATTTACTTTCTCTCAAGACGCGAATTCAATTGAATATGATATAACTGTTGATTCTACAGAGGCATGGGTAAGTGAGACTTCAACTAATTCTAATTATGCAACAACTGAGTATGCGGTTGTTAAAACTCCTCAATTAATATATTTAGGAGCATCTGATTTATATTATAATGTTACAGGCCCTGCTCCTCTTACATTCCCTGCCATGTATTCTAAATTATTAGATAACAATAGCACAACATATAACGATGCAGTATTTCCTAATTCACCAGATGAAGCAGGAGCAGATAGATGGAGAGAAATAAATTTAGTAGATGCTAATGGATATCAAGGTAATTCGATTATCGTTGGACAGCCACTTCAATCAGCAGGTAGAGAAATTAAAAATACTACAACAGGAACATGGTCAGCAGGAAGTACGTCAGATGTTCAACTCGAATACGGCCAAGTTAATATATTTGACTTAAGATTAACAGCTAGAGGTAAAGATACCTCATGGTCATCAAATCCTTCTCCAGAATCACCACCTAATTGCAATACTGAAAGAGAAGCAGAATCTTATTCATGGTTTACTGACTGGTCAGAAAGATGGAATGGAAATACATCTACTACATCTGCATGGAATTACGTAGGAGAATTTAATCCAAGTTCAACTAGTTCATATTACGAAGGTCAGATTTTTAGTTATCAAAACAACTTTTATACAGTTTCTCCCGGACAGTCCAGTATGGGAATAGATCCGGTGGCTTTAAATATAACAGATCCATCTGCACATATAGTTGCAACTGGAAGCTCATGGGAAAAAGGAGGAAATAGCTGGTATGGTACTCCTCGTTATTTTTATAGATTGCCTAAAGTAGAAGATCCTGAAGAAGAGAGTTGGCACTATAGTCCTATGAATCAATCAAACAGTCCTTCTAATTCTGCTCCTCCGCCGAACAACAGATTTAGTTTAACACTAACAGGAGGTAGAGGAGGATATGGCGATTGGGCTACTAATACATCAGACGGCGCAATAGTACGTCCAATATCGGGAAGCCCTGGTCAATTTGAGCCCGTATGGCCTTCACTTTATGAGCAGGCTAATTCTACCACAGCAAACGCATTAACAAGCGGAGAATTATATGATCAACAGGGAAGATGGACATGGCCAGCAGAGGTCTTTTTAGACATTTATAATGATATAGGTCAAACTGTTGCGATGGTTCAAGTTCCTATAATTACAAGATGGAACAAAGGTATAATAGAAGACCTCTATGATAGTTTAACAATAGACCCGACAACTGACTTTCCACAATATTCAATGCCATATAACTATACAGAGGGTACTAATCACTGGAATACGGCTGCAACAATAGGTACACAAGTTGGTCCGACAATAAGCGGTCCCGGTGGTACCATAGAAAAGATGTATAGCGGAGGATGGGAAAACCCAGGGACAGGTGTATTATCTGGAGAAGATTGGGATTATTGGTATACTGGACAGAATGATACTGAATTTAGAAGATATCAGAGGGTTGAATTTAAAATCCTAGTATCACCTTCAGTTTCAAACGACATATATTCTTATTTAGATAATAATCCTGGTTCTACTATTAAATTTAGAACTGCATGGTGGAGTGATAAGATACAAGATGGAACCGAAGATTATTTAGATCCTGACACTGACAACGGTATATATAATGGCGGTGGAAGTCCGGATTACAGTTCTTCAGCATGGAATAGACAGCCGGCTGGAATGGGATACGATCCATCAGTGTGCGTACAGAACTATAATCCACCTACTTCAGCACTTCAAATACAAGGAGGGTCTACCTTTAATTTGGATGATTATTCCTTTGGAGCGGGAAACGGTAGCGACCAGGTACAGTATATAACAAACGATGCTACTCAAACTCCTATTGTAATTTCAGGTACTTCCCAAAACACTGGAAATGGAACTAGGTATACTGCAACCGTAAATCCACCTAACATTAATACTGGAATAGGAACAATTGATATCCAATCAGTGACAGCATGTTCGCAATTAGGCATGGGATATACCACTAACGATCTTGTAATACAGCATTCAGCGGGTAATTCTACGCAAATTACGTATACTGGTTCTTTAACAACAGCTACATGCCCTAGTCTATGTGAGTCACATGTGGTGACAGCCGGGACTAATTCCTCATCACTTTACTCTTATGAAGATTGTAACGGTGTTATACAGTTTGATACGATCCTGGTAAATGGACCTTCACAAACATTCTGTGCAGCGATCGGTAGTGTAATAATAACAACTCCAAGTTCCGGTGCATCGGTTTCCCTAGGAGGAATGCTGAGATGTGATTAAAATAAAGATATGAATATAATAAACACATATAAACTTTACAAAAACGTAATTCTTTTCGGAGGACTTGCGATTTTGTTGTTTTGTCTTTTACAACAATGTAACTCTAACCAAAACTTAAAAAGAGAAATTATACAAGTTCAGAAGGTATCTGATAGAAACCTTAATAACTATAAAGCCACGCAAGATACTATTATAATTGAAAAGAATAAAAATAAAGAATTAGTTTCTAGTATAAGATCCTTTGAGTATGATGTAAACACCCTAACTGAAAGTAATAAGAAACTAGTTTCTAAATATGCTAATCAATTAAATATTAATAACGAATTAGAGAATGTTAATAGTTTACTTTCAACAACTTTAAACGTAAAAGATTCTATAATAAACGCAAATGGAGTTGTAACCGTTGATACGGATTCTATAAATAATATAGATACGATAACAGTTGACGTAAACGATAAGTGGGAGTTTGATAAATATAACTGGAGAAGATTTCAAGGAAGTATATCTCTTTTAAAGGATAGCACTAATTATAATTTATTCTCTTCTAGATTTGATATTATACAGGGAATAGGTTTAAGTGCTGCCATCATTAATGAAGAAGGATTTGACAGACTTAAAATTACAACTCCATATAAAGGAGTAACGTTCACTAATATAGAAAATATAAACTTAGTTAACGATAGATTAAATAATAAATATGAGAAAAAAGCAGGGTGGTCTATTGGTGTTGGATTTCAATATGGACTTAACTTGAATAACAATCAAGTTATAAGTACTGGTCCATCAATTGGTATAGGAGTATACTGGTCCCCTAAATTTCTTAGATTTTAAAATAATAAATAAACAATGGCACAATCATCCAAATTCTTAAGACTAGATGACGACATTCTAATGGAGTTCATGTATCATGATCAAAATGTTGATTATGTAGATGATGCTAAGATAGAAAACGACGACAACGGAAGTCAATTTAAATTTTTAAACACAGAGGCATCTAACGATTCAGCCTCTAGATTCTTAATTCATGAATTAGGAGCAGATGTTGTTAACTTCAGTGTAAAGATACAAGATGGTTATGTTTTTATTAATGATTTTGCGTCTAGGCAATTAGTTCTTAAAAACGGCAAAACTTATAAATTTAACCTATCTGATTCTACGATAGACAATATAGCTGGATTCACAATAGATGGTTCAACTACCCAATTAATTGGTAACACATACATATATACTCCAGGAACTAATGGAAGATTTGAATATTCATATGAAAATATGGCTGGAGATAGTGCTAGAGGTGGAGAAATAAACGTAGGAAATAGAGCTAATCCTTTATTTGCAGAACCAGAACAAGAAACTGGAAATAGTATTAAAACTGCAACAGGTGAAGTTGGAAGATATTATGGAGTTCCTTCAGAATATGATGGCAAATGGGCTTTACTAAAAAATGATTTAGCATATTTAGATAGTTCATCATGGAATGGAACAGACTCTTCTCTTGCAAACGTAGATGATAGTATAGTAAGTGATGTATGGTATGACACTATAAGATTACACTTAAAGACAGGATTTTCATTTGCAGCTAGAGGTAAAGAAGGTTTTATGTTTCAGGTAAAAGCAAAAAGAGAATCAGGAGTCTATAATTATTTCACATCTATTGTGTATTTAAATCATTCTAATTTTGAAATTAGTAATCCTAATTCATTTGTATTAGGAGATACTTCATATTCTAAATACATACAAATTAAAGTACCTTCTTTAATTTATTTTGATGTTTCAACTAAGAATAAAGATTTTCACGATGCATTCTTTGGAGAAAACGAAGATGCAATATTAGATTCTACTAACTATGAAATAAGTTTAAAATTAATAAACACTTTAACTGAAGAAGGAGATGTAGAATACATCAATGTAGAAGACACTATTGATGTTACAGTCGCAATGGAAGACGAATATGTAGATATTGCAGCAAACGTCGAGGAAGTAGAAGATATGGATTATTTTCAAATATATGGGACCAAGGACGGATCTAGGCAAGGTTTTGAAAACTATATAAATGGAAGAATACAAACATCAAGTGATGATATCATAATATTCCATGACATAGAAGTTAGTGAACAAATAGGTTTAGATTTCTTAGACACATCTTCTATGACATTTACTCAAACCGCAAATTATGAAGCTCCGATACCATTTAGACCTATCATATTTAATTCTGATATTGCAAGTTCATTTTATATTAGACATACTATGAGAATGTATAATGAAACCGATAATACACAGATTATTAAGGTTGCTACTATGACATCATATAATCCTAAGAAATACGGTACTCGTATGGAAAAGATTAATCTAAGAAACGTAGATCCTACTATTATCTATAATAAACTACCTAACACTACAGTAAATAGAGAATTAAATCAATTTGTTAATTCAATTAGACCGAGCGTTGGAGAAACTAAATATGTTCCAGTTGCGTTAGATACTTATGGTATATTAGCATCTGCTACAAACGTTACAACAGATTTAACAGAATCTGAAGAATTAGATAACATTAAGTTTTTTGAAGAAGGTAAAGCTAGCATTAAATTATCTAAAGTATCTGATAACTTCGTGAAATTTAATATTGCTCAGCCCGATGGTGACGATAAAAAAGCGGTTTCATTAGTAAGCGCTGAAAATATAATTTTAATTATTAAAAGCGGATCTATAGAACAGAGAATAGTACATGATCCTTCATTTCCTAATATAGATTTAGGATTAGGAGAAGTATTCTTTAAAATACCTAAAGGCACAGCTGTAAGATTTGATAAAACAGATGCAAATAAGTTCGAAGACAAATTCTATATTAATATAAAGAATGGAGAAACAGAGTCCTTATTGTATCATGGAAAAGTAGAAATAGTATAATGATATTAAATAGTAGAAATAACTTATTTAACTTTAAATTTCCTAGGACATTTATTCCGAAGGAAGTAGCTGACAAATATAGATCTTATTTGGGTAAAATGCCAGGCAACATAATAGAAGAACCTATTGATTTTGTCAATTATTCAATACAGGGTTTAAGTTTACCTGGAATTAATTTTGATCCAATACAGCAATCGCCTAACGACGGAACTATCACATACCATAGAGGGTCTATTCCTATTCAAAATACAGTTGAAAGACAATTCTCTATAGAGTTACAGCTATTAGACGGGTATATTAATTATTGGATAATGCAAGATACTTTATTATATTATTATTCAAAACAAGTTAGAGACCCTTTTATTAACGATCTAAAACTTCAAATAATGGATGCAGAAGGTATACATTTAATGAGTGCAGTTTTTGAAAAGCCTATTCTTAATTCTATTTCTGAATTAGAGTTAAACATGTCAAGTAATGTTGCTGATTTTTCTACATTTACACTTAACTTCTATTATAATAAGTTTAATATTATCTCAGAGATAGACGGTAAATAAACGAGATATATAATCCATAACAATATAGACCAATATAATGAAAACATTTTTTGAATACTTAAGCGAAGAGAATATAACTAAAGAGGAAATTACCCTTTTAGAAGAATCTCTGCAGTCAGAATGGACTGATGAATTAGAGCAAAAAGTAGATGCTGCTTTAGAAGAATTTACTAGACAGTATGCAAATGAAGATGGAACGTTTGATTTTGAAAGATTTAATGAGGAATTAACAAATGAAGGTTTCTTAGGTTCTATATTTGGTGGCCTTACAGGATTTGCTCTAGGTAAAACAATTGGTAAAACAGTTGCTAAAGTTCTAGGAATTCAGAAAGGTATTTTTTACGATTTATTAACCTCAAGATTAGTTGGCGCTGGATTAGGTGCGGCTATCGGAAAATCATTCTAATTTGAATTACGTATCAGTAGACTTTTCATTAAATTCTCCAGGTATTTTTATATACCAAGAAGAAACTAACGAATATCATTTCATATCTTATATTAAAGAAGGTCAAGGAACCAAGAAAGAAAGAGCTTGGCAAGAAGACATATCTCATTTAAAGGGAGTTACTCTTATTAATCAACCTGACTGGGGAAAACATGGTGAAGATTATTCAAGCGTTGAATTAGCAAAGATAAAGAGATACGCTAAAACCGCAGATGACATTATTAATTTAATAACGGATATTACAAAAACAAAGAAGCAATATATTATTTCTTTTGAAGGAACTTCTTTCGGTTCTAAAATGGGAACTAATAATATTATAGATATGGCTGCAGGAGCTGCGATACTTAAAGAAAGAATGCTAAGTCAACTTGAAATCTTAGATATTCAAACCATTGCTCCCACTACAATTAAGAAACACGCTGGAAAAGGAAACATGAATAAGTCTCAATTATGGGATGCCTTTTTAAGTAATGTATTAGGAGATCAAATTTTAGCAGAACATCCTCTTTTAGATTTTTGTGTGAAAGAAATTGGACCTTCTAAAAAAATACCAAAACCCTTTGACGATTTAGTTGACGCTTACTTTTTAACTCACTTCGTTAGAGCAAAGATGTCGGCCACTGAGGAATAGATTTACCACTGAGGCTTAAAGTCTTAAGTTATACTGTCTTTTCCCCATAAAGTTTCATAAAATAAAAAGATATATAAAATATGCAAACAGATAGAGAAATAATACCGGCACACCTATTAAAGCTTAAAGAGATTTTAAGTGATATGGTAACTCAACATAGAATAACAGAAAATGAAATGATAGATATGTTAAGAAAGGCTGGTTTAGCTCGTCTTCCAAACTCTTCTTCAAAGTGGATTGACGAATCTGGATCAACCTATTCAGAGTTATAATTCTTCCCCCTGCCCCCTGCAATACGGATATATAGAATAGTTATTATTGTGAAACCTTTTAGGAATTGCATGTATAACTATTGAAAGTTTTTTAAAGATTAAAGACATTAACGTAAATTAAAGCAATTAAAGACATGGCAGATTTTGACATTTTTAACCTCAGCGTATCAGACGTTGAAACTCATGAAACAAAGAGCTCAAGCTCTACAAATGAGATCTACAAACCATCCGCAGATGATGGTAAAGACGGAACTTACAAAGCACTTATTCGTTTTGTTCCAAACCCAACAAACCCAAGAAATTCATTAGTTAAAAAGTATGTACACTGGCTAACTGACGCTAACGGCGATGGAAGACTTATTGATTCACCTTCAACGGTAGGAGATAAGTGTCCAATTGCAGATGCATTCTTCAAACTTCGTAAGAGTGATTCAGCAGTAGACCGTAAGATGAGCGACAAGCTTAAGCGTAGAGAACAGTATTACTCACTTATCAAAGTAGTGAAAGATCCTCAGAACCCTGAATTAGAAGGTACTTATAAAGTATTTAAATTCGGTTACAAAATTAAAGAGAAGATCGAAGAAGAAACTAAACCTGCATTTGGTGAACCAACTCAGATTTATGATTTATTCGAAGGAAAGAACTTTGAACTTATTATTACTCGCCAAGGTGAATATAATAACTATGATAAGTCTAAATTCTCTGCAACTAGATCAGCTATTGCAATTGATGGAAAACCAGCTGAAAGAAACCAAGAAGCTATGACATCTATTAAAGGTGAATTAGATACAGCGCCATCTTTAGATCCTTATGGATATAAGAAATGGGATGCTGAAACTCTTGACTTTGTCAATGGTATTTTAAGACAATATCTTAACCCTGGTTCTTCAATGGATTCTGTAATTTCTACACCGAAGCCAGCTGCTAAAAAAGCAGCAGTAAAAGAAGCAGCTCCGGTAACAGGAAATGATGCTAACTTTGAATTCCCTGACACAATGACAGCGACTCCAACGGCAGCAGAAACAAAATCTTCAACTGCATCAGCAGATAGCGATGATCTAGATTCTTTCTTAGATGAAATCGGAATCTAAAAAAATCACAGAAGATTTAAAGCAGAAGGTCAGAAGTTTAGTTAAACAAGTTTGTGTAAAAGAACATACTGACCCTAACAAACACATGATTAAGGAAATGCCAGGTCGTTTAAACCTGGCATGCCCTTATTGTGGTGACTCGCATGGTGAAACTCATAAGAAAAGAGGTAATCTATATTGGGCAACGTTACAATTCCACTGCTTTAATTGTGGACAACACTCAGATCTATATGGTTTTTTAAAAGATCATCACCTAAAATTCAAAGATACTCAAGATTCTATTACAATTATAGAATACATTAAAGAACACAAAGTATCTGTTAATGAAGTAGACACTCTACAACATGGTGTATTTAAAACCTTATATGATTTATCACCTACGAGAAAGGAACTTAAAGAAGTTTTTAAACTAGTAGAGATAGAACCAGGAGATCCTGCTTTTTTCTATTTAAAGAACAGGTTTTTACATAAGAAGCTTAATCACTTCTTGTATTCTCCCAGAGATAAAAGAATCTTAGTTTTAAACTTAGCACCTGAAGGTAAGGTTATAGGATTTCAAAGTAGATCTTTAAGGAAAAGTAAAAACACAAGATATCTAACATACGATATAGAAAAGATATATCAGGAAATGAATAAAGAAATACCTCTCCAGGATGAACAGCTTATATCCTCTAAGAAGTTATCAACTTTGTTTGGTATCATGACTGCAAACTTCCAAATGCCCTGTACGGTATTCGAAGGACCTTTAGATGCCTTATTTATGCCTAACTCTATAGCATTGGCGTCTGTAACCAGATCAACCGAAGAGTTAGATGAAATTCCAACAATACGATATATGTTTGATAATGACGAAGCAGGAAAATCAAAGATGATGCAAAAATTAAAAAGAGGTAAAGAAGTATTTACATGGGACAAATTTATGTCTGAATCAAAGATGGATAAATATCCTAGCAAGATTAAAGATCTAAACGATCTAGTTATCGCTGCTTGGAAAACAAAAAATAAATGTTTATCCACAATGGATAAGTATTTTAGTAATTCACGACTAGATGCTTATTACTTATGATAGACGATTACGTACAAATGGTAAATGACGAATTAGATCAATTCGAAGAAGATGGAAAAAGACACAAAAATCTAAAAATGATTATTGGGTTTGCAGCAGCCGATTTATCACACGCTGAAAAAGAAATTAAAATAACTCCTAAATACAAAAAGAAATTTAAGAGTCAAGTTTATATTAAGAAGAATACTAATAATAACTCATTATTCTAAAAAACACCACATGACAGAACAATCAACTAACAAATCTAAGATTGTACAATTAGACGAATATTTAGCAAACCAAAGATCAGAATGGACTTTAAAGATTAAAGAACTTACTGCAAACTTAAAAGAAGGTATTAACCTAGAAGATGTTAGTGCATATACATTAAGTTATAGGCAAATATTAGTTGAAAATTTAGCAACTATCGCTGGTAAAATTAGAACACAGAAGGGAACAGTAGACAAGTTATATAAACAGAAATGGATTGAATATTATAAGTTTGATTATAAGATAACGGATAAACAAAGAGAACGTTTTATCGACGCAGATCTTTCAGATGATAAACAGATTTTGGATTTACTTGAAAGCCAAAAGGCCTTTATTGAAGGCTCAGTAAAAACTCTCGACAATATGGGCTTTGCAATAAAGAATCGCCTTGATATTTCGAGACTGTAAAAAAAGTTAAATGAAAATTGATTTTAACTCTAACAGATGATAATCAATTCTTACGAATTGATGAAGCAGAGGAACTTGAACTAGAGCAGATTAAAATATCTTTAACTAAAAGAATTGATAGTTGGAGATTTAATCCTTTAGTCAAGAAAGGAATATGGGACGGATATGTTTCATACATCAAAGACGATAAGTGGATTCCCGCCGGTCTTTGGAGATACGTTATGCTCATTTGCAAGGAATATAAGTTTGATCTTAAACTTAATGGAATTCAAAGACTATTTGATAGAAACATAGGTGCAGAATCATTTGAAGCATGGGCTTTAGAATTTTTTGAGGGTAGTAAATTTGTTCCAAGGGATTATCAAATAGAAACAGCATTTAATATCCTAAAGTTTAGGAGATGTTTAGCTGAATTAGCAACTTCCGCTGGGAAAACACTTATTAGTTTTTTAACAGTGGCGTATATGTTAGAAAAAGAAAAGGCCGAAAAGATATTATTTATAGTTCCTAATGTTTCTCTAGTTGTTCAGGCCCATGAAGATTTCCACGAATACAATAATAAGAATAGAATAAAACTAAAGATACAACAGATATATGCCGGCCAGAAAATAAAGTCAGACAGGAATGTAGTGATAGGTACATATCAGTCCTTAGTTAAAAAGCCTAAAGAATATTTTCAACAGTTCGATGCTGTTATTGTAGATGAAACTCATAAAGCGAAATCTAATTCTATTAAGACTATATTACAAAAATGTACAAGTGCACAATATAAATATGGTTTATCGGGTACAATTCCTAAAGATGGATCTTTAGACAAGTTAACACTAATGAGTCAAACGGGTCCTGTAATTAGCGAAGTTAAGGCTGCATTTTTACAGAGTCAGGGTCACATCGCTAAATGTAAAGTAAAAGTAATTGAAATGAATTACGCACCTGATTCCGCCAAAAAAGCATTTGAAGAATTAGCATTTAATAAGTATGATAGGAAGGATGTTTTTCAACTGGAACAAAATTATATTATTAATTCTTTTGGTAGACTTAATTTTATATGTAATGTTGTTGGCAAGGTCCCTAGGAACTCTCTAGTTCTGTTTCATAGAATAGAACATGGTAAAAAAATATACGAACAGCTCCGCCAAAACTCAGATAAAAGAGTTTTTTATGTAGATGGAGGAACAGATAAAGATATTAGAGAAGAATATAAAAAGAAAATGGAAGCAGGAGATGAAGTAGTTATTGTAGCGAGTTATGGTACATTTTCTACTGGAATTTCCATTAAGAAAATACACAATATATTCTTTACAGAGTCATTTAAGTCCGAGGTGATCATCAGGCAGTCAATTGGTAGAGGTCTAAGGCAGCATGAGTCTAAAGAAGCTGTATTAATTGTCGATTTTGTGGATGACATTAGAACTGACGAATGGGATAACTATTTATATAAACATAGTAAGGCGAGGCAGAAAATTTATAAACAAGAGAAATTTGAGTATAGTATTAAGAAAGTCAAATTTGACGGAGATATATAGAATAACGAAACTAAATTAAATAAACATTAAAAAATGGCACAAGTTAATAAAATTTCTTCATTTAAATCGTTTACAGAGATTAGAAAACAGGAATCTGTTAGTAAACTTAGAGAAGAAAACAATTTAAAAAGACAAGAATCAGTTGGTAAAATAGCTGCTATTCTAGATGAATTAGGATTAACTTCTTTCGAAGGTTTAGAAGAAGATCAGAAAGAATCAATTATCTCAAAAATATTTGGAGATGTTTCAGAAGAAGAAATAGCTGAAATAGAAGTAGAGGTAGAAGATGTTACTGCATCAGAAGAAGTTACTGAATCAGACGAACCAAAGTGTACTAATAAAAAAGGACATTTATATAAGCAAATTGACAAGGACGGAACGGTAGAATGCGTACACTGTGGTCTAAGAAATTCATTAAGCGAATCTTTAGTTACTGAAGCTAAGACCGTTACTAAAGCAGCAATTGAAGAAATTGGTGATTTTAGAGACAGTGAAGGATATTCTTCTAATCAATACTATATACTAGCTGACTTCATTGATGGAGAAATCACTATGAAAGATCTTTCAAAATTAGTAAAGTCTAAAGAAGTACAAAAAGAATTAAAGGGAGAAGATGAAATCGATATGGAACATATTGAAGAATTTTCAGAATCTTTAGTTACTGAAAAAGCTAAATTTAAAGTAGGAGATACTACTGAAAATTCAATTGGAAGCGAAGTTGAAATAATCGCTATCGATAATTGGAGAAAGATATCAAAGCAATTTAAAAAAGAAATGGGATCAGATGCAGATTCATACGGATATGAAGATACTGCAAAGGGAGATTACTATCTTGCTAAAATTGTTAAAAGTGAAGAAGGTGATGAAGGTGATTTAGGTATATTCCCAGTTGAATACGATCACGCAAATTACTGGGGATTAGGAGAATCATTAATGAATGAGGCCTTAGATATTAAATATAAAAGAGATGCAAAGAAAGTATTAACTCAATACAATAAAATATTTGCAGAACTAGGAAGCTTAACAGCTGATAAAATTTCTCACTTAGGAGCTATTAAATATATTTACGCTGAAGCATTAACTGATGCTAATTTCCATAGAGAAAGAACAGCTACTGAAAAAATTATCAAAGGAAGATTAGGAAGTGTTACTGTTAATCCTTTAACTCTTGGTAAACAAGCTATTATAGTAGGAGCAAAGAAAATATCACAGATATTAGATGAGTATTATTCTAGAATTTCAAATGCTGCCGGATGGTCAGGTATTGGAGTTGCTGAAGGCACTGCTCTATATTTAGAATCTATTGGTGAATCTAAACTTGCTGAAAAATTATTAGCAGGATTTAACGCAGTAGAAGAATCAGTTAAGTTTCAATTAACTGAAGAAGAAATTTCTTTAAAAGAATCTAAATTTAACGAAGTAATCAATTATGTAATTAATGAAGGAACTAGAGGTCAATTTGGTAAAATAGACAAGAAAGGAAATATTACTTCAGTATATACTCACTATGATTCATATCCTGAAAACATGTTGCCTATTATTAAATCAACCTTTAAAAGTGGTAAAAATGTAGATTTTGTTCTTAAAAATGGAGATAATTCAGGTTTAGATAAAGACGTTAAGAAAATTAATTTCTATGGCGGAGATGTTAATCTGATGAAAGGTAATGTTAAGAATATTAACAAATATATTAAAGATGCAAATTACGAAGGTGGTGCAGAATTCGTTTATTTATGGGATGAAGGTTCTAAAAAATGGATGATGGCAGATATCTACGGAGAAACTGGATTAGTTCCAGCATTTGAATCAAATATTTATGAAGGTACTACTACATCTTTAGATGAATTTACAACTGACACTAAAAGTTACTCAGGTGCTTTAGCATATTCTTTTAAGAATCATAAAAAGAATTTTGATAAAAATATTAAAGTAAGTGTTGCTCTTGGAGATAAGTTTAAATTTACAAATGAAAAAGGAGGTATTGTAATGCAAAGGTCTCATGGTCCTGAATTTGACACAGTATGGTTATCAGCTGATAAGAAAAAAGCTCAAAAAGTTGCAGATTGGCTTAAATCAGAAGGTGCTGAGATTGTTCTTTTCGGCCCAAAGACTAGATCATTTGTTGGTAGCAAAGAAGAATTTATCGATAGATATTTATAATAAAAAATAAAAATAAACTGACCTGGATTTTTCCGGGTCAAGTTTTTTAATTATATTAGCTATATACATGGAACTAAATAACAACTTTGTAGATTTTATTCAACATCACGCAGATGCACAAGGCATGACCAGAGAGGAATATGTTGCACATTATATGAGTGAAAATAAGAGTAAAGTTTTATCATTTGACGAATATATCGTTGAAAAATACAATACACTTAAAGAAGAATTAATCTTAGAAGGCGGTGCAGCTGGTCACATGTCTCATCCTTTCGATGAAAAAGATTTAACATTCGCAGATTTTAAAAAGATCGTAACGTCCGGTCTTCAAGGAGAATTAAACTTTGAAGAGGTAGCCACTGAAAAAACAGACGGTCAAAATCTATTAGCAACCGTAAAAAACGGAGTTACGATGTTTTCTAGAAATAAAGGTCAATTAATTAGTCCCGTTGATTTAGACGGTATTATAGAAATGTTTGAAAAGCATGAGGTACCTTTAGTGCGAGAAACATACGTGTTTGCAGCTAAAGATCTAAATGAAGCTCTTCCAAAAATTAAAGATCAGTCCATATTTAATGACGGTAAAGATTTTATAAATATAGAATTAATCTATTCTAAAAACCCAAATGTAATCTATTACGAAAGAGATGTTCTTCAATTTCACGATATTCAAGAAACTGATGGGAATGGTAATATTACAGGATCTAGAAAAATAGCAGGAGAATTAGTCAAAGCTTTAAAGGAAGTAGATGCCGATGTTCAAAAGACATTTACAATAATTCCTCCTCAGATTTTAAAACTAGGTAAAGATATTAATTTTGATAAAAATCAAGCTAAATTTATAAAGCAGATTGAAAAATTAAGAGATCGTTATAACTTAACAGACGGTGACGAAGTTTCTAGATATCATGAAATGTGGTGGAGAGAAACAATAGATGCAAATTTCCCAGATTTACAACAAGACTATAAGGAAGGTTTATTATTAAGATGGGCTTATGGAGATAAAAAGTCTTTAAATATGAGATCACTTGCAAAGGAGATAGGAAAAGATGAAGCTGCTTCTGTTAAGAAATTTGACAAAGAAGATGTTAAAAAGAAATATAAAGAAAACATTAGACCGTTTGAAGATTTATTTTTAGAACTAGGGTCTATAATTCTTATGAATGCTTCTAATTTTGTAGCTGCAAATCCAGACAAAGAGATGCAAAGACTACATAATCAAATTAGATCAGAATCTGAAAAGATCAAAAAAGATGGAAGCGTTACTCAGATCGAAAAGGTAATGAAAGAACTAGAGAGATTAGATAGAATTGGAGGAGTAGAATCTATCATACCAACTGAAGGAATAGTTTTTGTATATAAAGGAAAGACTATGAAACTAACAGGTACTTTTGCTGCTATCAATCAGCTGATGGGAATCATAAAGTACGGAAGATAAATAATATAATATGGCACTTAAAAAACTAAGACAAGTATTTCAGGAAACTAATATCAATGCATTTCAAGATATGTTGAATAGCAGGGTTCTAGTAACTGAAAAAATACAAGGAGCTTCATTTCACGTTAGAAGAAACCAGACTAAATTTGAATATTACAAATCTGGAGATTCTAGAATGAACATGATAGACAGAACAATAGTAGGTTTATATGAAACAGGTGTCAAGCACATCCAAAGTTTAGATCCTAGTATAAAGGAACAAATGCCACATGATTGGAAATTTGGTTTTGAATATTTACCTGAATTAAACGTGTCAGAATATAAATATACTAAACTACCTAAAAACAATTTAATACTTACGCACATTCAAACTATGAATGAGTCAGGTAAGATTAGAAAAACAATTAGCGATCCAATTATATTAAATAAATGGGCAAAGATATTAGAGGTTCAAGGACCTAGCATTGTGTTTGATGGTATGCTATCTCAAATGCAAAAAGAAGAATTAATAAGTGTTTTATCTATGTCAGATAAGGAGTTTTCTGAAGCATTTGATTATGATCCAAATACAGATGCAAGATTACCTTTCACTCAAAAGATGATTAAGACATTTAATCCAAATGCAGTTTCTCCTACGTTAAATGAAGACTTTGAAGTAGAAATTGACGGATTAATAGTTTCTTTTATTGATGAGAAAAAATCTAGATCTTTTAAATTAGAAGATTTTACAAGAACTGTTAGTGAAAATAAGAGATCAAGCCACATGTATCAAATTACTATTGCTGGTCTTATTGAATTTATTTCTACATTTGAAATGAAAGACATTCAACTAAATGAAGAAACAGCAGACTGGAGATATATTGAATTAATGTCAGTGATGTTTAATACGTATGTTAAAGAACACTCTGCTAAGTTTATTGGTGTTAACTTTGAATCAGCTGATTTTGCAGATTCAGATTCCTTTAAACTAAATACTAAATACATTAAGAACGAGACCACTCTTTCTTATGTTGAAAACGAAATACTTGCAGAATTATTTAAAATAACTTTAGGTTCTTTTAGAAAAAAGAGAAGCAAGGAAAGCGATATCATAAATGCAGAAATGTTAGAGCATTTAAATCAAATAGTAGAAACTATAGATAAGAAAGTATTTGTAGAGAATACCGATGAAAATTCCATATACGACTTTAATAATTTCATATTACATAATAAAGTAAAGACAAGTGTTAATTTAAATGAAGCACTTAAAGTAGATCATCCTGAACAAGGAGGAGAATTAGTAAATATGTTTGTTGGTAGATTCCAACCATTTACACTTGGACATGCTAAAGTATTAGAAACTATACACAAAGAAAATGGATATCCTGTGGTTGTTTTATTAGTAAAAGCAAAGAATAAGAAAAAGGAAGATGCATTTAAAAGACCTTATGATGAGAAGACACAATTAGATATGTTTAAGGCGGTTCAAAAACAATATCCATTTTTAAAAGAAATCTTTGTAATTCCAACCGGAGGTATTGATACAATGTTCAATGCAATGAGACCAACTTATGAACCCGTATTATGGGGAACAGGAAGCGATAGAATGAAAACTTACGGATTCCAAGTAAATAAAGATTCTTATAGAGAAGATCTTGGAGTTAGGAGTGATTTTGGATTATTTGAAATTCCAAGAACAGACAATAATATTTCAGCGACTCAGGTTAGAAACGCAATGCTAGACGGAGATGAAGGATTATTTAAGTCAACAACACCCAAAGCATTACATAAAATGTATGGCGAACTTAAGAAAAAATTAGAAGATTCAGTAGGTACTTCAGAATCAAATGAAGTTGCTGAATCATTATTAACATTTAAACAATTTTTAGAAAACAATGGATAGGTACGATTTTGAAAGAGCACTACATAGTGCTGCAAAAACCAACGCTGAAAATGAAGCGTTAATTATAGAATCCTATATTGGAGTTGCAACGACCGGAAGTAAATCTGCCCAACAGAATTTATTTAATTCAATTAATAGAACATTTAAAAAGAATAAGTGTCCATGGCAAGGTGTTAAGTTTACTTCAACACAGGATGTTAAACAACAACCTGATGGTAGGTTATGGCTTTCTAAAATGGATGACGATACATTCGGAGTAGTTTTTCAATATTTAATGTTAAATAAAAGCGAAGCAAACGAATTGTTTAATATTGGAAGAGACGATAATGGAATTGGTGCTGGAGAAATAATGCTAGCGTATATTGTAGAAAATATAAAAATAGGTGGAGGTGCGGCCGATACTGACTTAGAATTATATAATGAAAGGTGGTCACCAATTAAACCACCCCTTGGTAAATGTGAGTTAAAAGAAGCTCAAATGTCAAAGGGCATGTTACAAAATTGGAGAACAGGTGCAAAACACCAGGGAATTAATAGTACTTATGTACCGAAGTTAACGGCATTATATGACGCAGTAAAATATAATATTGAAGAAATCAACCCGGACGGAGATGGTAAAGATATGGCTGCCGGTGGAGGTTGGATAAATGAATGGGGAACTGTAGGTGGAAAAAGATTTAAGCATATTCAAAATTTAACTAAGACAGATATTCAGGCCCTTTCTTCTAGTGAAAGAGATTTTAAAATAGGTCCTGGAGATAAAGATAACGGCGCATTAGTAATTAAATTTAATGACGTAGAATTAGGAAAGCTAAGTGACTCTAAAACTGCAGAAAAAATTAAAAGTATAATAGAGACTGAGCCTTCCGTTAGAACATTTACTGAAATACAAGACGATGTAATTTCAGCAGTAGGAGATATACCTACTCCATTCCTTTTTATAGAGTCTAAAGATCATGAAATAGTAGCTTTTCACTATTACAAGAAATTACCTGGAAAAACTAGCGAATTACAAATATATTCTATTACACAAGGTAAATTTAAATATAAAATAAAGCCTAACCGAGTTTAAATAAACAAATACAAATAAAAATGAGCACTAAAAAAACATTCGAAAGCTTTGTAAATTCAATGAACGAAAACGTTGATTTATATAAAGTATACAAAAAGGTTTCTGGGAAATATTCCTTGAGAAAGCCTTCTTATTGGGGAGATCTATTTAACCAAAGAGCTTCTATTCCATATAGAGAATTAACTAAATATGATAAAGAATTACATTCCTTAGACGTATACACTACTAAAGAATTAGGATGTCATAACGAATATCCATTACAATCTAACTTTAAAGTTCAAGTGCCACAGGTATTTGTATTATATTGTAACACTGAATCAGGTGAGCTTGGAGAGTATTATGGAATGAGTATTCTTGTAAATACAGAAGGAGCAACATATCCAAGATATGCATGTGGTATGCCAGATTTCGAACCAGAATTACATAACTTTGTAAATGGAATTCCTGAAAGCTATTTAAACATTGTAACGACTGGTGCTCAATTGTTACATGAACAGATGATAGTTGAAGGTCAATTTTCATGGCTTACATCCGATACAAACACACAAATAGGTTCTGAAAGACAGAACATGATTACAGTATTTATGTATGATAATATGGGTAACAAGTGGACGGAAAAGGATTATGAAGGATATGGTGAATTTGGTGGAATGGATTATTATGATCTTGTTGCTACAATGAATGGATATACTGAAGAAGATGTTAAAACAATGAAAGGTTCATTTAAAGAATTAAGACAACTTGGTATTGATTTAGCATTCGGTAAAATAAAGACCAAAGATAAAAAGAAAAAGACATTATTCCCTGCATTAGTTGAAGATCCAAGATTTAATTGGAAAAGACATGACTTTACTGAAGAAGCAGAATCTGATCCAAATCAATCATGGTATCAAGAACCTGAGTATGATGATTATGAAGATGATGACGATTACGAAAACGGATGGTATGAATCAAAGGTTACTGAAGCCAAAAAGCTTACAATTAAAGATGTTGAAAAGGCATGGGATTTTTCTTATGGTGAAGATTTTGAATATGAATATGGTAGTGTCTATGTTGAAATCATGGGAAAATATAAAGGTAAAATTACTAAAGATGAATTAGCTAAAATATGGGACGACAAGTATGGTGAAGATTTACAAAGTGAACATGGTGGATTCTTTGATAAGCTAGACGAAAATTTAAATGAAGCTACTGTAGTAATGGATGCAATAGATCCTAAATCAAAAACACTCAAAAAGCTTTTAAAGAAATATAATGTTAAAATGAAAGTTTTAACAATGAACGGCCCTGGTGGCAATTGGCCAGAAGTTGAAATGACAGGTTCAAGAGAAGATTTACAATCAGTATTAGCCGATCCTAATGGATGGGACGATCCTGAATTAGGAGAATACATTGAAGAATCTAATATATTAGAAGCTAGATCTATTAACAAGATTTCAAAGGAATTTGGAGAAACAGTTAATAAGATGAAAGATATTGTAAAGATATACATCGCTGCGGAAGATGGAAGTGATGAGAAAGCAGCAACTAGACAGCAGCTAATAGATTTAACAGCAAAAAAGAAAGCTCTTACAAATGAACTAGATGATGCAGTAGCTGGTAAAAACAAAGATGTAAAATTAGTTATCAGTGAGGGTGTTATGTCTGACATTCACCAAATGATAGGTAATCACAAATCATTTGATACTTTTCAGAAAGAATTCTTTAAAGAATACGGACATAAGAAAGTAATGAAGAAAACTCCAGAGTTTTTAGAATGGTTAAAGGCACTATATAATGATTTTGAATATACGTCAGGTGAAGCTGTTGAAGAAAGGTATACTAAAAAGTCATTATTAAAAAAATTAGGAGATGCAGATGATGCAATGATTCAAACCGGAAACGGAAAAGAATATATCATTTATAATCCTGATTCTAATAACGATGACAATGCTGCAATGTGGCATGATAAATCAGTATTTGCACTAGATCAAGACGGTGGAGAGCATGAAATAGCATATAAGGATATAGGGCTAGTAATGGTAGAATCAGCAGTTAATGAAGATGTGTATGCAGACTTAGAAGACACTATTTCTAATATGGAATTTGATGCATATCAAAACTTAGCATCTGAATTTGGTATAGATGCTGAAGATCCCAACGAAATGATGGACTTTATTCAAAATGAACTTGACAAGAAGGGTGCTAAACTCTTAATCAAGAACATTGAAAAAGGAGTTTATGAATCATTAGTTAATGAAAAGGACGACGCCGGTGACCACTTAGATAATCTTGCAGATTTAGTAGGTAAAGCTAAAGATTTCTTTGCAATCGGTAAAGAATTAAAAGCAGGTAAATACAAATACGACTATAGTGATAGTATGATGCCAATGTATACGATAAAAGCAGATGGTTTTAAATTTGCAATACTTAACAAAAGATATGTTGACGGCGGCGATAGAGAAGTTGGAGAGATTGCTATTGGCCTAATGGAATCAATGGTTATTGAAGCTAAGGGTTTTAAAAACGATGAAGATTTCGAAGAATTTTTAAAAGAAATCGATGCTATGCCAGAAAGAGCAGTTAGAAAGATAATGGGTAAAGAATATATCGATACTCCTGGTTTTTATCAAGATGAAAAAGACAATTATGATGATGTAATTGACTTCATGATTTCAAACATGGGTGCAAATATTTATCACCAATTAGAACAGTGGTGGGAATTAAACGTAATGAAACCGGGTCTTAGAGAATCTAAAATTCAAATAAAAAGAAGATATACCGATAATCATCCTGCACAAACTTCAGGTAGAACTGCTAAAGTCAGAAACGCAATGATCGAGGCATTAGCGGATGGTGTATTAACAGAAGAAGAATTCAATAATATTCTAAAAGAAAAATCAATCGATAATAAAAGATGGATGAGAAGAAATTCTAAATACTTTACAGTAAGTGAAAATGGAATTGGTCTTTCTAAATTTGGAAAAAGAATATTAACTGGAATTAAACCAGTTGTTAGTTTAACATTAGAATCTTTTATTAACGAAGCTAATTATATTAAATTTAAAGGAAAGAAAGTAGATATTAGTTCATTAGAAATGGAAGATGTTGATATGAAAGATTATCCAGATTTCACAGATGCATTCTTTAGTTATGGTGAATATTCTAATGGAAAAGAAATGACTGACGAAGAATTATCAGATTTCACAGATGATAATCCAGACTTAGCTAATGAATTAGCACATGATTCCTTACATTAAAAGATATATACTATTATAAACAAAACAATATAAAATGAAACTATATACTAACTTCGATAATTTTATCAATGAAGCAAAGGTTATGAAGCAGAAAGATACTGCTAAAATAGCAAAAAAATTAGCAGCTGCTCTTTCAAAAGCAGACGGAAAAGAATTCACAATTTCTAAAAATTCATTAGATTCCGGTGGTTTTGATCTAGATATGGATGGAGACGAATATGCAGGAGGAACTTATTTTATTGGTGATGCTGGTGAAATAGTAAACGCAGCAACACATAATGATGTATATGGTCACATGGACGATAGCGAAGCTGAATTAGTTAAAACAATTAAAAAGGGTAAATTTGCAAAATACAGAGCAACTGAATCTTTAGAACTTAATGAAGCTCTAGCTTCTTCCAAGTTAAGAGGATTAATAGACATCAAAAAAGGTGGTAAGGAATTAATTAAAGGTATATACGGTCTTGCTAAAGTAGCACTAGATAAAGTTACCGATGATATGATAATTTCTAATAGCAACCCAGTTGAAGTTTATAAGAAAGCAAAAACATTCGGAAACGTAATTGTATTTTGGATTTCTAGAAATGAAAAAGAAAATGAATATGCTCCTTCTTCCGGAAGATATGTTGAAATGATTCCTGGAAATTGTTTATTAGCTGTTTCTAATGGAAAAAATGAAATGTTTCAGAACGATTCAATATGGAATAGAAACAGCGACACAATAGGTGGTAAGAAAAACACAAGAAGACTTAAGAACATGGGTAAATACCCTGGATCTAAAGATACTGTCGGTGTTAACAAATCACACAACCAATATAGTGGAACGGGATTAGGTAACATTAAAAGAATTGCGGAAATGTCTGACGAATGTTACATTATTAATTTAGACACATTAAGAGCTTCTTTATCTACCGATGATAAGACATCTGCAAGAGCAGAGGCAAAATCTGGAGCTACTGCACTTACAAACCCTAAGAAAATCAAAGAGGATAACTTAACAAGGTATAACGATATTCTTGCGAAGAAAGCTGATAACCCAGATAAAATAGACAAGAAAGTTAAAGAAATTATCGAAGATGCACACCAATTCTTAATGGCTGGTTTAGCTAAAAAAGAATTAGGAAACTATAACGAATTAACAATAGGAAAAGACCCTAAAGGAAGAGAAATTAGACCTAGAGATTTAACCAATTATATTGCAAATATATTGTCAGATTATCAAGGATATGTTTCAGCATACGTTAATATGAAAACTGAAGAAGAAAAATTCGGTTCATCAAGTTCTTGGTATATGAGAGATGCTAAGCGTAAAGCACTAGAGCTTAAGCAAAGAATGGCTAAATGGGATAATAAAAACATAGTTTGGTAAAATGAAAAAAGTAAAATTATTTGAACAATACATTAATGAATCAGCTATCGATTTATTAGCAGATGAAATAGAAGATGCAAAAGCATTTGATGCGTTTTCAGATGGACAATCAGTTCAAGCAAGATCTACTAAAAAAACATGGGACGATGGTGTTCCAGTTTTAAAGTATATTGCTAGAGCTCCAAAAAAATCTGTTAAATTACCTAAGAAATTTAAAGTAGTAGACGACACTAAATATGGATGGTGGTATTTACAAGTATCAGGAGTATGGTATGGCATCGAACAAGATGATTATGGAACTCCACCATTTGAATATTAAGATATGGAATTAAACGAAAACGAAAACTTATCACTTGGCGATATGGCCGGAATGGGAGAAGTCTCTTTACCATCTGAAACATCAGTTGGATCAGGGGATATTCCAGCCGGAAAAGGAGATGCCGAAGAAGAGTATAAGAAGAAGAGAAATAAAAAGAAACAACGCGAAATGAAAAACATTATATCATTTGAATCTTTCGGATCACTTGATGAAGGTAAAACAATATCTTCTTCTAAAATATCTATGATGGGTGCAAGAGTTCTTAATAAAATTAGCATCGGTACTATATTTGATACAGAAGATGGAAACTATGAAATTACGGATTATGGCCGACAGGCAAATGCATTTAAAGAATTTGAAGCAGAACATAATGGTAAAAAAGTAAAGGTAAAATTAACTGCAATGTATGGTGTTAAGTTAGAAGTAACTGACGATGTACGCAGCGCTAGATTTAATAAAGAAGTAAAGCTAAATTCTATTATTTTAGAATCGGTTAATGAAGGTAAGTTTGACGGTATTGCAGATTTAGTAAAATCTTTACATTTTGAAATGGATCCTAAAACTGCCGAAGAAAAGAAGATTGAAATAGGTTACAGACAAGGAGAAGTAACAAAGCGTAAACAAATTGAAGGTGGTAATTATTCACTAAGAAGATTCAGAAAAGAAATTAAATATTGGGACGGTAATAAAAGAGATCAAGAATGGGCAGAAGGCGTATTTGCTGGTCCAGACCATTATAATACTGTAAAGTCAACATTAGGAGCTGGTCCTCATAAGAAAGCTGTTAAGAAAGTAAGATGGACTCAAAGGAAATATGACCAATGGTTAGAAGACGTTGCATCAAACGACGGTTGGAAGAATGCCTATGATATGGCACAAAACGCCCAATTCGAACCAGGTCTTATTGATTGGGTTGAGAAAAACTTTAGAGGTGATGATCCAATGCAAAGAATCCAATGGGATATTGAAGCATTTGCAGAATCAACATCCACTAAACTGACTCATTTAAAATCTATTAATGAAGATGTTATTTTAGATAAAGAAACAGATGATGAAATATTCGATTCAGAAACATACTATACAATAAGTAAGGTTTTAGCTATTGCTAGAAAATCTAAAGAATGTAAAGAAGCATACAAAAGAGAATCTAACTTCGGTAATGGTTTACAAATGGCTGAACGTTTAAAAAAGGAATTTCCAAAAATTCAATTCAAATGTAGAGTTTATAGATCAGAATGGAATTATGGAGGTAACTTATGTTTGAGCATTGAGCTTCGAGGAAAATCATGGAAACATGAAGTATTTAAGTTTCAGTCTAACAACTCAACGCGTAAACCTAATTATTCATTTGCAAAATTATTCAATGGAACCAAAAAAGTATCAACTGGAAAGGTAGAAGATGATTGGGGTATGGGAACTGTACATGGTTCTTATCAATCTATTTCTAGCTTTGATAAATTTATGGATGATGTAGTTGGAGTTTTCAAAGATTACAAAAGAGTAAACGGAGTAGAATTTGACATGAAAACTATCCTAGCAGGTTTTAAAGCTAATGATAAAATATTAGCCGAATGGACTAGATTAAAGCCAAGAATCGAAAAGCAATATGACATCGCAAAGGCAAGCGGAAGAAAAGCACATAGAAGAATAGAATTAAGAATGCCTTATATTAGAACGGCTGAAAAGAAAGTTTATTATAAGACTGACGAGCCAAGAGAATTAAGACATCCTGATGAATATGGAGAAAGCGCTTATAATATTATAGATGGAAGAGATTACGCTAAGTACGAAGCTGCTCAAGCTAAGGTTTCAGATATGATTGAAAAGTTTTGTAAGAAACATAACTTTGAATTTGTATGGGCTGCTAGCTGGTAATCTTTAAAATATTTAAACAATTTAAGAATGCTCTGTATAACTACAGAGCATTTTTTATTAATAGAGTATGGACAAGATGAGATTCGCATTAATTGCGCACGATAACAAAAAAGCAGACATGGTAGCATTTGTATCTAAGAGATTAGATTTCTTTAACAGTGATGCAGTAGACATAGTTACCACAGGAACTACGGGGAAAAAGGTAGAGCATGCTGGAATTGATAGAGTTTCTACTGTTCAAAGTGGTCCTCTAGGTGGAGATGCTGAAATAGCGGCAATGGTAGTTAGAGGAGAAATCACAGGCGTAATATTCATGAGAGACCCTCTAGATAAACATCCACATGATGTAGATATATCAATGCTAATGAGACTTTGCGATGTCCATGACATCCCCTTGGCTACCAACTACAGCACTGCAAGTATTCTTATCAAGTGGTATAGATCTAAATATAAAATATAAACAATTTAGTTTTTTTAAGTATAATACAATATGGATAACATTATCTTCAGACCCGAAAACTTTAACACATGGTCAATTCAAGCGATAGAGAAAATCGAAACTGTGATTGATTCATGTTCTAGTCTTTCCCATCTAGATGGAGCTAGAAAATTAGTTGATAACTTTACTATCATCACTGCACTTGAAGAAGATGATGAAAAATCTATTGAAATAATTATTCACCAGTTGTGGCTCAGAATTAAGTTACAAGAAAATAAAATAAATGGATCAAAATAAAGGTAAAATAGGATTTACAGCAGGGAACTTCGATCTTCTTCACCCTGGATATATTTACACATTCGAAACAGCAAAAGAACACTGTGATTACTTTATGGTATTTCTGCAAAGAGATCCTTCGGAAACTAGATTTACTAAATACAAGCCAGTAATTCCATTATACGAAAGATATAAAACTTTAATGGCTATTAAATACGTAGACGAAGTAGTTACATATCAAACAGAAGAAGATCTTATTAACTTAATGGAATTTTATAAACCAGATGTTAGAATTTTAGGAGATGATTACATTGGTAAAAGATTCACAGGAGATCACATGCCAATTGAGGTTATTTATACAACTAGATCACATAATTGGTCTACGACAAGAATTAAAGATTTAATAACTAAGCAAACCATCTTACAGAATCCTTCTATTATAGAAGAAAACGTAAAGTCATTAACAGCTGATGAAGCGGCTAAAATAATTAATAACAAATGAGAATAATAGTAACTGGTGGATTTGGATTTATAGGATCTGAATTTGTAAACACGATTGGTAGAAAAAACCCAACAGCAGAAATTGTAGTAGTTGATAAAATGACTTATGCTGCAAATCCAAATAACATTAAAACTAAAGTAACATTAATTCAGAAAGATATTTGCGAAGTAACAGTAGAAGATCTAGGAGAATATGATTTCCTTGTTCACTTCGCAGCTGAGAGTCATGTAGATAATTCTATTAAAGACGGAAGACCTTTCGTTAGAACAAACGTTGAAGGAACGTTCAATCTTTTAGAGTGTGCTAGACAAAACCCTAATCTTAGAAAATTTATTCATATTTCTACAGATGAAGTTTACGGCGACATGGACGACATTAGTAAGGACGTAGTAGCGGATGAAGAATTTCCGCTAGTAGCTTCTTCTTATTATTCGGCGACTAAAGCATCATCAGACATGCTAGTCCTTTCAGCTAACAGAACATTTGATCTTCCATATATTATTACCAGAACATGTAACAATTATGGTGCTCATCAACATAAAGAAAAATTTATCCCAACTATCATGCGCTCTATTAAAGAAGGAAAGAAAATTCCTGTTTATGGAGATGGAAAGCAAGTTAGAGAATGGATGGACGTAACAGACAACACTTTAGTTATTTATAACTTAATGATGTCAGACCGAATTAACGAAGTATTTAATATTGGTTCAGAGGAAAGATACACTAATTTAGAAGTTATTGAAATGATAGGAAACATCATGGGCAAAACTCCTGAATTTGAATTTGTAGCAGACCGTCTAGGACATGATAGAAGATACGCACTTAATAGCTCAAAGGTAAATGCTATTTTAGGAGAAATGATCCCTTTATCCTTTGAAGAATTTTTAAAAGAAGAAACATTTAAACTACTAGAAACTCAATTATGAATAAGAAATTAATCGAAATGCTAAGAGCTAGTGCCTTAGCTGAAAAATCAAAAGCACTTTTATCTTTAGATCTTTTAGGAAATAAAGGATCTGGTATTGGAGATCACTCAACTGGTGATTTCTATAAAAATGCAGAAGAAGCTTTATCAATGTTAGTTGACGCTGATGATAAGTTAGAAGCACTTGACAAGTATTTTCCAGAAGATTTGTAAAACATTGCACTTTTTTTGAAAAAAAGCAGCCCGAGATTTTTTTATCTCGGGTTTTTTTGTTATATTAGTATAGTAATTAATAAACAAAGCAATAAATGAAAAGATATTCGAAAGGAATTAAAACCAACGACCACACATTAACAGATGTATTTTCAGCCTATGAATGTAATAGAGAAACTCAATTCGTAGAAGCCTTTTTTGGCAAAGAAGAAATGAACACTGTAATCGAAGCATGTGGTTTATCCAGCATTGAAGATATAGACAGAAAATTAGAAACACCTATCACAATTGGAATGGCAACCAAAAGAGCTGATCTTACGTTTGAAGACGAAGGACAGATGTATTATTTTGAAGTGATGAGTCAATCTCAAAAGGGTAAATGGGACAATGATCACCATGAACAGTTCTATCTTAAATCCAATAGACTTAAACAGGATTACGAACAAGTATATTCATTTGCAATTGCGTTTAAAGAATTCGATGCACCCTATCTTAATGAATTTTCTAAGATGGAAGATTCTTATGCTATACATCTAAGGTTCAATGATCAAGGTTATTTTGCAGATGTATATGGAATAGAAGAAAAGAAGGAAAAGGTTTCAGTTAAACTCGCTTCGCTTGAAGAGCTTGGTTTAAAATGGATGAAAGTCGCTTCATCTGAAATGGGATTCAAAAATAGAAAAGAATTACCACACCGCAGTAGATACCTTTATATTGGAAAGGCTTATACTGGTTCTAGATTGGGTATAGAATGGGTTATTAATCAAAAGAACCATGACCTTGGAATTAAAATATCAGGATATTTAGTTAAAGATCATGGACTTACTAGAATCATAGATGAAACAGGAAAGATAATTGATAGTATAAAATCTAAAGTTCCAGGTTTTGAATTCGTAAAAGAAAGCACAGGTGCAAATGATAAAACAATTTCATTTAAATTTGATAACACTGATTTCTCAGAAGAAAATGTAAAGCTGCTAAAGGATATCACAGTTGCTTTCGCCGAAGAATTAGGAATAGAAAACTTACTAAAATAAAACAAAGATGAGCAAAGAAGACGTAAAGGTATTGGTTAATCTACTAACCAATGCAGCAGATGAAATTAAGTATGCAAACATGGACCACGAAACACAATTCGCGTATAACGAAGGAATTGAAGATCTAATAATTCTAGTAGAATCAAAATTAGAAAAATTAGCCGTAAACAAAACGCATATATAGAGTATAATAATTAAACACATTCTTATGAAAAGTATCTTAGAAGAAGCAAACGAAATTGTAAACAACAGGAGTGAAGAAGCGGATCGTAATTACGGTCCTTTTTCAGAAGGCATGGACAGAGCTGCCCTAATATTTAAAGGTATGACAGGCCATGATGTAAGTGGCGCTGATATGTTTAAAGCATTAGTTGCTCTTAAGTTTTCAAGAGAAAGTTACAATCATAAAAGAGATAATCTCTTAGATGCAGTAGCATACATTCAAGGTTTAGATAATTACGAAAACGGAAAATAAATGAAAGTACAGGTAAGAAGAACCGAGTATCGATATATTGCCGAAGCAACTCCTATCGTAACATTAGACACTGAAAAATTCCCTAATTATAAAGGAGCAACCGAAGAAGAATTCGTTCAATACTTAGCAGAAAACTATTGGGAGCTGGAAGGAATGGACGAATTAGTAGGAACTGATATCGGGGTAAATGACGAAGAAACACATAACGCATTAGGAGATTTAGTCTATTCCGAAATGGACGTATATTCTGATTCATCTGAAAAAGGATATGAAGGAGAAATACAAATAGGAGAAGAAGACCAATCATACAGAAAACATGGAGGATTTAACATAAAACACGGATCACAAATATGAAAATAGCATTAGTATTAGCAAAAGGAGTTGAAGGTTGTGGACTCACAAGACACACAATCGAATTTTATAATTGGCTTATAAAAGAAGGCCATGATGCCACGATTTATGCAGCGGTAGAAAAGAAATGGCCTCGCCATAAAACTACAGATATTGTTTGCACTGAATTTAAAAGAAAGGATATTCCTAATATCGCTAAAGAACTTGAAAAAAGTGATGTAGTATATTACACATCGTATCCGCATAAATCAGTAGGAGATGAATTCAACGAAGATTTTATTGAGCACTGTATTTATGGTTTAGAAAATCCTATTAAAATAGGAAACTGCTTAGATCATAACACTGCAAACTTAGCAAAGAATTATAAGTATTGGGAAATCATGAAATCAATGGACGCTATGTTCAACTATTCTGCAAGATCTAATTTTGCAAATAAATTAAGAGAACATGCACCTGATACTCCATTAATCGAAATGAATCTTAATCCTTATGACTATGATGCATGGTCTAATATTGTGGTTCCAGTTGAAGAACAAGAAAGAAGAACTACATACTTTGGAAGATTTGCTGGATTTAAAGATCCTTTTAGAATGTTCGATATTATGGAACTATTGAAAGGTAATAATTTCGTAACAGAATGTAGAGGAGTTGAAAGATCTATTGGAGCTCTTCCTATGTTTTTACAAGAAGATAGAAAAACTCTAAGAGAAGATATCTTTGAAGTTCATGAAATCAAAAACCCTGTTACATATCCACAAGTCGAAGACAGAATGTATATGTATGGGCCTTATAATTTAGCAGAAGGAATGGCAGAACTTGGAAAATCAATGTTCGGTGCAGAATTCTTTAACTTACCAGAAAGACTCTATGGTTCAATGATTGAATATGCAATGTGTGAGGTTATTGCAGCGGGAACTATACCACTATTTGACAAACACTGGGGAACTCACGTTATTCACAGAACAGAAGGAGTTCCTTTCATAGAACTTGAAGATTTTGCAATCTTCGTAGACAAAGAAGATATTGCAGCTTCTATTCCACAGATTTTAGAATTAGCAAACAATAACGAAAGAAGAGAAGAGTTTAGAAAAAACTCTTTAAGATTAGCTAAATTACACAACGCGCCAGAAGTTGTTAACAATGATCTCTTTGAAGCTATTAACAATGTTAATAAAAGATCAGTAGAAAAACCAGTAGAATTAAAAACAGATTCATTATTTTAAGTAGAATAATAAGTAACATTAAAAAGTAGCGAAAAAATGGCAAACATTGACAACGAATGTAAAGATCTAGAAGTAAAAGATTTTTACGACCAATCAACAACACACTTAGCAGATATCATGGAAAACCAAAAGAAGATGCAAGAGCAGACTTATGGTTTTAACTTTGATAATATGACAATCCGAGAAATTATGGATTTCTGGCACTGTAACACACATGCAGTAGTTGACGAAATTCATGAAATGACAGATGCTCTAGGCGGTATTAAAGACGGAAGTGGTAATGCAGTATGGAAATACTGGAAAAAAGACTTCACTAAGTATGATAAGTTAAAAATTTCTGACATGTCCGAAGGCGACAAAAAAGAATTGTATATGGAATGGGTAGACATTCTACACTTCTTTATTAATTACGCCGCTTCAATTGGGCTAGATGCTAAAACAGCATACAACTACTACTTCGCAAAAGCAGAAGAGAATGTTAACCGTCAGAAAAATAACTATTAATGATATTAGATATTGAACAGAGAGACAGGGATGTTATCATCTCTTACTACGACACCGAAGGTAAAGTAGCATTTAAACAATATCCAATTTCACAGTATCAGAACTGGTATGTATGTAATGATAATGATAAAGGCAGAAGTCTAGATCATAAAAACTGGGATGGCAGATCAGTCAAACTAGGAAGTGCAAGAAGATATAATAAGTTTTCTTTAACTTATTTCTTAGATTCATTACCCGCAAAGGATAAAGAAGAAATCTTTGCATACAATATGCCTAAAACATACTTCGTCGATATTGAAACTGAAATCGTAGATGGCTTTCCAAAAGCTGAAGAAGCTAAAAGTAGAATCCTATCATTTTCCATAATTACACCAGAACATAAAGCTATTGTATTAGGATTGGAAGATATGGATTCTAAAAGCATCCAAAAAATTGAAGACGATACTAATAAGTATTTCAAAGACTTTGATCAGGATTGGGAATTCAAATATCAGAAATTCGAGTCAGAATATGACATGGTCTATACGTTCTTAATGAAGTTCCTACCTAAGTTTCCAATGATGACAGGCTGGAACTTTATTAATTATGATTGGCAATATATTGTAAACAGATGTAAAAGATTACAAATTGATATTGCTGAAGTTTCTATGACACAATCTTTGGATAGAAATGACAGCAGACCCTTACATATTGGAATCTTAGATTACATGCAATTATATGATAAGTATGATAGAAGTGTAAAGGTAAAAGAATCTAATGCACTTGATTATGTCTCAGGTCAAGTTCTTAATGTTAACAAGATTAAATTTACAGGATCTCTACAGGATTTATATAGGGATGATTTTGTAAAATACATTTACTACAATGTAGTCGATTCCGTATTGGTTTATTATATAGATCAAAAGTTGAAATCGATGGAAGTTCTTTTAACCTTGGCAAACATCACAAAGATGCCTCTATATAAAGCAGCATCGCCAGTGGCAGTTACAGAATCTCTGATTGCACGAAAATTATCAGAAGAAGGTAAACGAATTGGATCTGAAAAGAAGGAAGACAGTGAAAAGAATGCACAATATGCCGGTGCTTATGTAAAAGAACCCATTACTGGATATTATGCAGGTGTAAGTGCATTTGACTTTGCATCACTATATCCTTCTATAATGAGACAATTTAATATTTCACCTGACGCCTTTGTTGAAAAGGTAGCAAAGCATGAAGTCGCTGAGCGAAGAAAGGATAAAGAAGTAATCGTTTGTGAAAACGGAGTAGTCTATAAACAAGAGACTTCAATGTTAAAGAAAATTCTAGGAGATTTATATGATCAGCGTAAAGATTATAAACAAACCTCATACGAATATTTCACTAAAGCCGACAGACTTAAAAAAAGATTAAGATAATCTTTTTGTCTCGAGAGGCAGTCCATTATTCTACATGAATATATAGACTACTAACGAGACCAATCTGTTACCAGTTGGTCTTTTGTAGACTTTAGGAACTAGTTAAAAAATTTAAGAAAACATAATTTATGAAACCATCAATATTTAAAGAAAGAATAGAATACAAACCGTTTGAATATCCAGTATATTATACTGAAGGATGGTTAAAACAAGCACAGGCGTTTTGGTTACATACCGAAATTTCAATGCAAGGCGATGTCAAGGATTGGAATGAAACACTTACAGATTCTGAAAAGAATTTAGTTGGAAATATTCTTTTGGGGTTTGCACAAACTGAATGTGCAGTTTCAGATTATTGGACAGGGATGGTTACTGATTGGTTTCCTAAATGGGAAATCAAACACATGGCAATGTTGTTTGGTTCTCAAGAAACTATTCATGCAACCGCTTACTCTTATTTAAATGAAACATTAGGCCTTGAAGATTTTGAAGCATTCTTACATGAACCAACAACAGCAGAAAGATTCGATTATTTAATGAATACAGAAGCAGAATATACTCATGAAGACCTTTTGAAAAATCCAACAGCTAGGAAGGATGTTGCTAGATCTTTAGCAATATTCAGTGCATTTGGAGAAGGAGTTGCATTATACTCTTCATTCGCCGTTCTTTATTCTTTTCAAATGAGAAATAAACTTAAGGGAATCGGACAACAAATGAAGTGGTCAGTTAGGGATGAATCTCTTCATTCAAAAATGGGTTGTCAATTATTTAACCACATGTGCGAAGAATATACTGATCTTAGAGATTCAGTTCAATCTCAAGTAGAAGAAGCAGCTAAGTTAATGGTTGAAATGGAAATGAAGTTTATTGATAAGATGTTTGAAATGGGAGATTTAGAAAATCTTAAGAAAGAAGATCTTAAAGAATTTATTAAGAAAAGAGCTAATGAAAAATTAGCAGAAATAGGATATCAATCTATCTTTGAATACAATGAAGAAAGTGCTTCAGAATTAGATTGGTTCTATCACTTAACAGGTGGACATACACATACGGATTTCTTTGCAGTAAGACCTACTGATTATTCTAAAGCAGGCGAAGATGAAAACTGGGATGAAGACGATTTGTTTTCATAACAAATCAATAATTCTAATATAAAATATATGATGATAAGAAATTACAACGACGCACCAAACCCCGAATACAATGAAAAGGGAAAAGAAAGAAACTTCGGAGAATCTGAAGGATGGAAATTAGGAGTAGACTTCCCAGTATGGGCTAATACTGAAGTTTATGTAAAAACTGTTTCTAAGGGATATTTACTAGAAGGAGAAACTCCAAAGGATGCATACTGGAGAGTATCGACAACAGTTGCACAAAGATTAAGAAAGCCAGAATTAGCAAGTAAATTCTTTGATTATATGTGGAAAGGATGGTTAAATCTTGCAACTCCAGTTTTTTCAAACACGGGTTCAGAAAGAGGTCTTCCAATTTCATGTTTCGGTATAGATGTAGCAGATTCAATTCACGATATAGGTTCAAAGAATTTAGAATTAATGTTACTTGCTAAACATGGAGGCGGTGTTGGTATCGGAGTAAATCAGATAAGACCGGCAGGAGCAACCATTACAGGAAACGGAACTTCAGACGGAGTAGTTCCATTTATAAAAATTTATGATTCTACTATTTTAGCAACTAATCAAGGTTCAGTAAGAAGAGGTGCAGCGTCAGTCAATATAGATATAGAACATGATGATTTTTGGGAATGGTTAGAGGTTAGAGAACCTAAGGGTGATGTAAATAGACAATGTTTAAACGTACATCAATGTATCGTAGTATCTGACGGGTTTATGCAAAAGATCGAGGCTGGAGATAAAGAAGCTCGTAAAAGATGGGCCGCTGTGATTAGAAAAAGAAGAGCAACAGGAGAACCTTATATAATGTTTAAGGGTAATATCAATAGAATGAATCCGGATGCGTATAAGCAAAATGGTTTAAAGGTTTATATGACTAACATCTGTTCTGAGATTACTTTACACACCGATGAAAATCATTCATTTGTATGTTGTTTATCTTCTGTGAATCTTAAAAGATATGAAGAATGGAAAGATACTGATTTAATCTATACTGCAACTTACTTTTTAGATGGAGTTCTTCAGGAGTTTATTCATAGAGCGAAATATATGAGAGGCTTTGAAAATGCAGTAAGATCCGCTGAAAAAGGTAGAGCATTAGGTTTAGGAGTTCTCGGATGGCATACTTATTTACAAGATAGAAATATTCCATTCGATTCTTTGACAGCTCAATTTGAAACTAGAAAGATATTTTCTCAAATCAAAGTAGAAAGTGAAAGAGCAAGTAGAGATTTAGCTACAGAATTTGGAGAACCTCTTTGGTGTGTAGGAACTGGAATGAGAAACACACACTTAAGAGCAATTGCTCCTACTGTTTCTAATTCTAAATTAGCAGGAAATGTTTCACCAGGCATTGAACCATGGGCAGCAAATGTATTTACTGAACAAACTGCAAAAGGAACTTTTATTAGAAAGAACCCTGCACTTGAAAATATGTTAACTAAGATCAAGCAAAATAAGAAAACAGTATGGGACAAAATACTAGAAGACGGTGGTTCAGTTCAAGGCGTTGATGTATTAGGAGAATATTGGGTAAAGGAAGGAAGTAGTGATGCCCCGATTAAGCAAGCCACTTATGACAAATTAACAGATCACGAAAAGGATCTTTATATTTCTGTTAAAGATGTATTTAGAACCTTTAAAGAAATTAATCAAATGGAATTAGTTAAACAAGCTGGTGTAAGACAACAATATATTGATCAAGCAGTTTCATTAAATTTAGCTTTTCCTACACAGGCTGAACCTAAATATATTAATCAAGTTCATTTAGAAGCTTATAAGCAGGGAATAAAAACTCTTTATTATATGAGAACAGAATCTGTATTAAGAGGAGACATCGCACAGCGAGCAATGGAAGATTGTTTAGCATGTGATGGATAAGATTAGTTGTGGTTAAGTCCACTTCTTAGGACCGAGATAGTTCTCGGATCGAGGCCAGGAGTTCGCTACTTCCTGGCCTCACTTTTTTTACTGAAACTATTTGTGATTTTTGTGTAGAATAATAAACAAATAAAAATTATACATTCATGAAAATTTCAATCAGTAAGGTCGATTCAAACAACTTCATCGGCTTCGTTAATAGACTTAAAGTAATTGATTCTTTTGTCTATTTTAAATTAAAAGATGGTGTCGTACAGGCATCCGCTTATTTACCACAAAGAGATGCTGTTAAGCATCACAGAATGCCGATTTCTCAAGTTTTTCAAATCGAAGATGGTGAAATCTCTACAGACAAAGAATTAAAGATTGCATTCTTTGACGCTTCTAAAATAACAGATGCATTCAAACAATTTGACTATGATGCTATTTCAGCTGAAATCGAATTCGTTGAAAACGAAGAAGATTGTGTTGCAACTACATTCAAAATATTTAATGATGAATTAGAAATTACACTTGCATGTTCAGAGCCATCTTTAGGTTATAAAGATCTAACTGATGCACAGATTCAAGGTATCTTTAACACCGAAGCTTCTACTTTTAAATTCGATTTAGATTACACTTCACTTGCAAAGGTAAGAAACCTATTCTCTTTAGATAAAGAAGAAACGTTCTCAATAAATGCAAACGGAAATGGTGTAAAGCTTTTAGGAAAAACCTACAACATGTTAGTAACACCAGATTATGACGGTGAATCAGGAACTAACGTTACATTATTCAAAAAATATCTTAACCTTTTAGATAAAGAAGATTACACTGCCCATGTATTAGACAATAGAGTAGTTCTTAGATCTAATGATTCAGAAACTTTGCTAACGATTGCAACTTGCCAAACAGCAGAGTAATTTATGGATATAAACACACTAATTAACAAGCCCGAAGACGACCTTACACGGGATGAAATGCAAACCTTGGCGGATCACTATCAAACAATGTCCGCCAAGTTTACTGCATACGAACAGGCCGTTAAAGTAACTCTTAACTCGATCTATGGTGCATTTGGTAATAAGTGGTTTCACTTTTTTAATATAGACATTGCAGAATCTATTACACTACAAGGACAGAATGCAATTCTATATTCTGAAAAGATTCTTAATAAATATTTTCAAGAGTTTTGGCCTAAAGATACTGTGGTCCATGAACATTTCAATATTTCTATTAAGAATAAATTAGTAAGACCTTCCGTGGTTTATATTGATACAGATTCATGTTACGTTCAGTTTGAAGAAATGTATGAATCTATTGAATGGCTAGGAGATAATAAACTACCAATTGATAAGTTTATTATGGAATTATATACGTTCAGAATCAAAGACTATATCACGAAATGTATGGCAAAGTATGCCGAAGTTACGAACACAGACAACTTTTTATATTTCGATTTAGAAACAATTGCATATTCAGGAATATGGTTAGCTAAAAAGAAATATTTACAAGACATTGCATGGGAAGATAAGCTCGAAGTAGACGATAGATACCCTTCTCTTAAGAAGATTAAGACGATTGGATTTGATACTATTCAATCTTCTACTCCTACATTAGCAAGAAAGCATTTGACTGAAGCTCTTAAATTGATTTTATCTGAAAAGCCAACTGCAGAGATGTTAAGTAGATTAGTTTCTTTTTTGAAAACGGCAAAGAAAGAGTTTAAGATGTCTAATGTTGATGAAATAGCTTTCAATAAAAGAACTAATAATATTGAAAAATACATTGTAGATGATACGATAGAATTTCAATATGGTTTAAAATGTCCTCCGAACGTCAAGGCAGCAGGATTCTATAACTTCTTAATGAATCAGAATCCAAAATATAAAAACAAGTATAAAATGATTGGTAATGGCGAAAAGCTAAAATTATATCATTGTAAACATAATGTATGTGAAATGTATGCATATCAACCAGGTGCCCATCCTTATGAAATTGCACCACAGGTAGATTATGAAACACAATTTGAAAAATCTGTAATAGATCCTATCAATAGAGTATTATCTTCAGTAGGTCTTCAGAGACTAAACAGAAATCTAATATATTCATCTTCATTATTCTAAAAATAAACAAAATGGATTTTAAAAGTAAAATAATAGAATTGGTTGAACAAACCCCTAATAATTATGAATTAGGAGATAAGGTAAGAAAAATGATTTGGCCTTTAATTTTTAAAGAAAAAACAATTTCAAATGATCCTAAACAAATTAGTATCTTTGACGAAATAGAAGAAAGAAAAAACAATGCTTGATCCAAATAATCTTACGGAAGAACAGAATGTATTTGTTGCAAAATACAAAACACTCTATAATAGGCTAGTTTCTCTTCAAGAAAAAATGGATTCTATGAAAAAGGAATCCGATGTTCTTATTAAAGAACTCGAAACACTAAGAAAACAAGAAAAAAACATATTTAAAAATGGCAAAAAATAAAGACTTTACATTCGACGATTTAAATAAGCAATTAGCTGATTTAAATCCATTAGGATCTATCATGGAAACTTCAAACTTTTCAAAGGTAACAGATTGGATTCACACAGGAAATTATCATTTGAACGCATGTGTATCAGGTTCATTATTTAAAGGATGGCCAAACAATAGATCATCATCTATCGCTGGTCCTTCAGGAACAGGTAAAACATTCTTAATGTTAAACACAGTTAGAGAAGCTATTGATAAAGGATATAGTGTAATTTATTATGATTCTGAAGCAGCCGTTGATAAGGAACAAATGGAAAAGTTTGGAATTGATACTTCCAAAGTAAATTACCAACCTACAAATACAGTTCAAGATTTTAGAACTTCTGTAACTACAATTACTAAGAAAATGCAAGATGCTAAAAGAGCAGGTGGTGAAGTTCCTAAAGTAATGATTATTTTAGATTCAGCCGGTAACTTAGCGACTGCGAAAGAAATAGCAGATGCAGCAAGTGGTTCTGACAAATCAGATATGACTAGATCTAAGGTTTTAAAATCTATCTTTAGAATTATAATGACTCCATTAGCAGATCTTAAAATACCTTTCTTATTTACAAACCATACATACCAATCTCAATCCTTTATTCCAATGCAAATCGCAGGTGGTGGAACAGGACCACAGTATGCAGCATCAATTGTACTGATGTTAAACAAGGCTCAATTAAAGGACGGAGCTGAAAAAGTAGGTATTATAGTTACGGCTAAACCTGATAAAAATAGATTTGCAAAGCCACATCCTATTAAGTTTCACTTAAACTTTACAGAAGGTATGAATCCTTATGTTGGATTAGAACAATATGCTACATGGGATATTTGTGGAATTACTAGAGGAAATATTGTAAAAGGAGAAAAGATTCCAAAGGCAACAGCAAGAACATGGATATGTAAACACCTAGATCATACTGTTGCGAATAAAGATTTCTTTTCTGAAATGGTATTTACACAAACCGTACTAGAGCAAATCGAATCGCACATTCAACCTTTGTTTAATTACAACACTGAAATTTCTGAAATTGACGTAGAAGAAATGTTAGAAGATAGTGAAGCATAATGAAGTTGAACATAAACAAGATAAACGAAGATAAGCTTCCAATTAAATATATTCTAGGAATACAAGAAGAATTAGAATCTTTTCCCGATGCATTTGACATTATGCATATATTTATAACTAGAGCAGTGAGACAGCCTGACAGACAAAAGGCGTCTTTCACCAAACATGCTCTCAATAAATATTTCGCAAAGGGGAAAAATGAAAATGTAGAATCCGGATTAAATGAAGCAATTGGTATGGGACTAATAGAACAAACCAATTCGAACGAAGGTAAAGAAGCTTATAAAATATTAATTAACCCATTCCTATGATAACAATTAGAGACAACTTTATTAAAGATGAAAAACTCCTCAGAGATATTGCAAATGATAACACATTTTTTGCAGATCCAGGTGTTTATTACTGGTGGAAAGGATGGTTCAACGAAGAACCAGGCCATGAACCTACAGTAAAACAAAGGCTTATATCAGCTATTTGGGCAAATGATTGCCCAATATCTGAAGTATGGGATATAGCAGGATTTGAATATTGGACAGGTATTCAGTCTGCTAATCCTACATTAGGACATAAGGACAATTTAGGATTTCATTTTGATAAAGATGAATCTTGGTTCAAGAAAACCAACGGAGAAGAAATAGTAAGACCTGTAATAGGCACTGTATATTATCCGCCACAGCCTGAGTTTGAAGGAGGAGAATTAATAGTTCATACTGCAGGAAAGGATAAAGCGCCTGATGTAATTCAAACCCGACCTAATAGATTAATTATATTTAGAGCAGGTGATGATGTCCATGCAGTCGATACGGTTACTAAGGGAACTAGAAAGGCAATTGCAATTAATTTATGGTCAGATGTACCTTTTGCAAAAACAAATGGTGATTTAGTGGTAGAACAAGTATAAAAACTATAATATGAAATTTGGACCTGATTTTGAAAAAATATTCTTTAAATTATCTTTACAGAAACCCAAGTATCTAGGAAATATTAAACGAGGATTCTACACCTCAGAAGATATTGACTTAATACACTTCCTTGCTACTAAGTTCTATGATAAGTTTCATGAAACTCCTTCTAACGAGCAAATGAAACTGCTTATTAAGAATGATAAGATTTCAGGAAAGGTTGAAGAGTCTATTATAGATATTGTATATAATGTAGACCTTGACCAATATGACGAAGAATGGTTAACTTCTACAGCCGAAGCATGGATTAAATGGCGTAACTTTGATAATACTCTTATAGATACTATCGAGTATATTAAAACAACTGAAGTAACACCGGATAATGCAGACTCGATCATCTCTAAGGTTAAAACTTTAATTAATGATAGAAACTCTATCGTATTTAACTCTGACCTAGGATTAGACTTCTTTAAACCAGAGGATCACTCTTTCGAAGATGCCGTTAAAGTATCTACAGGATATAACTTTTTAGATCGAGCCTTAAATGGTGGTTATGATAAAGATGGTTCTTTAGTTGTTTATGTAGGTGAACAGAATATCGGTAAATCAATTTACCTTGCTAACGATGCCGCTAATTTTGTAAAGATGGGAACAAACACTGCGGTAATCACTGCAGAAATGTCAGCTATTAAATTTATGAAAAGAATCGGTTCTAATTTACTAAGCATAAATATTTCAGACTACGAAGAAAAATCTAAAAATTCTGATTTGATCAAAAGAAAATTAGAAACAGTAGGAGACGGCTTTACTCCCCCTGGTCAATTATTTGTAAAACAATTTCCAACATCACAGGCGACTGTTCCAGATATTGAAGCATACTTAAAGCAAATTGAAGAAGAAAGAAAAATAAAACTAGGTGCAGTAGTTATTGACTATATTAATATTCTTTCTAATTTTAGAAATCCTAATTCTGAAAACACATATCTTAAGATCAAGCAGATTGCAGAAGATCTTAGAGCAATGGGTGTAAGAAACGGATGGCTAATTGTAACAGCAACACAGATTACAAGAAACGGTTATAATTCAAGCGATATCACAATGACAGATGTTGCAGAATCAGCAGGTCTATCACATACTGCAGATATTATGCTTGGTATTATACAAGACGATATGATGAGAGCTAGTTATGAATACTGGCTTAAAATATTGAAAATACGAGACGGTGAAGGTAGAGGATCTAAATGTAAATTAGGAATTAACTATAATTACATGAGACTTACAGAGACCGATGAAGTTACTAATTCTAACATACACAGCTTATAATTATGAGAACAAAAAGAGATAAAATATTTGACAACACTTTCGAAGACGGCGGAGACTTTGAACTAAATGGAACTATTTCATTTAACCTTAATCCACAATACACGGATAACAGAGACGAAGAAGATAAAATAGAAAGTGAACAAATCAGAAATAAGATTCATGAATTAATAGAGGCTTCAAGATTTAAGAAGTTTAATGAGGTAGATGAATTTCAGCAGATAACTAAATTAAGAAAATTAGACATAAATGAAGTGTATGGGTTTATGTATGACGAACTAAGCACAAAGTTTTCTATAATAGATTTATTTTCAGAACTATGCGATTACTTTAATATCAATCCAACTAAATTTTATTCTTCACTAAGTAACAAATATAAGGAAGCCCTTATTCAAGAACTTGACAAGAAAACAAACGTCTTAAAAAGAAAGAACATAAATAAACTTTTCTAAAAATGATAGAGCCAAAGGTATTAGAGAAACCAGTAAATAGAATCTGGATTCTCGGAGATATGCACCTTGGAGTTCGTTCTAATTCTCTGGAATGGTTACAGACACAGAAAGATTTTTACGAAAACCAATTTATTCCAACACTAAAAAGAGATGTCAAAGAAGGCGACATTTTAGTTCAGGTTGGAGACGCATTCGATAATAGACAAAGTATAAACTTAAGAGTTCTGCACTATGCAGTAGATCTTTTTGAAAGATTAGGTGAAATTTTGCCAGTTCATGTTATATGCGGTAACCATGATATATGGGCTAAAAAATCCAATGATGTAAGTTCAATAGATTCTTTAAAGTGGATTCCTAACGTTGCAGTATATAAGGAACCTAGGGAATTTAAATGGGGAGGAAAGAAAGTTCTCTTAATGCCATGGAGAAGAGATTCCACACATGAAGCAGAAACACTTGCACAATTTCCAAATTCAGATATTGTATTTTGCCATTCTGAAGTTTCAGGAGTTTCTTTAAATTCTAAAGTTAAAAACCACCATGGAACAGATACTATTTCTTATAAAAACTATGATGCAGTTTATTCAGGACATATTCATTATAGACAAACTAAAGGAAAGTTAAGATTAGTAGGAACTCCTTACGAATTAACAAGATCTGATTCGGGTAACACTAAGGGCTTTGATATGGTTGATCTAGGAACCATGGAAGAAACCTTTTACGAAAATACTATATCACCTAAGTTCGTAAAGTTTTATCTTACAGGTCTTTACAATGTTTCTCTTGGTGAATTTAAAGATAAGATTAGAAATAATTATGTAGATTTATATGTTCCTTCTAATATTGCAACAACAAGTGCACTGTCAAGATTAATAAACAAAATACAAAAAATAGGTAGAAGAATAGAACCAAACATATATGAATTAGATTCTTTCTTAGATAAGGACTTATATGATATGGATGAAATAGAAGATCTCTATAAGAACTATAACATTCTACACCTATGTAATACGTTCGTTGATGGTCTTCCACATGATGACGAAACTAGAGAAAGAGTTAAGACTAGTTTAAAAAACTTGCATGATAAATGTGCATATAATTACGATAACGAAGCATGAAAATCAAATCAATAGAATTTAAAAACTTTGCATCATACGGAAATTCAATTCAAAGGATAGAATTCGAAGATGATAAAGCGGAGTTGTTATTAACTCTTGGTAAAAATGGTCATGGTAAAACTACCATCGCCAATGCAATAGTATATGCGCTATACGGTAAAGTTGAAGGTGTTAAGATGGCGGACCTTCCTAATAGAATTAATAAGGAATTATGGGTAAGAATAGAACTTCAATGTAAAGGAACTATAGTAGAAATCGAGAGAGGTTTGATGCCTAATAGATTTAAAGTTCTTTTAAATGGAATTGAATTTGATAAAGCAGGTAAGAAATCAGTTCAGGATTATTTAGAAGAAGAGATATTCGGAATCCCATATCATGTATTTAAAAACATTATAATTTTATCTGTAAATGATTTTAAGTCGTTCTTAACAATGACAAATCATGATAAAAGACAAATCATCGATAAAATGTTTGGATTCTCCATCCTTAATGATATGCAAAAGCAGATTAAAGATGAAAGAAGAGATCTTAAAATAGAATTAGATTCTTATGAAAAAGAATTAAGCCAGCTTAGTGAAAATATAGTTTCAGTTAATATGAAATTAAATCAATTACTAGCAGAAGCTGACACTAAAAACAAAGAAGAAATAGAATCTTTGAAAACTAGTCTTAAAAAATATGATTCTAATAGAATTAAATTAGAAGAGGCAAGCACCAAAGTATCTAAAATGATTACTTCTAATTCTTCTGACTTACAGGAAAAACAATCTAAATATACTTCACTTAAATATGAGTTAGTAGAATTAAAGAAAAAGCTAGCGTTATATGAAACTGATAAATGTCCAACATGTGAAGGCGAACTAACCTCTTCTTTTCACCAAGAAAGAAAAAAAGAAATAGAGTCTAAGGCAGAATCTCTTCCTTCTGATATCTCAAAGGCAGAAACAAAGGTGAATGATATTAAATCTAATATTTCAGATTTAAGAATTAAGGACAAGGCAATTAACGATAAAGTGTCTACTATTAATACTAACATTAGAAATTTAAAGAATGAATTAGTAAAGATAAAAGATTCTTTAAATTCTAATAATGATTTTTCACACTTAAAGCAAATCATTGAAGAATTCGAAATACAAGAATCATCAAAGTCAAATTTAAAGGATGAAACTTCTGGTAACTATAATTTCTTAGAAATAATAGAAGAGGTTCTAGGTGAAGATGGCGTTAAGAACCTTGCAATTCAAACTATTTTACCAGGTCTTAATGCTAATATTGCCGCAATGGGTCAGACAATGCACTTACCTTTCCATATAAGATTCGATGAAAAGTTTAATTGTCTTATTAATCATTTAGGAGAAGAGATCAATCCACTTACATTATCTACAGGTGAAAGAAAGAAGGCAGACTTTATTATAATTATTGCTATCATTAAAATACTTAAGTTAAGATTTCCACAATTAAATCTTTTATTCTTAGACGAGTTATTATCTTCAGTAGATGCAGATGGAGTCCATAATATTCTTAAAATTCTATCACAGGTTATTAAAGATAGTAAGATTAATACTTTCGTAATTAATCACACCGTTCTTCCCCATGAATTATTTGATAAAAAGATACAAATATATAGAGAAAATGGATTCTCTAAACTCGAGATAGAGGTTATAGAATAAAGATATATAAATCAAATAAAAAGATTTCACTTAAACATGAATAATAAAATCTTAAAATACGATCAGTATTTAAATGAAGCTATGAAAACGGGTTCAATAGAACTTGTAAATCCTTCTCTAAATAAAGCAGCTACGATAATCGCAAGATTTGTAAATAAGAAAACAAAGAAGGACTTTAAAAAGTTTCCATTTGAAATGATAACTGATATGGGTTCTGGAGTAATGTTTTACTCAAGTAAAGGTACAGAGGCATTTATGGTAACTCCCGCTGCTGCAAAAAACCCTGGTATTGTAGGTTCTATAATCTATTTCTCAGATGCAGCAGACGCTAAATCTGATTTTTCTATTTCATCTGAAACATTCCCAATTGTTAAATTAGTTGGAGAATTCGTTAGATTAATGGATAAAAAATACGTTGCATCTATACAAGAGTCAATGTTATTAGAAAGAAGAACTAAAAGAGCATTCTCTAAAGAAGAAATTAAAATGATCGAGGCTAAATTAGCAGCTGGAATGGCCGTTAATAAAATAGCAGACGAATTAGAAGTTCCTTATTCTTCAATCATGAATATTAAGAAAGGACAGCAGGTTGTAGTAAAACCTACCGCAGCTGAAACACAAAATGATATGACACTTAATGATAAGGTTAAATATCTTGAAGAAACAATGGAAGATATTTACGAAATATCAAGAAGAGTCGCTGCAGGTGCATTTAACTCTTTATTTATTTCAGGTAGAGCAGGTACTGGTAAAACATATAATGTAGAAAGAGCAATGAAAGATGAAGGTCTTGTTGACGAAGAAGATTACGTTATGGTTTCAGGTGCAGCATCTGTTATTATGATGTATAAGAAATTCTATCAATATAGAAATAAGACATTAATCTTTGATGACTGTGATGCAGTATTTAGAGATGAAAACGGTAGAAACTTAATGAAAGCGGCATTAGATACAAAGAAAGTAAGAAAAATCTCTTATTTAAAAAAGACTAAAGCAGTATATGATCCTAAAGATGTGAGTCCTGAAGAAGCATTCACATTAGAAGAAAATGGAATTGTTCCTAACTCATTTGAATTCGCAGGAAGAGTAATTTTTATTTCGAATTTAGCAAAAGAAAAGGCAGATCCAGATGGAGCTATTAGATCTAGATCTATTTTAGTAGATGTAAATCCTGATGATGCAACCTTAATGGAAAGAATGGAAAGGTTATTACCCCATTTAGAACCTACCGAGATGCCACTTAAAGAAAAGGAAGAAATCTACGAATTTATGAAAAACGCAAACGATATTTCTATGAGAACATTCGTTAAAGCAGCTGGTTTAAAAATGTCAGGTTTACCAAACTGGCAAAGAGCAGCGACAAGATACCTATAATAAATGGCTACATATAATCTTAAATATAACACGGACGATTCTGTAATTAGGCATATAATTATCGGTCTATTGGCAGACTTAAATAATAAAGTTTGGTTTCAAAGACAAGTAAGCGCTAATGAGAGAAAGGATATAGACGTTCCTTTTTATTATTCGATCACAGGAGACGATCAATTTTTAAGAGATAATTTTCTATTTACAACAGCAAGTGGCGATGACTGCTACCCTGATCCTGGGTTTGCAGATGGAAATTACGATGTAATTCCAAGAGGAGTCGCTAGAATTTCTTCAATATCTATAGAATCTTCTAAACTAGTCAATAAAAGAATAATGGGAAATTATTCTAGACTTGATGAAGAAGGAGCTCTACAAGCATATTCTTCTGAATTTGAAATGATTCCAATTTTAATAAATTTTGACATAGAAGTTTTAGTATCTTCAATGTTAGATTCTTTAAAGATTACTGAAATGATAGTAAAGAAATTATATAAATCTAATTACTTTAACATAGAAGTAGGACATCTAGAAGAAGGAACGTACAGATTACCTTCGTATTATTCTTTACCGGATGATTATACAGTGGAGGCTCCAATAGATTTTGGATTCGACGATAAAGACAAATATAAAATAACATTTCCAATAGAAGTAAATTCATTTATACCTTCTTTCTCAAACACGCCAGACGGAAATCCAGGTTCTGGATCATCTGGAGAATCTGGAGAATCTAGAGCATATAGATATGGTTCAGGTGGATCTTCTGAATTTCACGCTGGAAATAGGATGTTTGAAATAAAACAAAAATCAATTACATCTAATAAAGGAGAGGCAAAGGATGAGCAATCACAGGCACAACCTGACAATCCTAACATAATTGATGAAAACGATACAGATATATAGTTAAACAATAAAATTAAACGAATAATAAAATGACAAACATGTTAGCACCTTTCGTAAAAATTGAAGAAAACGTTCAATTCTATTTAAATAATAGAGCTTACGAAATAAAAGAAAACAACATTGAAATTATCGAAAGACCAACTAATAAAGAATTTTTAAACGCAATTTCTGCTTTTGAAAACTTCGATATAGTAGGAAACGATATCAAATGGTATAACAAAGGTTCAAAATTTATTTACAACATTGAAGAAGGAAAGTTCTACAATGGAACATCTGAAATTACTGAATCATTCTCAACATACGTATTAGCCAGCGGACTAGTTAGATATGACAACAAAAATAAAGCTGAATTATTTGAAAGCCTTTCTACTATTGTAGAAAATTTCATGTATTTAGACTTCGCTACCACGTATAAGAAGGGAGGTGTCACTGTTGATTTATTTAAATTAGATGAAAATCTATTTATTTCAAGATTCAACAAAGACACCAAATTAAATAAATTCTTTTCAGCTACCGCTAACGAAGCAGTATCTTATATTAAAGCAGAAACTTCAGAAGACGCTTCAGCTGTAGTAATTGAAATGCTAGAAGGAGAAACTTTAGAACTTGCTAAGAAATCTGAAGAAATTTCAAAGTTTGAAGAAATGATTTCTTTCTTAAAAGATCAAAGAGGTTTATTAGCTGAAGCTGATAAATCAATTGAAGAAATTAAAGCTGCTGATGCTTTAATTAATTCAGAGATTAAAGTATGGGAAGATAAGATCGAAGCTTTAAACGCATAAGACGTATCATCGTAAAATAGAGAAGGGACCATTGGTCCCTTTTTTAGGTTAATAAACTTTTTAACATTTTTGAGTATAATCTCTATAAATAAACCAACAACATTGTGGCTAAAAGAAGAAAATCAAAAAACTATTTAAATAACAGAGACCTCTTTGATCAAATGGTCCTTTCAAAAGAACAGGATAAATTAACAAGAGATGCTGAAAAAATGCTAATTCTCTTGGCAGAAAAGGCGATCAATAGGATGAGGTATGTTAGTGAAGATGATAGGAACGATTGTCTACAATTCGCTATATTAGACCTTTTAAAATATTGGAGAAACTTCAATCCTAAATATCCAAATGCATTTGCTTATTTCACAGAGATAGCAAAGAGAGGATACGCCAAAGGATGGAATAAGATTCACCCTCAAAAATACAAAGGAACTCTATCTATAGACAAAGGATCAGGCAACTCTGAAAATCAAACAGGAATTTATAGCATCTAATGTCAATAAAGAATGTCAAACCAACTAAAAATTCAGGATTTAATCAAGGTTATTATAAACCTAATAATCCTTCTAAATATGCAGGACCTACTCCTATCATATATAGAAGTTCCTGGGAACGTAAGTTTATGATGTGGTGTGACAAAAATGAAAAGGTAAGTATGTGGTCAAGCGAACCAGTTGAAATACCATATTGGTCTAGACAAGATTCTACCAAAAGGAAATATTACCCTGATTTTTATTTTAAGGCAATTCAGCCCGATAAAACTACTAAAGAATATCTAGTAGAAATCAAACCAAAGCAACAGATAATAAAACCAGAGCCTCCTAGAGTAAATTCTAAGAAGGCTCTTAAGTCATATAAATTTTTAGCAGAGCAATATGTTAAAAATATGGATAAATATAATGCAGCTAAAGAATTCTGCTCTCAAAGAAATTGGAACTTCATAGTTCTAACAGAAGAAACTATAATAAATGGGCTACATTAAAGAGGAAATAAAAAAATTAATAAAGGGCAAGGGTAGGGCCAAGGCGGCCAACGAGGCTGAACAGTGGTTTCAAAAAAGTTTAAAGGATAAAAAGGAAAAGGCAGTGGGTTCTATTAGATCTAGATTTGTTCCAGGAAAAATGTATGTATTTGAATATACCCCAATAACAGAGGATATTAAATGGTATGATGATAATCCTGTTGTTCTAGCCTTAGATCCTTATGAAGGAGACGACATAGGAATTAATATAACAATGCTTCCTCCTAAATTTAGAGAAGAATTCTTAGACGAGATATATGGTAGATACGAATCATCTATAAAATCCGCTTCTAAAAAGGAAGACGCTAAAAAACAAAAAGGTTTACCCAGATTTTCATATAAAGGTGCAAAAAGATATCTTGAATCATTTGGATATGATTTTGCAATAAGAAGATATAAGCCTTCTAAAAAAACTAATCAAGCTGTAGTAGCTTATAAAGATTGGTGTAAGATGGCAATATGTGACTTCGATTCTCTTCAGGGAATTGATAAACAGCAGCTTATTAGATTATTTGAAGATCATCGTAGAAAAAAGAATATATAAAGAGAAGTATAATACAATTGTAATTTTAACACATGGCAGGATTTATAGAAAGAAACGGACCATTAAGTACTGGTAAAAGATCATTCACACTAAGTGATACATTAAAAAGACTCTCGTCTTTCGGAATGTATTACGATGATTTAGTCTTAAGACAATCTCAGGCAATAGGCCCTGTAGAAGATGAATTTGGTTACGGCCAAATGAATCAGATGGGTCTAGATGACGATAACATGTATGGGGCATTTGCTGCATTATCGATGGCAGATACCAATATGAGAAAAAATATTCCTTTCTTTGACCAAGGTTATGAAGGTAAAAGAGAAGAATTAAGAAGATTTTCTACACATGATGAAATAGAAGATATATTAGATATCTTATGTGATGAATCTATCGTGTATGACAATAAGAACTTTATTGGAAATCCAGAACTTATAGGAATGGATGTTTCAGAAGAAGTTACAAAGTACTTAAATAAATCATACAGAGATTTATATCAATATTTTGGATTTAATTCAGATCAATCGGCATGGTACTTCTTTAGAAAATTCTTAATTGACGGATATCTTTCTTTTGAAATTATTTACAGCCCAGATCAAGATCAGATTATAGGATTTAAGGAAATAGATCCTATTACACTAATGCCAGGTTATAATAAAGATGATGGTAAAAAAGTATGGGTTCAATTTAAGGACGATCCTGTTAAGGAGAGAGTCCTGTATGATTCACAGATTATCTATCTTTCTTATTCTTCAATAACCACTGCCTCGAGAGTAAGTTACTTAGAAAGACTTATAAGATCATTTAACCTGATGAGAATAATGGAACATACTAGAGTTATCTGGGCGGTTACAAACTCATCATATAGAATGAAGTTTATTATTCCAGTTGGTGGTAAATCTAAAACAAGAGCTAAACAATCTCTTGCTCAATTAATGGGTAATTATAAAGAAGTTGTAGATTTTGATTGGGATTCAGCTACATTAGCAACTAATGGAAAACCAATGCTCCAATTTAACAAAGAATATTGGTTACCATCTAAAGAAGGAGAATCTCCAGAGATTGAAACTTTAGGAGGAGACGGTCCCGAATTATCAGATACAGAAGCACTTAAATATTTTAATGATAAATTAAAAATGGTTTCTAAAATACCATTCAATAGATTCATGTACGAAGACGGTGGAGGTGACTTTAACCTTGCAGCTGATGGTATGATTAGAGATGAAATTAAGTTTTCTAAATTTATCAAAAGATTACGTTCTTCTTTCCAAGAAATTTTAGTAAAACCCCTATGGTTACAAATGTGTCTTAAATTTCCTGAATTTAAAGATGATGCAGGTTTTAGAACTCAAATAGCTATTCAATTTAATGAAGAGAATATGTTTGCTGAATTAAAACAAATGGAAATCATGGAGAAACGATTAGACTTTATATCTACAATGCAAGATTCTCTAATGAAAACAGATCCAGTTACTATGGAAGAAATGCCTTACTTTGATATGGAATTCTTAGTAGACAGATATTTAAAATTATCCCCTGACGATAAAGCTGCAAACGAAGCTTATAAACAAAGACAAGCTTCTGAAGAAGCAGAAGAACCTGAGGTGGACCCTATGGACATGGGATTCTAGAAAAAAGAATATATAATTAGCAATGAAACACTTAAAAACATTTAAAAACTACTCTAATTTAACAGAAGATGCACTAGAAGTCGGAGACGATTCAGATGTAATAGTAGATGATATTCTTTTAGATTCAGGTGAAAAGATTAAATCTGCTGAAATTATAGGAGTAATAAATACAAGTAAAACAGAGAAAGAATTCAAAGAATATTTTTATAAAGAATACGGTAATAACGCATTTACCGAAGAAGATATGCAAACTCTAGTCACTTATTATTTAGAAGTTGAAACAGAAGTAAAGGCTAAGGAAACTGAGGAGGAAGAAGCTGCTAAGAAGGAAGAAGGTGGCGAAGAAGGTGCTGGAGGCTTAGAAGATGAGCTAGGAGATTTAGAAATATAGAAAAAATGAAAAATCATTATTCTTCAAAAGATATATAAACAACAAACATAGTATTAAAATATATGAATACAAAAAACAATCTATTAATCCTAGAAAGATCTTCTAGTGAATTAGAATTCAAACAAGATGGTGATGGGGCTTATGTCCTTGAAGGTATATTTGGAGAAATTGACAAAAAGAATAGAAATAATAGAATCTATACTGAGTCAGAATATGTTCCACAAATTGAAGCTCTTCAATCTAAAATAGGTTCTTCTAAACTTTTAGGAGAATTAGATCACCCACAAACATTTGATGTATCTTTAAAAAACGTATCTCACGTTATTGAAGAATTATCCTATGATAGCGAAACAAAACAAGTAAAAGGTAAAATCAGATTACTTGATACTGAAGCTGGTCGTCAGGCTAAAGCTTTGGTTGATGCTGGTGTTCCTTTACAAATTTCATCTAGAGCAGCTGGTACAGTTGAATCTAACGGGACTGTTAAAATTAAGCAATTATTCACTTATGATTTAGTTGCAGATCCTGGCTTTGAAAATGCTGAATTAAAAAGAGTTAACGAATCTTTCGGATTTGATAACGATTCTAGCATTCAAATTTATGAAATTGGAAATACAAAAGAACTTTTAACAACCGAAAATAAAACTGAAAACAAAATGGCTGAATCAAAATTCGTAAGTACTGATGATTTTAATAAATATTCACAGTATTTATCAAGCGAAATAAAAACTATTAAAGAGGGAATGGAATCTTTAAATAGTGATGAATCTGTAAAGTCTGAAGTTGAAAGCGTTAAAGAATATTCAAACTATCTTGCTGAGAAATTAGAAAAGACTATCGAGTATTCTGCATACCTTGCTGAAAACTTAGATAATACAATAACTACAAATAACGAAATATCTGAGAAATTAGATAATAGCGTTGCATATACTGAGCATGTTGCTGAAGGTGTTGAATCAATTAAAGACTATACTAATTATTTAGCAGAATCTTATAATGAAGGTGCAACAACTCATGAAGGCTTATTAAAGTATATTGAATACTTAAAAGAAAATTTAGAAAAAGTTACTGAATACGCAGAATACGTTGCAGAAACAGTTAATTCTAACTTATTACTAGAAGATGAAGCTGGTAAAGAAGTTGAAGAAATTGAAGCAGAAGACGATTCTACGGATGTTACTGAACCTACAGTTGATGCTGAAGATAATGAATTAGATCATGGTGCAGAAGTTGAAGACAAATCTGACGAGTTAGAAGACGAATTAGAAGACACAGTTGACGATGCAGGTGACGAAGAAATTTCTGAAGAAGAAGACGTTGAAGCAGTTGAAGAAACTGAAGAAGAAGACGTTGAAGAAGGAAATGCATTTGGTGCTGCAAGAGCAAAGGCAATCGCAGACGGAGAAAAAGAATTTACAGTAGACGGAGAAACTTATAAAGTTGAAGACGTTGATGCTGAAGATAAAGAAAATGCAGAAGAATTCGTAGAAGAAACTGAAGCAGTAGAAGAAACTGAAGAAGAAGAAACTGAAGCAGTAGAAGAAACTGAAACAGTAGATACATTAGATGCTTACAAATCTGAAATTAGTTCTAAATTATCTGCTTTAATCGAA